TGTCGATTCAGAAAAGACGTGCTACATTCTACAAGAATAGGAGGAAGATGAAATGAATATTCAGATTGAGCCGTGTCCACATTGCGGTAACAATCAGCTGGAACTTCGTAACTATCCAGGTAAAGACGGATTTCGTGACCGATATGCAGTGCTGTGCTCATACGATAAAGGAGGGTGCGGTGCTGAGGGTGGTCATTATCATACTATACCAGAAGCGATTGCAAGCTGGAATAGAAGAGTGTCTGTGAAAATGCCGACGGATATGTCTGGTTACGAATCACCCATCAAACTTACGATTATGCCTCTGGAAACCGAGCTCAAAAAATCTATGGACGAAAATACCGAAAAGTGGGTTTTGGAAGCGTGTCAGCGTGTAGGCGTCGACGTAAACGCCGAGGAATTGGTGAGAGCAATTCGTGGTGAGCGTGACCAATATGCTAAGGGATACCAGAATGGCTATCTGAAAGGTCGTGAGGACTGCTGGTTAGATTTCCAGAAAGACAAACCATGTGACCGGCAGCATATTTTCTTGTATACCAAATCGGGTGAGTTCGATTGCGGTGTGTTCGACGCACCGGCGCAGGAAGTAGACTGTGACTATTACCAGATTCCAGTGTCTAAGGTATACCGATGGATGCCCTGCACCTTCCCTAAACCAGATACATCAGAGTAACGGTACAGAACTTCGTTTCAAACACCTCCTATGTGTTATAATATGAGTATAACGATAACACATAGGAGGTGTTTCTGTATGGAACGGATGAAAATGCGATTGACGGACCCGGAGGTCGCCGCCAACCTACGTGAAAATGCCGAAGCATTGCAGAAGGTTGGCATTGACCCTGATATCTCTACGCTCAGATACATAAAGTTATCTGCGTATGAGGATAAAGAACCCAATCAGAAAATTGCATGGAAGGAGGACAAGAAGTGATATACATAGAACAAGGAATTGACCTGTTTTCACTGTCTGTTGATTATATGCTAGCCCATTGCGTGTCTGCAGATTATGTGCTAGGTGCTGGAATAGCACGGCAGTTTCGTAGAAGGTTCGACATGGCAACGAAGCTGAAAGTAACCGGTACCTGTGGTAGCTGGGACGATTCTGGTAGATGTGTCATCATCAATATGACCAGCAGCGGTAAGATGACAACACCACAGATGGGCGAGCTCAGAGTGGCAAATCTGGTTACCAAGCGTTACTGCGTAAATAAGCCCACACTCAAGACTATCAGAGAGTCTTTAGAAGACTTGCGTGAGCAGCTTCAGACTGTTCCTGAATACAAGAACATCAAGCGTATCGGAATGCCTAAGATTGCTTGTGGATTGGACAGACAGAAGTGGTCTGATGTGTCGACAATCATTCAGGAAGTGTTCGACAGCATGGATATTGAAATTCGTGTCTGCACAGGAAAGCCGGTGACATACTGATGAGACAGCTAAAGGAAAGCATCGAGAATTCTCAGATACTCAAGCCGTGCAGATATTGTGGAAGAGAAGTTAAGATACACCGAGTGCAGGCAATGTCTTGGTCGGGGTATAGACTGTCTGATGAATACCAGATACGATGTCAGTGCGGTATTCAAACCAAATGCTATAAGACCAGGTCCGGTGTAATCAAATGCTGGAATAGGGAGGTGAAGCTGTGAAGTATGTCGTTACTTTCTACCAGACATCATCCTATGTGGTAGATGCAGAAAATGAAGACGAGGCGTTCGATAAAGCAGCTCCATTATTCGATGAAGCTATGCGACGTCCGATAGCTCGAACTGACTATGATGACGTCGAAATCGAGCCAGAGAATTCTGAGGAATGACAGCATCGACGGTGTAGTCTACTTCGATTTACACCGTCGTTTATGTTATAATATAGATACAATAATTTACACAAGGAGGTCACTTATATGATTTCAGAGGCAAGATATCGTGAGCTTATCGAGGTATGTAATAATGCCAGAATTCTGTATATGCAGGGTGCATACACCGGCGTATCAGATGAGCTCTACGATTCATACATGGCTGACATCCGTGATTACGAAAAGTATCACAGAGCGGAGGCGAACAGCCCCACCCAGTCTGTCAATCCGAACCTCGGTGACGGCGATGTGAAACACCCGTATGCTATGCTCAGTCTTCTGGATGTTTTCACCAAGGAGGACGCACTGGCATTCATGCAGAAATTCATACCGACACACGAAACAGACTTTACGCTGGAGTATAAGCTCGACGGCCTGTCTGTTCAGCTTATCTACCGTGACGGAAAGCTCGTGTCTGCATCAACCAGAGGCGACGGTCAGGTTGGTGTTGAGTGCATCGAGGCTGCTAGGTACATCAGTAGCATTCCGCAGACAATCGAACCCAAGTGCGAGGTAGTTGTTCGTGGTGAGGTGTTCATGCTCAAGTCTCGCTTCAACGATTACTGCGAGAAGTACGGCAAGCAGGCAAACCCCAGAAACACCGCTGTCGGTATTTTCAAGCGTAAATCCGAAATCGAGCGTGCTGCATTTCTGTCATTCAAAGCATTTAACCTCGAGAACTATGCACAGATTCCTGAGGAGGTAGTTCCTCCGTCTGTTCTTGAGCATTCTGGTAGTCTTGAGTATCACGCCTGGTGCTTAGAGGCTCTGGCATCATGGGGATTTGATACCGTAGCATATTGGGTGCTCAACGACAAGGACTGCTTGTATAATGTCATCGACGAGGTATACAAGAACAGAGAGGAAGACGATGTTCCTATCGACGGCATGGTGCTGAAGGTTAATCTCAAGGAGCTTCAGGCAAAGCTCGGCGACAATGGAAAGATTCCTCATTGGGCTGTTGCCTACAAATTCCCTGCAAAAGAACAGGAAACCAAGCTCCGCGCAATCGAGTGGAACGTAGGTGCAACCGGTGACATCACACCGGTAGGTATTCTCGACCCGGTACTCGTAATGGGCAGCACAATCTCCCGAGCAACTCTCCACAATCTGCAGAGAGTTAAGGACCTTGATGTTCAGGTCGGTGATATGGTTGTTGTCTACAAAGCAGGTGACATTATTCCGGCTATCAAGTCTGCACGACATACAGACGATTCGGTTGTTACTATCTATCCGAGAACGTGTCCTGCCTGCGGAACTCCGCTTATCGGAGACAAGTGCCTGAATATTCAGTGTAAGCAGAAGCTGCTAGCACGTCTTGAAGGCTGGATGGACAAGAAAGTGGCAAACTTCAAGGGCGTTGGTACTGCAATCGTTACCGCACTGTTCGAACGCGGTAAGCTAAACACACCTGCAGACTTCTACAAAATTAAGCCTATTGAGATTATGACACTTCCTGGAAGCGGCAGGGCAAAGATGAACACGTTTATGCAACGTGTAGCGGAGTCAAAAACCGCGATGTCTTTGACACAAGTATTAGTAGGACTGGGAATCAATGACCTCGCTCAAGCGGGCGCTGCTAAGGTTGAACAGTATATGAGACAGCATTATCCCGGTAATACATTCCAGAGCGTCCTTAACGGATTCCTTAGCATGTCATGCGCAGCCCTTCAGGGCATTCTCGGCAAAGCAAAAGGCGAGTCGGTCTATAAGCAGCTCCAGGAACCTTACATTCAGGAAGTAGTCAAGAGCATTGGTGAGGTATTCGCAGATAGAACTCTGTGATGCCTGGTGTTATAATAGATAGACATGTGCTTCGGCATAACTATCTATTATGAAAGAAGGTTGCTTATGGTTTATAGTGAAGAGGATAAAATCCTCGATAGTCATCGCGACAAACTTATCCGTCTGGTAGAAGCTCTCAAAGGTATATCACCTGCTGACCGGACGGTAAAGTCTATCGAGCTCGTTGTAAAGAATGCTGACGGTACTTCCCAGGAGGTGACCTTTGATACGGACGAGCTCGATACGTATCTTTTATTCGCTACCTTGTCTGAATTCGCTCAGACTCGTGCAGAACATCTAAAATCCAAAATGAAGGAGAATGAAAATGTCAGAAAGAACCTTTTTCCCGGGTGACGTCGTTCAGCATTTCAAGCGTGAATTGCTGGAAGACAAGAACAACACCGATTATCTGTATGTGATTATCGGTACCGCAACGCACACCGAAACTGGTGAGAAGCTGATGCTGTATAAGCCGCTTTACGGCCCGCCGCCCTGCCTTGCAGGTGTTGATATGGCAGCACGTCCCTACGATATGTTCATGTCCGAGGTCGACCATGAAAAGTACCCGGACGTAAAGCAGAAATACCGTTTCGAGGCATTCGCAGAAGGAGGAAATAACCGATGAAAATCAGTATCAAGAAACTTACCAAAACCGCAACCACACCTACTCAGGGTTCAGCTCAGGCAGCAGGCTATGACCTGTATGCAGACCTCCCCAACGGACCGGTTACAATCAATCCGGGTGAAATCAAGAAGATATCAACCGGAATTGCTGCTGCCCCTGATGAGAACGATGTAGCACTCTGCTTGTTCCCCCGCTCTGGATTGGCTACCAAGCATGGTGTGACTCTCATCAACTCCATCGGGCTTGTCGATTCTGATTATCGTGGTGAGATTGGCGTACCACTCGTAAACCACGGTCAGTTTCCGGTTACGATTAAGCACGGAGACCGCATTGCACAGCTGGTTGTAATCGCTATCACCCGAGCTCAGTTCGAGGAGGTCGAGGAGCTTCCTGACTCAGAACGTGGTGCAGGAGGATTCGGTTCTACAGGAAAATAATTATAGATAACATAACGGTTTTGCTTATATGCACGGTGCGTGCGTGTGTAACGTATAACACAACATCACAGCAGTTAAGCAAAACCGTTTCTATATCTTCGTAGAACCTGTGTTTTTATGTTATAATATAGATACAGTAAATACATAAAGGAGGTATAGGTATGCCCTACATCAAGAGCGGTTGCTACACGATTTATGCGTATGTAGCACCAGACGGACGCAGGTACATCGGCAAAACGGGTTCTCAGCAGGCAGAGCGTGCCGGAAACGGAGGTGCGGGATATAAGCACTGCGGTTGCTTCTGGAAGGCTATCAATCGCTTCGGTTGGGAAGCCTTTAAGTACGAAATCCTGGCAACTATCTCTAAGGACGAGCCTGATGCTGCTCAGAAAGCGTGCGACCTGGAAGCTCGTTACATAATGCAATATCAGACCACGAATATTCGTTTCGGCTTTAATCGGTTTAAGAAGGATTCACCGAGAAATTACGAAAAGTTAGCAGAAGCTCGCCGCCATCGTCGTGTCGTAAATAAAGACGGTGTTATCAAGCACATTCCTGAATCCGAATTCGACGGTTACCTTAAGAAAGGTTGGAATCCTGGGTATAAAAGCACATCCTGATATATTCTTGTATAATAGGACATACAGAGACACCACGGTGACTCTGGGTAATAGTATATCTCGAGATACACTATTGATTTTATCTACCGAAAGGAGAAATTTATCATGGTAAATGTGAACAAGAACATCGTGCCTGGTAAACCGGCAGAGTCCTCAGCTAAGACCGAGCCTCAGGCACCAGCGAGACGTCCTCGCAACCAGGAGTTGAATAGCTCCAAGAAAACGGTAAGTGTGACTCATGGCGAGACTCACGCTACCGAGCAGAATCCTTTCAAGGCTAAGCTGAACTGCTCTAGAAAGTTGAACTGCAGCGTTACGGGTAACATCACCTCTGATGTGTATGACAAGCTCTACACCAGAGAGGACGACCCGCAGAAGGTAGCTGACGTGCTCGGCTGCACGGTGGAGGACGTTAAGGAAATCGATTCTGAAACCGAAGACCTCGGCTATGGAAAGACTGTCGGCTATCTGCTCGCTAAGCCTGAGTATGAGGAGGAACTTGAGCAGAACGGCATTGAAATTCTTTCTATTCTCGAGGACGGTACTGTCGGCATGATGGTTGGTCGTGGTTTCCACACCGTCGAGACTGACCTTGAGCTGGTCCTCGACCGTATCGGCGAGAACCTTGACAGTGCTTGCGGTGAGCACCTTGACAGTTCTGCTGAAGGTACTGCTGAGGGTGAAGGCGACCAGTCCTTGAACAGTTCTGAGGGTGAGGGCGAAGGCGACGAGGGATTTGCTGAGGAGCCTGCTGGTGATGCAGACGGCGGTGAGTCTGTCGGCGAAGGTGCAAACCTTGATGACATCAAGATTACCACCGAGTCCGGTAATGAGGTTTCTATGCAGGATATCAAGATTGTTCAGAATCCTGATACCAACGAGCTCGCAATCTTCATCCCGGAAGACGAGGAAGAGACTATTCCGGAAGGTTTCACTGTAATCGGCATGGTCGTTCCTGATGCAGTCGGCTCAACACCAGCTATCGAAGGCGGCGATGTTTGCCCTGAGTGCGGTCAGGACCCTTGCGTGTGCGAAGGTGAAAGCAGCGAAGGCGAGGGTGAACTCGACTCGTCTAAAAAAAAGAATGAGCTGAACTGCTCCAGCAGCTCAGGACTCCTCGAGGTCGCTACCGAGTATTATGAGTATGAGCACGACGCACTTGTAGACATTCTTCAGGCAGTTGATGACCTCGGCTACGGCGACTCGGTTTACCAGCAGCTTATCAAGAATTACGGCTACGAGGGAACCGACGCTCAGCAGGCTGACGAAGCTCTGATTAAGATGGCAAGTGAAGACGCAGATGAGCATGAATTCTTGGTTAGCCTTATTCAGGCAATCGAGGACCTCGGCTACGGTAAGCAGGTATATACAGAAGTGCTCGGAATCGGCGACGACATCGATAGCTCACTGAACTGCGCGGTAAGCGAGGTTACAGTTCCGGAACAGTTTGCCAGAACAAAGGGCAGGGTGTTCGACCTGAAGAATATCGTTGAAAATGAGCTCATGGATAAGGGCTTCCAGGTCAACGTCCGTCAGGTTGCTCGCCCTGCTTCTACTGTACTGCGTTTCGGATTTGACGGTCCGGATTCTGAAAAGAGCCCTGAGCAGATTGATGCCATCATCGAAGGCGTGGTTCAGTCAATCGTCAGAAACGGCTGGGGACCTTACGGAAAGCGTGAAGGTGATATGGAACCGACCGGCTTGAACAGCGACCTCGGTGGCGGTGATGACAGACAGGATGCTACAAGCCAGGTAACTGTACCTAAGAGCTTCCCAGACGATAAGGTTCATGACCTTTACAGATGGGTAGAGTCCGAACTCTGGAACGAGGGTATCGACATTGACGTTTACGGCGTAGGTCGTCCGTCCGCTGGTGTAATCAGCTTTGAATATGAGGTTGTCGGCAAGACTCCTGCTGAAGTTGATGCAATCATCGAGGACCGTGTTCAGGAATTTATCCAGAACGGTTACGAAGGACTTCAGTATCCTGAGGGTGACCCCAGACACGGACTGAACAGTGAAAAGCATGAAAAGAACCTGAACTGCAGAGTCGAGAACGCTCGCGTTGAACCTACCGAGCAAGGAACCTGGGTTGTTAAGGCAGATACAGACCGCTTCGGCAAGGATGCTATTCTGTACGAGCATTACTCTGAGGAAGGCGCGAACAAATACCTCGACCGCTTAAAAGCAGGCGGTGAGGCTGTTGCCAACGGCTACGACGGTCACATCGACCCCAAGAAGGTTGACCTCGACTCCGGTGACGGCACTGCAGAAGCTAAGCTGGATAAGGCGTCCATTTCCAAAGCAATGGCTAAGGTCCTGCTCGAGGACAAGGATACACCGCTTGTCTATGTTAAGCTGAAGGACGGCGTTCAGGCTTACATTCAGCCCGCTGGATATGAAGACAATCAGCTCGTAGCTGACGGCAACTTTGATGATGCCAACATCTATGTTGCGATGTACGACGCAGACTACAAACCAGTCATGGTGAACGGCAAAGTTGACAACAAGATGAAGGGTTCTGAGATTGTCGACTACATCAGACGTAATCTCGGTATGTAAGCAGGAGGTGGAGCATTATGCTACGTATTCCAATCAGAGGTGGTAGGTCACTCAACTCCACTTTCGAAAACCACGAACATTCTGAAGCGTCTAAGGAAAAGATTTCCGAAGGAACACTGGAATACCATGTTCAGAGACTTGAGGATGGCGTGGTAAAGGAAACCTACCACGATATGTGGGATGCTGTCGAGTGGGTTAAAAACCACAAGAAGACTCGTGCAAAAGACGAGAGCATCTACAAAAGAATTCAATTTGCTGTCTACGGCTGCGATGATACCAAATCGGCATACGGGTATGAGTGGAAGCTCGACCACATACCGGGTAAGGACCTCAAGGAGGAAGACTGATGCAGCCGCTAATGCGGAATTCGCTTCAGAAGGATAAGATACGGGTTAGGTTGAGGTGGATGAAACGTGAAAGGTTCGCCACCTTGACTCCGTATGAGAAGTACCGTAGGCACATTCTAAGTGTGCGGAATGAAGTGTATCGGCAACGATTTCTTGGCATTACCGACCTAAGTCATCATTACGACGTCTCTAAATGGGATTTCAGCAACGAACCAGATATCCCCTCTCGTCTGGGTTGTAAGAATGAGCACTGGAAGGTGTACAAGGACGCTGATAAGGAAGCGATGCGGCGTATAACCAATCGACCGATAGGACGGTACACACCGTGGGGAAACCTACGTCAGATATACCCGACGTTCGAAGCAGCCGCAGAATGGGTGTTATGGTACTTTCAAGACCATATCTCAGATGTTCAAGGAGCTCGACCACCAAAGAGTAAGGAAAGAATTGAGCGTAGAATACGACAATGCTGCTTACACTGGATGGATGTAGCACCAGACGACCAGTTTGCTTTTGATTACTTCTGGGAAGATGAGATATACAATATGGGTAATATACCGTCGGTAGCTCGCCCATACGACTTTGTCTGGAAGTACCTGACATTCGAAGAAGCAACTACAATCAATTATGGTGACTTAGAGTCACTTGACTATATAGGAAGTAGGGGGCGAGACTGTGCTAAGACTAAATTGTAGGGCTGTTTCACAAGCTAATCCGTTCACAGATAAGCATGAAGGTGCTGAACGTGAAAAGCAGAAGATGTGGACAGACTTCCAATCGTCTAATATAGACGGTATGGCATACAAAGTCGAGAAGGAACAGCTTTGGGTCCGTTTCAAAGACGGGTCTGTATACACCTACTTCGACGTTCCTTTGAACATTGCCAAAGGTTTATACAAAGCCGGGTCGAAAGGAAAATACTTCTGGAAGAAGATTCGCAACAATCCTAGGTATCAATACCAAAGATTGACCGCGTCGCTTCAACATCGGCTCGATAATTATGAAGGTCTTCGTGACCTAGGAGGTGAGTGATTTGAGAAGAATCAAGATTAACTCTGGTACGAGCGTTATGCCTAGCAGGTTTGAGAACCCGGTCGATGAGGAATTTCTGAATGATGTGTCTAACATCATTACACTTGAAGACGGGTCGTCACTCGACCTGAGAAAGGCAAGACTGCTCTACAACCCGAACACGCATCAAGTGCAGTTGACGGATGCCGATGCGAATCCTAAGGACTTTGTCCAGCTCGCTACACTCACGATTACTCAAGATAAGCCTGAGGTGGTTAACAATGAGTCACTCGAGGAACCGTCCGAAGAAGGAGCAGAAAAAGCTTTCGGTGAGGGAGCAGGAGAAGAAGTTCAGCGAGACACCGGAGAAGTCGAGGAAGAAATGCCAGCAGACGATGAAGGTTCCGGTGACTTCTTCCAGTAATCACATGGTTACGCCAGCAAAGCTGGCAATCCTTCGCAAATACTTCAAGATAGATTAAGGGTAGGGCGGTTCGGTTGAATCGCCCTACTTTTATATCGCGAATTGCTTATATGCACGGTGTTTGTATAATACAGTATACGTCGTGAACCACTGCATTTAAGCAATACCACATTAGAAATAGGAGGTTAGTATATGCTATTTACAGTTAGTCAGATATCACCCGCTGTGGAGTTAGTATTCGCGGATGCTGAAAAGTTTATCAATGTCTATCCGGCATATCACCAGAATGGAGACTTAATCTATTGCACCGTCAGCCCTGAAGCTTGGACGCTGGTTGGTACTGAGTACCGATGGGAGACCACCTTTCCTGCCATTACCAGCACTACGGTTCCTGTAATTCAGCTAATCTATTCATATAACTCTACCCAATCTCAAAGGCAGCAGGAATACAATGCTTTCAAATCCATAACGTCGGTTGAAACGGTAGAAGGTAAACTGTACCTGAGGGCTCCCATTCGCCCGAGCACCTCCTTCCGGATAAGATACCGCCGTCTTGACCGATTGGATTTGGCAATACCGCTGAACCGTTACCTAGGAGTCGGAATAGGTGCTGGCTTAAAGTCAGATAGTATCGATTTGTCTATGACCGCGATGAACCCCATGAACAGCCAGTCCTTACTTCTGACAACAAGGCTACAAGAAGCCAGCGTAGAGTATGCAGGAGTGATGTCGTCCGACCTGGTTGCTCGGCTGTTGAAATTAGAGGATATGTACAACCAGAGCCTCACCCAACCATACAGAATAGATGGGTATGCGTCAGCGGGTGCCTCAACTCCGATATCAACCTACTATGCTGACATCACATCAGTTCAATCGGTTTCTCAAGATACTTGGTATAAAGAATGTTCTGTATACTCTACCACAGACGCAGCCGATTTCACCACCGCAGCTCACTTGTTCTACCAACAGCAAGCTACGGTGCTCGATTTAACACATATTTATACCGGTAACGTGGAGTCCTTTAGTTATGCGTTAGCTGCTAACGTACTGCTACAGAGTATTAAGGGGTTACAATTACTGGATACACGAAAAGTAACCGACGTAAGCTATATGTTCAGTGATGATGCCGCCTTAGAATCGGTAGACCTGGGTTCGTGTGACCTGAGTTCAGTTACGAATATAGAGGGTCTATTCAAGGGGTGTGTCAGCCTGAACTATCTGGATGTTCACAGCATCGACTTTACAAAGATAGATGGAAACGGAACTGCATTGATTGAGCAGGCAGATGTATTTACAGGTGTACCTGACAACTGCGTTATCTGGGTTGGCGGTGAAAGTCAGTACAATGCTATCCACGCTGTCTACCCGAATCTAACCGGCATTACTTATAATTGATTTATTTCTGTATATTAGAATGAGTAGCATAACTTCGATGTTCACAGGTAAGTTTGTTATAATAAAGATATAATCAAGAACGAGGTGCTCAGACATGAAGACAATCGAAGAGTTGATTACATCTTTTGAAACAAAAGCCGCGATGGACGAGTATTCAGTTGTGTCGAAAGAGGACCTGCTTACGTCGGTGTATTACCTAAAGACAATAGTCGACGGGCTAGACCGTATGCGTAAGATTCCGCTAAACTCTGATAGAGTGGATAAATCCGGTGTGTCGTAATGCTATTCAGATAATTCTGAAAGGAGGATTCCATGAAGAATGTTCTATATGGTGTTGATGACAACACCGGTGCTCAAATCGACGTGACCGACATTGCAATCCTGAATACCGTAGTCGCTCAGGTTTCTGATGCAGACGGTAATGTGTATCCAGGTGACCAGGTTACGTTGATAACCGACAGAGATTTTCTATATGTACCGGACCTTGACCAGTCACTCTCGGTAGGTGACCAGATTTACCTTGACAATCAGTCCCATCAGCGTTGGGAGGTAAAGAAAGGTTGGTACTCGGTTGACGACAATCCTGCGATTTATGGCTATTATCTGTCATCTATTCCTGCAGGCAAGACAAGAAGCCTTTTTCTAAAGGATTTCAACTCGCTGACGTTCGTCACACCGAAAACGCAATTCACACTACCCACAATTCTAACCGAGGAGGACGAAGACAATGCTTAAGGTACCAGTGAACAGCTCACTTCATCCACTTGCCGGTAAGTCTGTTGCTGAAATGACAGCACTGCTCAATAATAAGTACAGCAGTGTTCAGGAAATGAACGGTGCATTTATCGTTTCATCTGAGCAGGGACCTATTCTCATCTCATGGGATTCTTCCCATAACGACTGGGTAGGTCAGCCATTTCAGTTCACCGGCGGTGCTCACTTCTTGAACGAAGACGGAACCTATTAAGGAGACGATGTTATGGACGAGCTAATGCCGAAATACTATGCTATCGATAATTGGCGGCAAGCTACCAATTGCGTTAGCAATGTGGACAAATCACTCAAGATACGCTATACCCAATTTGTAAACTCCGACCTTCTGGAAGGAGCACGAATTCAGGTGGTACATCCTGAGTACGGTGTTGTGTTCGCCGCTATGACTGCCGCTTCCGGTTCAGAAGTAGACTATGATTCTGACGCATTCCTAGATACACCAACTATACTGAAAGGCCTGCGTCAGTGGGGATTCGACATTCGATTTAAGACGAACCCCGTGATTAACCAAGCAACACTTGAATACCTCAAGGCTGCTCTGGCATTGGGTTATACCACAGTGCGTTGGGTTATTAAGAAGCATAAAATTCAGGTAAACAATACCTGCTTCAGAGGTAACTGCCGAAAGCACGGATGTGCTGAAGGACATACGCACGTCGTAGTCTTATTCGATGAGAATAAATGCCCTGAACTTCTAAGGCAGTACCCACCTCCGATTAAGAACTTCGGCGGGGATATCATGGAAGTGGATATGGCAAAGAATACCGCACTTGATTTTACCTGGCTTAATTTGCCAATGAATATTCAGAGCATTCTAGATGCTCAACCACAGTGAAAGGAGGAATTCATATGTTCGGTACATTCCTGAAACTCGATTGTGCAAGACAAAACCGAGTTGACCCGAACGGCTTTATGAAGCTATTCAAGGAGGAGTCTCAGGCAAAGATAAAGAAGCTCGATACCAAGGCACCTGCTACTCAGGCAAGCCTGAATTCTAGCGTGTGCCCTAATTTCCACGAGCCGACGCCTGTACGCCAGACTCTGTATCCCACCTATTTCGATGCAACCATGCTTCGCACGCTCTACTACAATATCAGAATTCACGGAGACCTTCCCAAGATGACTCGTGTGTTCATCAACAAAGACCAGTCCGTGGTGTTCGAGTTCGAAGAGAGCGTAAAGAAGGAAACGGCTGAAAGACTGCACGAAATCCTTAAGAGCTTAGGTCGTGTCGAGTTTACCAATCCGGAAATCTCCGGTAAGCGTGTAGGCTTTGACATCGAGACCGATTCTTACACCGAACCGAGGAGTGATGTCGATGAGTAATCCGAAGTATGAAGCAACCGTAAAGAACTATGCTGACGTATTCAACTACGGAACCGGTCAACCAATCGAGCTGCCAAAGTCGGATGAATCCTATCAAGGATTGCAGGCATGGGTGGAGCGTAACAATCAGCTCATCTATCATCTGCTAATCAGCGATACCGAAGCTATCAGAGCTATTCAGCCTGGTACAAGACTAAAGCTCATTCAGCAGTTGAAAGAACGAAACAAAGAGTTACGCCTGCTTCGCTTCAACAGGATTACCGACAAGCTCACGAATAAGCTGGAGTATGCAATCGATGCGCTAATGCAATCCGATGTAGACCATGACGCTCAGTACATTCCGATGTACACCCAGCTGCTCATGTCACTTCAGCAGGCAACCAAGAACATCGATATACCCGTGGATGTTCAAGATGCTATCATATTCGACACGATTGAAGACGTGAATGAGACAGAACTTACTGCTAAGGAACGTCAGAACATTCGTGACGCTGCAAAGGAGTTCAGAAAATTATGTACGAGTACCTCGACCGATTCACAGAAGGATGGAGCTCAGACGACCTGATTGAAATTCTCGGCTCACTGCCTGATGAATATAAATTGGACGTCTCGGCTTGGGCACCGGTGATTGCTTGCGTGGGGGTCAAGGGATTTACTCGCCTTTGTGCGGTATTTCCAAATCAACCGGTGAAATTTCCGTCGATGTTCGAACTCCTGGCTGTATTCGCCGCAAAGGAAATCGTTCTAAAGATGGGAACAATGTCAAGGGAAGATGCTACGAAAGAAGTATTAGGTACGCTTCAACTCAAGGAGGTGGACAGAATTGTCGACAGATTACTCACTCCTACGAACACTCCTGCAAATGACCAGGACAAGAGCTGATGTTACCGAAGACTATATAACAGAGTGCACCAGGTATCTTAGCACTCGAACCGAAGGAGGGTCTGAGGATGATTATAGGAATATCCAGCATAGATTGGATAGGGCAATTGCCGATAAACGTCCTAAATGAATATTTCAAGTATGTCGATAAGCTCGTCGTTACCGTAGACGATTCTGAAGAGGAATGGGATTACGACGGTCGAGTTTATTACCGGCACATGTCGTACACCGCTTTGAAACAGCTGATGAATTTCTGGGGATGCTGCAAAGCATATCCCAGGAAAGTCCTTTGGTCTAATCATTTCGCTGTTCAAGAAATACCGGCGGGTATGACGCCAGATGATTTGAAGCGGAGGTGGTTAGATGAACTACGAGCAAAAGGACTGGTACAATGAGCTCTATCGCATCTTTTCCTGCAACGACAGTCTTATCACTCAGACACAGACTGTTAAAATAGGACAGTGCTTGAGAGCCCTAGCAGCCGGTGAGAATATCACCTACAAGCTGGAAGACTTGTATCACGCATTCCGCGGCAACAAGAAAATCTGTGGCCCGCTGGAAAACTATATGCACCAGTATATCGACAACATCAAGCAAGATGCTGTTGAGCAAAGCCAACCTAAAATAGATGAGGAGGAAACCGACTATGGTAATTTATCCGAACAGCAAGGCAGCGGAGACAACCGCAACCCCAACTCCTAAGCAGAGCTTGAACAGCTCGGTGGGTGTTGACCGTGAGCTTCTGCTCTCAATCTCCCAGGACCTTACTAATCATGCACAAAGTCTCGCAGCTTCTATTGAAGCCCGCCTGGAGACACCGATGGCAGAGACATCAGCTGAATCTCAGGAAAATACCCAGCAGCTGCTCGACTGGGTTGCCGACTTGTACGCAATCGGCGCTGACATTCAGGCTTATCTCAACCCTGAGGTCGGAGACAATACATGATAACAAAGCAGGAACGCAAGGAAGCTGAAAAGGCTGCTCGTTCGCTGTATCAAGATGTGCTGAAAGTGGATGTAAAGGAGGACCCGAATGACGAGTCCTCCTTGCTCCTTACTATCACTCGTGGTCGTGTTATGCCACCTGTACGCATAGATAGGAAAGCGTCAACTCCTAAACCAATCTTACCCAAGAAAGGGGAATGAGTATGAATAGCACAATCAACCTAACTATGCTCTCGCCCGAACGCTTCCAAGCAATATATAACTCACTGAATGAAGCCGAGCAGAAAACTCTTACCAAGATATTGGAAGAGCTTGCAGAAACCGGTGAGAGTGAAACCTACGAAAAAGTCTGGCTGGAGGACTATGAGGAAATTCCGGTCGATATTGATACCTTCCTAGAAGACCCTAGGTATTTAGGTAACGCAACCAACAACGGAACTCAGATATACCCATTCTGGCGTGAACAGCTCCGGAAGATATTTGCCGGCGGAGATACTGAATACGAAGAGATAGCGTTTACAGGGGCTATCGGTATCGGTAAAACCCAGATTGCTGTGTATGCCATCGCATATCTGACCTACAGACTGCTATGTCTGAAACACCCGCAGCGGTACTTTGGATTTGCAGATACAGATGAAATCGCGATATTCTTCTTTAATGCTACTGTCGCACTGGCACAAGCAGTTGGATACGGTAGACTGCATAACTGTCTGATGGAATCACCTTGGTTCTTAGACCACGGTTCTATTCACGGTTCACAAGATAATCCCTACTATGTACCAGGAAAGCACATTGCCATTAAAGCCGGTTCTAAAGCAAGTCACGGTTTAGGTCAGCAAATATTCTGCGGCTTTCTCGATGAGGTTAACTTCGCACCTGGTGCGAACACCACAATGGAGAAGTCTAAGATTATGCAGACCTACTCCTCAGTCAAAGCCAGAATTAAGTCACGTTTTATCCGCAACGGAAAGCTCTTAGGTAAGATGTTCTTGGTTTCTTCAAAGAAAGCACAAGACGACTTCCTTGAGGTGTATCTGGATAAACGTAGAAAAGAAGACGACGCTGCTAGACTATACATCGTAGACGAACCGTTGTGGGTTGTAAAACCTTCAGACACATACTCTGGTAAGAAGTTCTTGGTCGCTTATGGGTCGAAACAGCTCACTCCTCGAGTAATCGAACCCGGTGAAGACCTAGAAGCAATCAAGAAGCTCGGTTATGAGATTCTAGAAGTACCAGTCGAACTCGAGTCAGACTTCCGCTTCAATATTATCACCGCATTACAGGACTTGGCAGGTAAGGCACTACCAGGTACTACCAGCTATTTCAGCTACAAAATTATCAGTTCTTGTTACGCCGATAGACCAAGCCCGTTCACTGCTGAGATACTTGAAATTGGTTTGAACGACCACATGGAGTACCAAGAGTTCTTCAACCTGGAAGTCATACCAAAAGAGTATTTCTCACGCCCGATGGCTATACACCTGGATACTTCTTTGAAGAACGACATTACCGGTATATCAGGAGCTTGCTATGTTGATAATGTGCTGGCAGACACAGACGACGGTACAATCGAGAAGCGTGTGTATGCTCAGGTATTCTCTGTCGGTATCAAAGCACCACCTGGCTCGGAAATCAGTATGGCAAAGAACCGTCGGTTTATCTACTGGTTAAGGAGCGTCGGGTTCAATATCGCTATAATCAGCACGGATACTTTCCAGACCGCGGAGTCTCATCAGATACTACGAGATAAAGGATTTACCACAGCTATTCGCTCACTTGACCGTACTCCGGAAGGTTATCAGACACTTCGTGAGGCTATGGTCGAGCACAGAATCAGCATGATAAAGCACGCCAAGCTGGAAAATGAACTAATCTATCTACAACGTGATACCAGCACCGGAAAGCTAGACCACCCCGCAAACGGTTCGAAGGATATTTCAGATAGTTTGGCAGGTGCTATCTGGGATTTGAGTCTACTGCCGTATTCGCCTGCACTGCACAATTTCGTCATGTATTCACATGAGAAGGAAGACATCATGCCTGCGTCAATCAATGCGATGTTCGGTGGGTTGAAGCCGTATGACAAGTATCAGTTCGAGAGAAGCCCAGAAGACATGAAAATTATCCAGGAAATATCGCATTTGTAATAATCACGCACAACAAAGTATATGTCAACGTCACTGCATTTAAGCAGTACCGTAGAAAGCACGTCAGAATTCACCTTACTGACGTGCTTCTTTATCTTGATTTTACGGTGTATTATAAGATGTAAGCAACACACAGCATGCTACGTTATGCGGTAGTGTTTGTGTTTGTGTATACTTGTATTATAAATACAATACAACAACGCACACAACCCGCATGCTGTACGCAAATGTGTGGTACTGTATTTACTAAACCAGTAAAGGAGGTACATGATTTGCCGTTATTCAAACGAAAGAAGAAGCAGGTTGTGCAGAATAATGCCGTACCTGCCAATCAGGTTAAGAAACGTGCTGACGTTTATGATATCGACTACCGTGTACTTACCGGAGCTCTGACCGACCTTGACCAGATTAAGCAGTCAACTACCGCATTGAAAGATAGGGCGACTATGTATAATGCGATGACTCAGCTAAAGTCTGATGCGATTATCGGTCCTGCAATCGAAATCTATGCTACCAACGCAACGGGTACGAATGCAGATGGAAATGTTATCTGGGCAGTTCCGGTAAATGACGACGAGACGTCGATATTAGCTGCTAAAGCGGCAAATGAGCGAATGAAGGCGTGGAAGCTGAATTGGCGTGCTTACAGCCATATGATTGAGCTGGTAACCTACTCTAACCTGTACCTGAAGACTACCGAGTTTGTCACTCCGAGGTCTAAAGAACAGAATCAGGGCGTACTCAGCTTAAATCAGCGAAACCCTAATGCTCATTGGGACGTCCGTACAGATGTTGCTGTAAACCCAGCAATTATCTACGAGCTTCGTCATGACGACGAACCTTCAGCCTTTTGCGTTGACTTTGACCTTCAGGACAATATGGCATCGACATCCTATGACAGCTGGTGCAGAATCAAGGGAAGACCGTGGTCGGTACAATCCAGCGATTCTGTCATCCACATTGTCTATAATCTGTCGTTGTACCCGTCTGAAATCGAGGTTGAGGACGCAGATGGTGTAACACCATACACCATTTATCAAGGTGACCCGCTTTTCGTTGACGCCTACATTCCGGCTCAGATTTTGTCTTTGCTTGAGGATGCGATTGTCGCAAACCGAGTTACCAAATCCGCACTAATCAGAATTCTTCAGCTTGAAGTAGGCGACTGCTCACCAGAAGAAGAATTCCGACTTCTCGACCAGCTTAAGCGACAGATGGAGCATAAGTTAGCGGCAAATACCAACTCTGGCACAGCTTCATCCTATGCAGACCCCGGTCCGCTTGAGAAAATCGTATACACGGTTACTCGTGACGGAAAGGGCGTAATCAATCTAGAAACACTCGGCGGAGACGTAAACATCAGAGACATCGTTGACCTAGATTGGTATAAGCAGAAGATTACGTCTATCACAGACGTATCACCCGGTAACCTTGGTCAGTCTACCGACGAAGAAGGAACCGGCGGTGCAACCATTCTGACTCAGAATAACATCAGACTGTATCGTAAGATAATCGGACTTCAGCACGCATACAGCGAGGGCATTCGTGAAGCTCTGAATACATATTTCAGAAAGAATGACCTTGAACAGTACTGCGAACGATTCGAGGTCAAGATGCAGCCTCCTGTAGGTCCTGAAGACGAAACCAAATCCGAATTGTCATCTAATGCTGTTAGCCGTGCTAATGACATTATCGCACTCCTTGAAAGCCTTGGCGTTAGGGATTCTAAGATTAAGGTACGAGCAGTCAAGGGACAACTTGACATCATCGACCCTGATATCTACCGTATCCTGAATAAGGCAGAATTTTCGGAGGATACCGAGCCTCAGACTGAGGAGAATCCCTTCGTATAACGAATAGCAAGGGCAATCCTGACAACACTCTATATAATAGAAGGAATAGACGACAAGCGGGATTGTCTATTTAAGCGAGGTGAGTAAGATGGCAACAGAAATGAAGCAGGATAGCAAGACCGGTAAGTTTATTGTAGCGGGTGACTTTCTTGATATCGACATTCCGAATCAAGACGGTTTGACGTTTTCCCGAGAAACAATCGAGTGGCTCGTGAATGACGCTACTTTCAAAGACTGCCTTGCTCGTCGTGTCTACCCTGCATACATTGAGCATCCGTCAGACAACACACCGGGCTTCCGAAAGACCGAAGCTGGTTTCCTAATCGACTGCCACATCGAGGGAGATAAGCTGAAAGGTGCAATCGAGCTTCTCGACTCAACCGAGGAAGGTCAGTACATCAGAGACCTTTATAGGCATGGCGTTAAGCCAGGAGTTAGCATTCGTGCTAACGGATGTACGGATACAGGTGGATATCCCGGTAGAACAACAGGTCCGATTGACTTCTTCGGATTTGATTTCGTGGCACAACCAGCTTTCAAGTATGCGGTTCCAATTCCGCTCGCAGCTTCAAGGCGAAACCTCGCACAGAACACTTTAAGGCTTTCGGACACCAGCCGTCAACTGGCAGCTCTGAGAAAGAGTGCTCTGTGTGAGTTGTTATACAATTCGCACTTCAAAACTTTAGCTAAAGGAGATTGATACTATGCTTAAGCCTTACACAAATGCAGGCAAGTCTGGCATTCAGAGCCTGAACTCCAGCCGTGCCGCAAAAGGACTGTCACAGTATGATGCTATTGGGCTTTCGAAGGCTCAGAAGATTCTCAATAGCGCATACGCATTGCAGAAGAGAGCTCTCAACTCGAGCCTACTTCCTACTTCTATCATTCCGTCTGCAACACAGCCGGGCGACGTTCTCCAGAAGACCACTTACATGAATGTTCTTCGTGCAACACTCGTGGATTGGCTCATTCCGGAGTTCTGCACAATGCAGCCGATGGCTTCCCGCCACACCTCCATTCCTTACACTCTGTTCCACTTCGGTGAGGATAAGGGCACTGTAAAGGCAGGTCAGGTGTTCGCAAGCCCATTCGAGCTCGCAAGAGGTGAAGAGAACTACTCTGGCAGCGATGTCAACAACGAGCCTCTCACAGACCTCTACCTCCGTGCTCCTGTCATTCCGACTACCGTCCGCATCGTGCCCCAGAGTGGCTCTACAATCTTTGACGACGGCGAAGGTAAGCTCCAGACTCTGAACGGCTCTACTGTTACTGATGTCGGCACAATCGATTACGCAACTGGCGTTATCACCGGCGTTACTGCAGCAGCTACTACGCTCGCATCTTACAGAGTTGATAACATCTCTGCTTCTGCCAATACTCCTCCTATTTACAGCGAGCTCGCTTGGCTCGACCTTGTTGCAGAGGACAACACTCTCGCAGCACGTTGGTCTCAGGCAGCAGCTTACGATATGGAGCAGCAGTATGGTCTTGACGGCCCTAAGATGCTCGAGGAGCAGGCTACTTCTGCAATCGTCAACGAGCTCAACACCAAGGTTGCTCACGATATGTGGCTCAATGCTGCAGCTGGTCAGCCTGTTGTTTGGAGCGCTACACCTCCTATCGGACAGGGCCAGGCAGGCGACCTTGCACACGATAACTCCTTCATCAGAGCTATCAACGCAGGTTCTCAGAGAATCTACGACGCAACAGGCCGCATTCGTCCTAACTTCATGCTCGTTGGTTCCAGCGTCATGACTGTTATCCAGGGTATGACTCAGTTCACCGCTGCTAACACTCAGAAGACAACTGGTTCTTACTATGCCGGTACTCTCGGCGATAAGAAGGTTTACTGCTTCAGAGGCGGTATTCCTCACGACCAGTACGTCCTCGGTCACGTTTCCAGCAACGATGTCGAGCCGTCTTATGTATTCGGTACTTACATGCCGGTTACTGCAACTGCTGCTCTTATGGATGCTACATTCACTGGTCAGCAGGGCTTCGCAACATCGAACGCTCTGAAGATGGTGAACCCGAAGGCATTCATCCGTGGCGTTGTTACCAACCTGGTATACTAATAAAATTCCAAAAGGAGGATTAACGCTATGAGTTACACGGTTACAATTACCTACACTGCTGCAAATGATATTTACAATATCGATAAGCAGACACCAAACCTCAAGACGGTTGCTCCTATCCCGGGCTTGTCTTCCAGCACACTTCCCGGCAAGTGGAAGGGACCTTCCAAGGAGTACCTCTATGCGGCAGATGACGCAACTGCTCCTGAGTACCTCAAGGAGAATCTGTTCACTCAGAACAGCTCTGGTGTGCTCACCGGCAATGCTAACCTCAGCTTGCTGACTTCTTCTCAGAAGAGATGGCCTGAGTCCACAGCAATGGACCTCATGAACATCCTTCAGGCTTACCTCATTCCTCAGATTCCGATTTACAGAGCATGGCAGACATTCAAGATGACTGCTGACCTTGACGGTGCTTCCAACTCCTTCGAGGTTGACACCTACGCAGAAGCTTCCTTCTACGTTCAGGCTGGCAAGGCTCTTGAAAAGTTCGGCTTCGAGGTTACTTCTGAGGCGGCTTCCGGCGGAGACGGCGGCGAGGGCTAATTCCAGATAAGGAGGGGAGGTTAAATGCTGAACCCCACAATTCAAGAATATCTGGATGATATGCACCTTGAGGTTCCCTGGACCGAAGGCGAACTAAAACCAGGCGACGACATGAAGCTTCTCATGAAGGCTTTTCGTGAGCTGAAAGAGAAGCTTCATGAATACGCTGATTTGACCGTGCCTTATAAGGAACGGATTTCGGTTAAGGACCTGAAGGTTCAGAGCTTTATTTCAGTTAGAAGAGCCAATGTTCCTGCAGGCTTGAACGTAGACAACTCCAGTGTCGGAAATGTATTCACGTCACTTGCAGGAATGGCGGCTGTTCCTAACTCCGGTGCTTATCACGCCTATTTCGACAGATACGTCCAACTGATGCTGTGCCAGACAGTTAAGAACACGGTGTCGGAGGACTTACAATATCTATACGACCAGCAAAATCAATGCCTGTATGTTTCAGCGAACGTTCCTAAACCGACGTACGTCACCATTACCTACATTCCTGAGTATGATGACCCGTCAGAGTTAAAGACAAAGTTCGCTCAGAGTCAACTACGCAAACTCGCCGTAGCGTATATGAAAATTCATGTAGGCAGCAAGCGTCGTAAAGTCAAGTTACCAAATAGCCCTGCACAACTCGACGGCGAAGCTCTACTGTCCGAAGGACTTGAAGAACTGAGAGAAGTCAGGTCTTATCTGGTACAGAACAATACACCGCAGACCGTATTGTAATATTCTAATAGGAGGTAGACCACTATGGCAAAGGATGCTAAGAGAAAGCTTCTCAAGCTCGACAGCTCCAAGAAGAAGGAGAACCTGAATTCTTCCAAGGAATTCGAGGGTACTGTCTATTACAGCCTCGAGGACGTGGAAGTCATCACTCAGGCAATCCTCGCAGAGCTCTCGTCTGACCCGTCAATCGGCGTTACAATCACTCCTTCTGACACAGGCGTGGTTCTCAACTGCGTTCCTGAGAATGGTGACGAGTACACCGTCGATGTTGACCTCAACACCGAGACACTCGCTGACGAAGAGTCTGCTGAGGGCGGCGAGCCTGCAGTAGAGTAATACCAGCAAGGGAGGAGCAGCTATGAGTCTAATCGTCCCTGAAGAAATCGATTACCTGAGGCAGCAGTTCAAATTCACTGTTAAACAGGTGGGTGTTCTGTTCCAATACAGATACCCGTTGAATAACAAAATCGATTACTTTAATCAACCTGCTCCTGATGGGTACTCCGAACGCATGCCGGTGTACGGTATATTCGAAGGAGAGCCCAAACTGAAGACGTATAGGAATTTAGGGTGGGTTGTCGAGAAAAGTGACAACCTGCCCTTTCTTATTCATGTACCTTTCGACGTACCTCATATACAGAGGGGTTGTCTTTTTGAGATTGACGGTCAAATAACCGCAATCGAGTCTCGACTGTTTCAGGTTACAGAGTTGTCAACTGGATTGGTGTGTCCTGACCACATTATATGCCAGATTGTTCCGCTCGTGGGTAACTCTCGTCCGCTAACGGAGGAGACAGAAAGAGACCTAAATCGTAAGAACTCTGAACCGAGACGGTTCTTGAAAGACCAAGACGGTTCATAAAGTAGGTGAGATTATGCTTAAACTGGAACTACCAAATAACATCAAGGATTCGGGATTAGCGCTGCCAGAGTCAACTCCGAAGACTCTTGTTCAGATTGAAGGCGAGAACTTGCCGTATGCTTGTCAGTGTCCTTGTTGCGGGGCTCTTTTCAACATTCCGGAAGGACTGCTCTACAAGATTGAAGAAGACACGCTTATCGACGGAGACCTCGGAGCTGAAGCTGCTGAGGGTAAAGCTCGTACCGACATCAATGTGGACGTGGGTGAACCTGGCTTTGATGAAGGTGTTGTCAGCTCATCTACTCAGGAGTCTAGCACGACCTCCTCAGCTACGGGAGTAGGTGAGACAGATGATACGTTTATATGATACCGCACTATATGACTACCTGAAAGCCAATTTTGGCGACAACATCGGTATCGTACCAGTAAAAGACTACTGGAACGTAGCAGCAATGCACAAAGAGACCAGGTTACAGTTGCCTGCAGTGGTACTGTTCAGAACGAATGTTACACCGGAGAAGCAACTTCAATCATGGCCGATAGCTCGTAAGGGCAGAATCGACAGGATTCAGGACCATAAGAAAATCAAGGAGGGAGCAATCCCAATCCAAGCTGATTATACCGTAACTCTGTTGGCAACGACGCAAGATGACATCGATGAGCTAACGAGTGAGGCTACGTTCCTGTTTCTAATGAAACCCCGACTCGAGATAAAATTACCTTATGGCTCTGCTCGGACGATTCACGGGCAGATTATGATAAACGGTGATTTCCAGAACAGTTCTGGAACTGACCGATTCTCTGAAACAGGTATTCTGTACCAACAGATAATTCCGATTCGTGTGTTAGGTGCTAACATCATCGACATCAGAAAGAAAAATCTACGTTATCTGGATTGGCAAATAGATTCTAACCTGTATAATACAATAAAGGAGGAGATTGAAGATGCCAAGAATTAACATCTATGAGCACTCGGAGACTTACAGCTTCCAGACGAGAAATAATTCTTACGCCACGGTTGCTTTCCCGATTGCCGCAATCTGGGGTCCTACCTTCGTAGAGGGTGACGAGGACTCAAACCCGGACTGGGTTCACTTCAGCTCCGGTTTCAGAGGCACCACTGATTTCATGCAGATGTTCAGAGGCGCCAACAACTATCTTGGTGCTCGTGAGAAGTCTTTTGACTACGCTCTGAAGCTTCTCGCAGCTGGCTACGACATTCTCGTCAAGAGAGTTGATGGCTTGGGCAACAAGAGTAGCAACGGTCTGTTCGTAATTCCGGCAGGCGTTGCTGCACCAATCCCTGCATCCACATACCTGTACCTCAAACCGGCAATTGAGCCCTACCGGGCACACTACGACAAGTTCCTGTACCGAGTTCTCATGCCACACGCAGTAAACCACAACATCGTCTGGGATTACAGCTATGTCGGTGAAGATGACCAGCAGCTTACGGCACACGTCTACGGTCAGAAGTATAACGCAGAAACCAATAAGTGGGAGAAGTATCAGTCTAATGCTCCTATCCTTAAGGTTACTGCTAAATCGGCAAATACCGATACTGAGAATCCGCTTGTGGTCGTAATCGGCAAGCCGAACATCATTACAACCCAGCAGAAGCCTACAAGAGAGTCTCAGATGGTGCTCGACGACGGTACTTACCTGACTTCCAATACAGGCAAGCAGGTTACTGTTCAGGGTTCTGTTCCGATTTCTGTCTACACATCCGACGGCATTCTTCTTGAGCGCCGCAACGTCACAATGACAGAAACAACGGAAGCAGTTGCGTCATCGAATACGCACGGTCCTGACCGTGATGTTACTGTTTCGGTTGACAGCGTGCTTGTACCTGAGTTCACTTATATTCAGATTGATGAACTTCCTGCACTACTTTCTCTGAAGGTTGCTTACGAGGAAGCAATCAGCAATCTGTATTCCAGCAATGAAGCTGACGTGAAACTCGGCATGATTACCGTACGTCTTGGCAACGCTTGGACACAGCCGGCAGCAATGTCTTGCTCAGCAGCAACAAGCGGTTCTGGTATTACCGGAGCTACCGTTGATGAGCTCGTGTTCAACAGTGCTGTTCAGGGCGTATCTGGAACCTACGTGTTCACCTACGACGGTACAAAGTGGACGCTCGGTTCTGGTGCTTCTGCTAAGGTGGTTACTCCTGCACAGTACGGTGTCAAGTACACTGGTACTCCTGCAAACAATGACACAATCACCGTCACATTCGCATTCGGTACTCCTGCTGATGTCGCTGGTCTGTCTGCCGGAACAGCAGCAGTTATCGATGCTTCTACTCAGGAGGTTCGTCTTCAGGCGAAGTATCCTGGCACATTCGGTAACAACCTCAAAGTTCGCATCAAGTGTGGCTTGAACGGTAACGGTTTCAAAATCGGTACTGTTGAGGTATTCGATAACAACGGCTACAGCGGTCATCCGAATGAGATTGTTCCTACTGACCAGCTGCTCGAGCTCGTGTCTGTCGCATTCGATGAAGACGCAGCTTCTGACAACCGTCCGCTCATTACCGAGGCTACATTCAGCAATCTCGACACTCCGAGATTCATCGTAACCGGTACTGGTGCTGATGTTTCTCCTTCCGAGTATCCGACTGGCATGCAGGTCGTATCGCTTCTTTACGGTACTGATTATGCTACCGACCTCGGCACTGATGTAACCGGTCAGTCTATTCCGATTACTGCTGACGCAATTCTCGAACTCGTAGCAGAGCGTTTCCCGACAGACAGTCAGTTCTACAGCTACATGAGCACAATCGCTCGCGACTACGAAGTGAACGACCAAGATGCTCTGATTCGTCTGTACAACCAGCAGATTATGTACAGCAGATTCTACAAGTGCGTGGGAGAGCTGACAGACCCTATCTGCTACGATTGGGATGCCCTCGTTCAGGGCCTTGCAGATGACCAGTATGTACCTAAGTCCTTCCTAGAGGCGAACAGAGATACTTTCTTCATGGAGTATGAGGTTTCTGCACTCGTTACTCGTATGATTGAGGTTGCCGCTAACTCCAAGTGTGGAGCTGCTCTCATTGGTACACCGTTCGGTATGCCAAGAGGTATCCAGACCGGTACAGGAGCGTCTGCTGTTAAGACAGGTGCCCTCAAGTATAAGGATTCTATTTCGCAGGTTGTCGGTCCGGTTTACTCGACATTCGGCGAGGTCGTAGGTCCTTGGTGCAAGACTACTCTGGCACTTGCTGGAGCAAACAGCTGGATTGCACCTGAGGTTGCTCACCTCCTGCTCATCATCAACTCCAAGGGCATCGGTGGTCAGAATAAGTGGTGGATGGTTCCTGCCGGCATGCTCGGCACTGGCATCGTTCATACACCTGAGTACAAAATCAAGAGACATTATCTTGACCTAATTCAGGACCACGACGAGGGCGTTTGCTTGAACCCGCTTATGGAAGTTCCTGGTAAGGGCTTCACTTGCTTCGGCAACAGCACTCTCTGGGATAAGCCGCTCGGTTCCTATAACGCACTCCAGAACCTGTCCACAAGATTTCTCACCAACAGGGTTAAGCAGCGTATCTGGGATACAGCACTTCAGATTCTGTTCCGTTATAATAACGAGGACGCTTACTCTCACTTCTATGCAGGACTCAGTCCTCTGCTCGATGAGATGAGAGCAGTCGGTGCTCTTACCGGTAACGAGTACAACCCTTGGGGCTATCGTATCATCATGAATCCTGACATCGTTAACCTTGACCGCATCAATGCCAACACGGTTATTGGTAAGGTTGAGCTTGCCGTTACAGGTGTCATCGACACTGTCGACGTCGACCTCTTCCTGTTGCCTCCTACAGGATTCCAGGAGACGTACGACTAATACCTATATACTGATGTGCGTCTGTATATTAGAGCGTGGAGCGTTTACGGACGCACATCAATACTTCAACAGAAAGGTTTGATATCATGAATAAAACAGAGTTTGTTGCAGCTCTCAAGGAGAAGACCGGCTTTACTAACGAGCAGGCGTACAAGGCAATCGACGGCGTATTCGACGTTATCACAGAAGCCCTTGAGAAGGGTGATAGCGTTACCATTCAGTCCTTCGGTACTTTCGAGGTTCGTGACCGTGCAGCTCGTACCGGCATCAATCCTCAGACAAAGCAGCCTATCGCAATCAATGCGAGCAAGGCTCCTGCGTTCAAGGTCAGCTACAAGCTGAAAGAGCGTATCAACAAGTAACCCACGTCGGTTTTGCTTAACTGCTGCGTGAATGCGTTACAATATGTACGTCTTGTCATCGTGCATTTAAGCAGTATCGTAAAAATCTATTAAAAAGGAGGACGAGTCTATGTGGATGGAAAGAATGTACTTCGGTACTGACCATATGATTGGTCAGGACGATTACATGCCGTACCTGAAGGACAAGTTTGAGATTAGACTCTACAACGTCAACTCTTCCGAGCTTGCTTCCTTTTCAGATATCCTGACCTTGTCTACAGACTCCCTGGGTGAGTTCAAGAAGGGTTACGGCGTTATCGAGGACTTCTACGGCAATGACAGCTTGAAGTTCGCAGGTAAGCCCACATTCCAGAATGTTTCTTGGACAATCAAGGGCTACGTCGGTCTCGATAGCCAGCAGGCGCTCGTGAACCTCGACAAGCAGGTATTTGACTCTGCAACTGAGAAGGTAGGCAGACCAAGCCGATACATGAAGGATGCTTATGTTCTTAGAGACTCCGGTGACGGTGACTCTGCGTACTCACGTATCTGGAAATGGAGAGGTGTCTGGATTTCCTCGCTCGGTTTCGGCGATGCGGACTACAAGTCTTCGGACATTGTCAAGTTCAACTGTACTCTGGAAGTTTCACGTGCAATTTACCTCGGTCCTATGTCTTAAGGAGGTAGAAAAGCATGAATGTATTCATTTCAGAAATGCTCAAGACAATGGGTATTGCAGCAGACAGCCAGAAGCTCAACTGCTGCAAAGCCCAGGGCACAATTATCGACGACTCAAAGGTTGGCTTCAGCTTGACGCTGCCTGACGGTACTACTGTCGAGGTGTATACACCTAAAGAAGACAGTGGTGCAGCAGAGGAGGGCTTTGCTTACATTCCTGAATGTGACGCAGAGAGCCCTGATATGTGTGCTGAAGACCTCGGTACCTGGGTAGGAGACTGCCTCGACTGCTCCAGACGTATCGATGCCTACTACGAGTCAATTCGGGGCAGAAATACCGAACTCAATTCGGCTCTCGAACCTGATACAGCACGTCGTATCAAGGACGTGTTCAGAGCTGCTCAATCGGCAGTCGACCTGCCGCCTGGATTCCGCTACACAGCTTTCCGTGAGAACAAAGAAGCAGACCTTATCTTGTCTACTTTGATGTACACCTCGCAGAAGGTTGGTACCCAGTGGGTGGCAAAGTCTTCACTCGCACTTGATGTAGGTGCAGGTGCTGACGAGCGTGGCAGTGATGACTGGACGTTCGAGCCGAACTACAATCCTGATTCTGAAGCTCATCTGATTTATCACAGAGCTGGTCGATTTATCGACGTCGAGCGTGGTGCTTACGGTGACACGGTTACTGGAGACACAGCTGAGAAGAGAGACAAGCAGGCAGCTTATTGGCTCGCCGGACTCTTGTCTGACATGGTCGACAGCATGCTTCAGAACCCGCCCGCTCGCTGCTACGAATTCTTCCTTGCAGATGGCATTGCCGAGCTCAAGAAGTCAGACCTTGACCGTATGAGCACACCTGGCATTATGCGTCTGGTAACCAAAGGTTACATCAAGGCAGAAGATGTGCTTAAGGCGAAGCCGGCACTCGCAAAGGACCTGGTTCAGAAGAAACTTATTACACCTGAAATCGTTGCTCGCCGTGTTCCGGAGCGTCTTCTCTGGCTCGTTCAGGCAGGCTACATCAGCCCTGACTATGCAGTTAAGGTTGACCCTGCTATCAAGGACAAGCTGGTCAAGAAGGGACTCTACACGGTTGCTGAGAACATTCCTGATGACCCGGCTGCAATCCTGGAAGGAGTCAAGTCCGGTGAGATTCAGCCTGTAGATGCCTACAGAAAGAATGCTAAACTTCTCCAGCCTATGGTCGAGCAGAAACTCATCACACCGCAGGAGGCTTACAAGCTCGATGCGTCTATTGTGACTTGGTTGCTGCTTAATCGATACATCGGCCGAGAAGAGGCGCAGAAGGTTAAGCCCGACATTCAGAAGTACATCGCAAGAAAGTACAAGGATGTCAACTGGGACGAACTGGATGCATCTTGCAGCGACGGTGAGGAGAACCTGAACGCTGGAACTGACGGCGCTCAGTTCAAAGACAAGCTCAAGAAGCTCAAAGAAGCGTTTGCTAAACGCCAGAGGTCTGCTAAGAAAGCAGAGGAGGGTATCGACGCTGCCAATGAGGCAATTCTCGGTAAGGCAGCTAAGCTCCGTGAAGCAGCAGGACTGAACAGCTCGATGGGCTTCAACAGCAATATGATTGGTGACGGTGACAATGTAGGTGAGCCACTTTCAAGCACTGAAACACCTCATGTATTCGAAGAAGGAGATTTCAGCCAGTATGCACCGGGTTATGAGCCACTCGCTGATACAACCGCTGAAGGTCCTGGATTCGTTGCCGAGGTCATGCTTCCGGAGGACGATTTTGACGGGATTGTCGTACCGGGTGACTCTGCAGACATCGCAAAGGAAACTCTGACACAGATGCTTCTTGCGAACGACGGCACCTTCATCGATTGGAAGCCTATTCCGTGTATTCAGACATTCAAATCTGAGAATGCGGATAAGAACTTCCTCGTTCTTAACTAATCACACAGCACGCTAACGCATACCAACGGTTCAGAAATCGTATGTAGTTTTACAGGTTTACTGTTACTCGTACGCAAACCGTTAGCGTACCACGTGCATATAATGTGATTTATACAATATACAACCATACAAAAACACGGTAGTGTCGTTGTCGACATTACCGTGTTTGTTTTTGGTGTTCAAATCCACATTCTATGCCTTGCGTATTCAAACTCTTTCTGCTTCATCTTCTTGAGAAATAGCTTTACCTCATAGGTGGACAATGCTACATTGGTGTTACCAACACATTTCGTGTCGATAAGATTCTTGTCGTATGATTGTATCCTGAATTCATTCCAGACGCTTCTGCGTTCAATGCAAACGGTGTGATAATAATCGTACTTCTTGTCGTACCGTTCATACCGGACACTCCGAACATCCTCATACACCTTGCTAAAACCTATCTTAGCAAGCTTCTGGTCAACTGTCATATTGTTCCATCAACTCCTTATGAGAGATTCCGCCTGCAAGTCCTGGTGACTTATCACTGTCTTGCGGTGTGTAATGTGCATCTGAATAAGAAGGATGCTTATACTCAATCATTGCAAAGTTAGCAATATCTACCAGATAATCCAGGTTGTGCGTCTTGTTATAGAGGTCCAGCCGCTCCTGTATGCACTTTGCTGCTTGAGCAAGTTCAGGGTAGGTATCTGACATCCAACCGTATTTGTAGTGACTGGTTTCTATGGCTCGTTCCATCTTAGCAACGAATTCGCTTGACCAGTCTCGCTTCATTATTTCTTCCTTACTGTCCATTGATACTCCACTCCTTCTTACCGGGCAGCTCATCTAGATACACGCAATATCTTTTCTGAGTCATTCCTTGGTTATCATGGCGCTCTGCTGAACCTACATAAACATGGTAACCCATCTGCTGCAAGTCGTCCAAGAAGTTTTCAATTCCAGGGAACCACCATTCTTCCCAGATATTTACCCAGGACCCATCAGCCATCCAGAGTTCGTTGATGGCTTTCATAATCTCGTCACGGCGCTTGCACCACACCTTTCGTTGTAGCTGCTCACGCCACATGGGCTTGTTCACCCGCTGCTCGTTAGCGGTTTTCAATTCACTGAAGCAGTCTCCTGCTTGATAAAATTCACTCATTCTTCAGCACCCTCACCTTCCGACTCATCGTCCTCTTCTTCCTCGATGTCGACTTCCTGACCATACCAGCACGGTGCGGTTTCAGGGTCTGATTTGAACGGAACAGGAAGATGTGATGCTACCTTTTCCATGTCTTCCTTGATGTAGGTAATCGCTTCCTTGTGATTCTCGATAGGACACTCACATATAACCTCATCGTGAATCATCAAGAGCAGATAACAGTCGAGCCGCTTCAGACGTTCGTCCTTGTCAATCTCAATCATTGCTAACTTAGACATATCAGCAGCACTGCCTTGGATTCGAGCATTCAGGCACTTTCTGCTCTGCTCCGAAATCTGATATGAATAGTCCTTAACCTCGATGCCCTGAGCAACCAGACCCTGAATGTACTCGTTCTTATCCTTACGCCACTTCAGGCTCATCAAATCGCCGAGATACTTCTTCTTAGCTGTTTCTGACAGTTCGCTTGAATCTGATGAACCATCTGGGTCGAACGGGTCAAAGTCCGGATTACAACCGTCCTTATATCTGAACTCGTAGGGGTCATGCATCATAACCGACAAGTGTCTGCGTCTGCCCCACAAGGTCTCCACATAGCCCTTATCGTGAGCCATCTGAGCCGATTCGTCCTGCGCCCTCAGAAGTCCGGGGAAGTTCTTGGTAACCTTATCGTAGATAAGCTGAGCTTCGTCAACAGAACATTTCAACTGTTCTGCAATAGAAGGAATCTGTCGTCCGTAGCAAATACCGAGAACAATGGTTTTTGCTTGACCACGGCGTTCCTTACCTTCTAGGTATAATTCACCATTCGGTCTTTTCTCAAGACACTCTTCATAGGTGGTGTTGAAAGCAACAGCGGCAATCATCGAGTATAAGTCTAAGCCCTTCTGATACGTTTCTATCATTTTCGGGTCCTTAGATAGTGAAGCCGTTAGACGAGGCTCTTGACCTGAGTAGTCACATGAAATAAGATAACGTCCGGGGCGGGCGATGTACATCGTACGAATTTCTCTGTTATGAGAAGGAATGTTCTGCATATTAGGGTCTACAGCAGAAGTACGTCCTGTGTCTGCGCCTAACTGTTTAATACCGCCGTGAACAGTACCATCAGCATGAAGAAACTTATCCAAACCTTCGAGGTACGTAGAAAGCATCTTGGTGGCTTCTCTGTATCTCAAGATTGCAGGTGCAATCGGATGATTGATTTCCTTAAGAGCGTGCTTATCTACCTTACCGGATTCTGGTCTAGGCAGACCCATGATGTCATATAGGAGAATCTTAAGCTGTCCGTCTGAACCGATTTTAACCGGCATGTCGATAATCTTGCCCTTGGTTCTTCCGAAACGCATTCTCCACTGATTAATCTTGGGAATATACGGTTCATACTCATGGACTACGTCAGCTTCTGCGGCTTCCTTCAGTCCGCGGTATTTTACGATTAATTCTGCTCTCTTGGCTTCATCTACGAGAACACCTTTCTCACGCATTCGGAGAAGTACCGGAATAAGCGGTCTCTCGATTGTCTCCCATACCCTGAGCAGTCCTGCGTTTTCAGGTTTTCTGAGCTCACTGTACGCATAGTCGACAAGCTCACTTGCCATCTCAGCGTCTCGAGCGCCGTATGCACTGGTGTACTTGAACGGACATCTATTGAATGTGCCAGGTGGGAACAACTCACCGAATCGAGGTCCTCTGGTTGTATGAGAACAGAATTCAGCGTGCAAGTCCTTCAAGTTATTGTTTCTGTGTCGCTCTGTGTTCAACAGACGCATCATCAAGCTCGCATCGTTAGAGCATATATCCCAGAGCTTTACTCCCATCGAATACCAAAGTTCATTCATATCGAATGGTGCGTTGAAGTAATCGATTGTCATACCAGGAACGCCATTCAAACGATTAAGCTGCTGAGCACAGAACTCGACAGGCAGCTGGTTAGGGTCAACCTTGCCTGTAAATCGTGACAGGTGGAGCATCGGAACGTAGATTGCCTTGCGTCCTGGTGCGTAAAGTGAGAACCCGACGACCGGGTCTTTGAAAATGTTCAGTCCGGTTGTTTCAGTATCGAGACCGGTTCTCTTTTCGGAAATGATTGTGTCTACATAATCAATCAGAACGTCCTTGTCGGTTACGCAGTCATACTGTCCTGCATACTTTTCTGACATCGCCTTTGCCTGTGCGATAATGGTATCCATATCCTTTACAGGCTTAGCTTTCTTCTGAAGTGATTTTGGGACTTCAATCGGTACCTGAGCTGCTTCCGGATTAGGTTGCAACCTAGGTGCTAACGATATTCGTCTTCTAGGCATTGCGGGTGTACCTCCTTAACTCTTATATTACAATTATACACGATTTGCTACACCATCATCGAATATACGAAACTGCTTAAATGCTACGAGTGTGCGTGTGTAATTGTTTACCACACAACCGTGCATTTAAGCAGTACCGCGGTTTTTATATATTCTTGAACGGTTTAATGCGTGAACCTGTTGCTGTCTTCTCGACGATAAATCCCTGCGGGATTGTGTCAATGAGGTCCTGGACGTGTGAGATAATACCCACACTCTTGATGTTCTTCAAATCACGCAACGTCATAAGAGTTCTGCTAAGACAATCACTGTCGAGTGTGCCGAATCCCTCGTCTACGAATAGCAGATTCAAATCACGAGCAGTGAACAAGGAATCGATTGCAGTCATCAGACCCAAGCTGAGACTTAGGCTGAGCATGAACAGCTCACCGCCTGAGAATGTCTGAGCAGGACGTGTGCTTCCTGTGAAGTGGTCTGTGATTGTGATTTCAAGACCGCCTTGTGTACGACCAGAAGACGATTCCCATTTAACCTGAAGCTCGAACTGACCTGCTGACAGGGTATGCAGATACTGATTGCTGGACTGAAGAATCCACTCGAGTTGTCGGTGAAGTACGAACGTTTCAAAGGAAATCTTAGAGCTATTCTTTCCAGATAACAGATTGTAGAGATAGGTATGTTCGTCGTAGGCAGCGGTGTTCTTCTCACGCTCAGCTCTAATATCTTTGACACGCTTTACCAGTTCCTTACGAGCTTCAAGAGCATTCTTTGTAGCAGAGATACGACCAATCGCTTCCTCAATACCGATGTTCGACTCGTCGATAATCTGCTGACAAGACGCCTTGGTGTAACCAGGATGCGGATTAACCGGTTCTGCTACTGACATGAGATTGTCTCGCAGCATCTCATACTGCTGAATCTTATATAGGTAATCATTCAGATGAATGCGATAATCATCAACATCAGCCGCATGGCTCAGAGCATCCTTCAGCTCCTTAGCATCGTCATCGAGGGCATCAGGATGTGACTTAGATTCCTGTATGTCAGCAGTGAGCTTCTGAATCTTGTCCTGAACACTCTTTAGGTAGCCTTCCAACAGATTACGGCTTCTTTTAGCCATTTCGTTGTCATCTACCTTAGCCCAGAGTTCGCTGTATTCAGTCTTTACCTGCTCCGCTTCTGCTTCTAGGCTTGCCCTATCTACGCCAGCGATATCAGGTTCGAGTCTTGCCAGCTCTGTCTTAGCAGTAGCAAGTGAGCCCTCGATGGTCTTAATTCTGCCTTCAACCGTATAGAGCTGACCGCTCCAATCACTGAACTTACTCATGCAATCGTTCCATTGCGCAGTCAAATCTGCGAATGTAGCAACCTCGGTGCACTCCGGCTCGACCAGCTGGGGAAGACTTTCCAGACGAACCTTCAGTCCTTCAAGCTGATTCTTCTTTGCTTCCAATTCACGCTGTTTAGCATCCATGCTGCTACCCGCAGCTTCCTGAGCAGCGTGCTCGGCGGTATAAGGAGCACCGCATATAGGACACTTACCTGGTTCACTCATGCTAATAATCTTGCTAGCCAGAAGCTGCGTATACACCGCCTTATTGCCTTCAATGAAGGCTTCCAGGGCAGATATATCTGACTGAATCTGAGCTCTCTCCTTGTCACGATTGAGAACAGCTTCACGAGCTTTATCATATGCCTGTCTGGTTTCAAGCCGCTGTCTGAGTGTGGTCTTGGCGTCCTCGATAGCCGCGATTGAGGCTTTGAGACTTGTCTGCTTACTCTGAAGCTCAGTCATCTCACCTGTATATTCATCGATTTGATTACGATATCTTTCAACCTGGCTGAAAAGATTAAGCAGATTGGTAAGTTCTGATTGACGCTGCTGAAGTGCTGCAACCTTACCTGAAAGCTCTTCATCTACGACTACACCTGCAATACGTTTCTGATAGTCGGCTTCCTGCGCCTTCGCGTCTGAAAGTTCATTTCTAAGGCGGTTGTGCGTAGCATACCAGTCGAGAATACCGACATACGCATTGAATACATTTCGCTTCTGGTACAGCACCTCAACCTCGGTTTTAAGCTGCTCCAGCTGCTCCAGCTCTTTCTGGGCTTTCTGGTAGGCAGCGTATTCCTGGTCATAGGCAATCATAACGGGAAGAATGCGGTCAGCTTCGTCCTTCCTTTTCTTCAACTCGTCAAGGCGAGCTTGCTCTTCTCTGATAGTTTCAGCTGTGGTAATAATGGCACTCTCGACGGTTTCGAGCATCTCTCCCTGGAGTAGATTTTGCTCCAGTTCGGTGGAGTTGAGAATCGTAGTTTTGAGGTCAGAACACCTGTCTTTAAACCTGAGCTCGATGTCCTTGAACAGCTGAGTGTCAAAGATGTCACGAAGTATTTCTGCACGGGTACGAGAGTCTGCCAATAGGAATTTGGAAAAGTTACCCTGCTCCAGCATAACCATCTGGTCAAACTGCTTTACGGTTAGCCCGATAATCTTTTCAAGGTGCTCGTTCGCTTCCTTTACCTTATCATAGATGATACCAGGAGCGAACAGCTGAATGGCAGTACCGCCGTCTTTCTTAAGGGTGCGGATTACCTTATAGTCGACCTTGTCCTGATTAAAGGTGAGCGTAACCACCGTGTCTTCATTCAACGGTGCGTAGGTACTTCTGATTTCCTTGGTAACAGCTGCACGATTAGACGAAAGAGTCTTGCCGAACAGTGCCCAATGGATTGCATCAAGCATTGAGGACTTACCTGAACCGGTAGGACCTGAGATAAGGAACACACCGTCATTCAGGTCCTCGAAATCTACAGATGCCTGCTTAATGCTGATGAAATTCTTAATCTGCAGTTTCAGTAATCTCATGAACAACCTCCTGAACTAATTGTAATTTCTTGGTATCGAGAACAGGAACTTCCAGCTGATTGCAGAAACTGTCGAGAGCAGACTCAATCGAATCGAACTGAACCATGGGCTTGTTCAGGTCAGCTTCCCAGTCGTCTGTAATCTTTGATACTGCGGTAACCATATTCTCGAAATGTGCTTGGAGCTGAGGCAATGCCACATCAAGCGGTACGTCTTCGTCTACCAACTCTACCTTGATGTATGCGTGAGAGTCCGGAATACTCAGACAGTGTTTCAAACTGCCACGAATAATCTCAAAATTTCTACGCAGCTGTATCGGAACTACCTCGCTCGTAATGTCATACTCCCAGCTGAAATGATTAGACAGTTTGATGTCCCAAACTGTAAAACCGCCTGCATATTCATCACCGAAAGCATACGGCATAAGGCTTCCTGGGTAGTAGATGTTACGAATACGCTGCTTCTTATGAATATGACCTGCCATAACCAGCGGATACGCTTTAACGACTTCCTGAGAAACCGCATCATCAAAGAATGACATCGCTTCTGATGAACCGGTTGTGCAGCCTTCGAATGTCTGGTGAGCAATCAGAATTGTTCCCGTATTCTCTGGGAGGTAAGCCTTGAACGCTTCGTTGTATGAGTCAAACTCTCGGTTGAACTTTGTTTCAGCGATTGTAGGCTTTACAAATGAGATAGCTCTGAACGGGATACCTTCAATCTCGATGTCTTCTGTGTCACGCACGATGTGAATATTGGTACCCATGAATCTTTCCCATAAGCCTAAGCGTCTGCTGGAGTCATGGTTACCTACGATTATAATGCAGGTAAGTCCCAGGTCCTCGCAAACAGCTTTTGTATAATTCATGAATCCAACGAACAGCTCTTGTGCTTCAATCGAGGGATTTGCAGAGTCAAAGACATCACCTGCAATTACCAGATGTGCTCGGGCATTCCTCATCAAGTTGACTACCTGCTCGAGCATCCATGACTGGTCGTATATCAGACTTTTCTTGTGAAAGGTCTTACCCAGGTGCAAGTCTGCTAAGTGGATAACTTTCAATATACATCCTCCTTATCCATAATAACGTCGACGACAGAACCATCCTGGTCAATCTCTGCCAGGTAATCGACACACTCGTCGCCAAAGTGTTCGAACGCCTTATACCACGCTTGCCTTACAGACACCGCGTGAAACGTAAACTCCTCACCTTCGTAGCAGGCACGATAATTATCATAATCGTGCTGCTCGAGTTCTTGTGCAGATATTTTTCCCATCAGGATACCTCCTCGACGCTCACGATTTCGTACTCAACGTCAGGCTGGTCAAGTCCATAGAACTTAATGCACTCCCTGACGCTTTCCATAACGCACTCCTGCTCAGACCACTGTCCGGGTTTGGTGTACTTGCCCTTGTACCTGAATTTGATTCGTTTCATATTCAACCCTCCATATTAGGACACGCTCGTGACGGACATTCCTGCGCCTCTACGCTGAGCTGCAGACTGTAATCAGCGAACCACTCAGCGAGAAAACCCTTGATAATAATCGGGACATACTCTGCTTTCACATCGCGTGCAACGACGTTATTGTTCACCTTGATGGTATAATAGATTTCACCCACGGTGCCACCTCCTGTGATTTATTGTACTCTTATTATAACACAATTTCGTTGCGCATACGAAGTTGTAAACCACGTAGCACGCTAACGCATACCACGTGGTTGTATTTTATGTATAATGTGTAGTCACTATATAACACATAAAGCAAAACCGTAGCGTACACACGATACGCTACGGTTTTCTTTGTATATACGATTTACTTATGCGTTTACAGTGCTTCTGATGATGCTGAGCAGTCTGGACATTGCACCTGCATCAAACGTAACCTGCGAGAAGGTTGTCTCTGCCGAACGCTCTGTCTGCTTACGCTCTCTGTGAGTTTCGTAGTCGGTGAATGCGTTAACCAGACCCCATGCAGTACCGGTGAAATTAGCGTTATCAGCGTCCTTGTAGCACAGATTGAGTCGTGTCTTCTTCTCGTCGAGAGCTTCTTTCTGACGGTCTGTGATTGCTTTGGTGCTCTCAAAGAACGCGTCGATAATCTTGTTTCTGTCCGTGTCTGTGATGTGCAGGAGTGCAAGCTCTTCTGCGGTGTTGGTGAATCCCTGCATATACAGTGCGGTATCCTTGAGAAGCTGCTGAGCTTCTGCGATGCAGGAATCGATGCGAGAAGAGTGACGAATCGAGATGGTGTTCTCCATGTTCTTGAAGGACATAGCGAACTGATTCTGGCACACGATTCTCAGCGGGCAGATTGTAGCTCTGAGCGAGAACCAGCCGTTGTGGCTTGTCTGGAAAATGACGTAGGGTGTGAACGTGTCGTTGAGGATTGTCAGGCTCGGGAGTTTGCCGATGATGTAGACCATGCCGTTATAAGTCTCACCTGCGCGAACAAACTCGATGTCCGGAATCTCCTCCAGGAACTTGAACGCATCTGCGTTCTGGTAGACCTCGTAGCGGTCAGACACGAGACCGATAGGCTCTCTGGTTTCCTTCTTGACCGTTGCGATGCGGCTAGGTACAAGGATTCCGTCGTGGAGATACACCGGCTCCTTGATAACCGTGTAATCCAGATGTGCCTGCTTGAGGATTTCCTCAACAGAAGTCTGCTGGGAAACGTCGGTACCTACTCTTGTCCATGTTGCTTCTCTTGCCATATGATTACCTCCTGATTTTTGGTTAGGGGCTCTTGTGAACCCGTTGTTGTGTTTACTGTATCTGTATTATAACATATTACAGGTACGAAAACGAAGTTATTTGTAGGTACTTATAATCGCATGGAATCTTGCAATGAACGAACTCGAGCTTCATAATTTCTTTGAAGAAGTCTACCGTCGTGGTATGAATTAGGCGACTCGCACACGATAACAGGATTGAAATCAGGACGCTCAGGAAGTGCCCTAAGGAATTGTGCAGGCTTAGGTCCGGCTTCTCGGATTGAGAAAGGAACATGACGTTTTTCTCCCTTTGCAGTATACTCCAGCTTAGAGAAATGAATGTGCATACAGTTTACTTTCCAAGCTGGTAATAATGCGTAAAGCTGAGAAAAGACCGACTCGAATTCTTCTTTGGTGTTGAGGAATTTGCCTAAGGTTCGTGCGTGCAGATGACCGAAGTCGATACACGGTATGAAGTTGTCTGTCAGATTGCACATCTGGCAAATGTCCTCGATAGTGCCTACCTGGCTCAATTTACCCAGGTTTTCTAAGCAGATAAGTGAACTGTCGAGTAACCCTGCATCTCTCATTTTATACCAGAGTGACCAGAGCGTCTTTCTCTGCACTTCCCAAACCTCTTCAGGTGTTCGTTCTGAATAGTTCGCTGCATGAACGACGATACGGTTTGTAACCCCTGGTTGTATCTGTCGCATAATCGTCAGGTGTTTGACAATGGTTTCTGTACTCATAAAACGAACACCAGGCTTCTTACTTCCGATTGCAACCAGCATAGGAGCGTGCATTGAAAGGTAAGCACCGGTGTTGTTCTTGAACTCTTGAATTTTAGGAAGAACTGGGTCGTCCAGGATGACCTCAGCACCCTGGAGCTTCCAGCCCGTCGTGGCATCCGTAGGATACCAATCAGCACTAAATAACATAGACATCACCTTTAGGATTCAGACTTAGCTACACCTCTAGGTAAGTCATGCTCCTCGAATACATAGTGATTTGTGCGAGGGATAATAAGACGAACCTCGGGGTTATGCTGAGCAAGGAATCCTCGTCTTGTCCAGCACCTAGGACTCTTCGGATAAAGCTGCTTTAGGTAGCTGTTAAACCAAGCAGCATGACCTTCTTCAATCTTCCTACGCTCTTCAAGGTTGTCGTAGATAAGACTCTTCTCACCTGCAGATTGACCGACTTCCTTACCGATGAGGAAACGATTGCGAATACAGTGACCGCCTGCTTTTATCCAGTCTAACTGGAACATCGTATCCTCAGGCGGTTCATTCAGTTGAGCAGCGGTGTGCTTGTCAAAGTAGATTTCCTTACCCTGATACTTTTTGATATTCGGGATGAATACTGCCTGCAGACTTCCATGGATTGGGTCCTTACCCATAAACCAATGTGTCTCACGCATAGGCCATTCGTAATTGGTCTTCTTGAACGGCTCGTACATCGGAAGTATGCAGGAAATCATGTAGCCTTGCTTGCAGAGTTCAAGCACTGCCGGTGTATTAAGGTCATCAAACCAATCCGGGTAGCGATAGTGGTCATAGAACACTCTGTCATCGTCAAGAAGGAAAAGCCAATCATAATCGGAATTGTAGAACTTTTCCAGCAAAAAGTTTCGGTTTACTGCGCAGGTATGCTGGTCCACCTCGATAGGCTTCAAGTCTAGAGTAGTACCGCATTCTGCTTTCGCCGTAGGACCCCAAGCACTCTCAACGCGATAAACCTCGAAATTATCACGTACCTGAGTAGCAAGCCCTTCAAGCCAGCGTAGCTGCTCTTGATGGATAGGGATACGAAGTTTGCCCCGGTCAGTTTCTGGCATATATGAGATTATGCCAACCATATAGTTTGCACTCATGGTATTACCTCCTTTATAAGTATACCTAATTATAACACAGATGTGCGGTTAAATTCGAAGTTTAGTCTTTTAGATATTCGGGTTGATTGTTCCACCACTGGCTGTACTTCTATCTGAATAATAGGTCATACGTCCAGTACCATACGGTATCCAGGAAGAAGGAGAATCATATATCCAACGAGCATCCACGATGTTTCTAGCAAAATAATTCTCATGGAACTGTCCGTCTTGAGGACAACCAGTTTCACTATTATTACCGGTGGGTGCACCACCGGCGATTATCCGCATTTTATCGAAATCGTCCATATCGGCTGTATATCCTGTCATTACTCCACCATATCTAATCATATAGTAGAAATTCTCTAAACCTTCTTGAGTACCAGTAGTGCGAACAGTATTTAGCAAACCACTTTCATTATAGAACGTGCCGAATGACCATGCACCAGTTTCTGGATGCAGCAAAGCTCTGCCTTCTTCTGTCAGATTACTCGAGAATCGTTTATAAGTACCGAGCATTAGATATGTCCTGAACATTCTCGCATACAACCAGCCTACTGGATTATTACCATACTCACGCAGACTAATGCCATACATAATTCCTAAACCAACATTCTGGTCGATATTAGCTAAAGTTGGCAAAGAACCCATATAAGCGTCTGATATATCAACCGAAACATATTCTGTGAACGGTGTATAACGAGTATCTACATCTACACCCTCTACATTGGTAATCTGGTCACAAACCCAGGCATATATCGCTTTACTTGCTTCTGGAAGATAATGCAGATTATCCTGGGTTAGCCAGGCAGCTCCTTTATCATCCTCAAGCTGGTGGATATATTCATTCACATCCAGAACCACGATATTAGACACTCCCGAAAGCGCAGCTTTCAAGTCTTCATTGAATTGCTCAATCTCCTGATTGAAGGGTCCTAAGTCTTGCCCAGCACCTCCATCACATCTACCACTACCGTTACCGTTCGGGCAAAAACCGACGGTACCTACAAATACCTTCGCATTGTTGCCAACATTATTCGCAATGGATTTGTATACATCAGCATAGGCAGAAGCACCGGAACCTAAACCATTTACACCCCACCAGAGTATGATATTATGATTTACACCTTCAGACTCAATCTCAGACTGAACCTGTATCAGCTTATCCAGTGCTTGTCCTCCGTAGCCTTTACCGTCAGTTCCGGTAGCAGCTATCAACTGAACAGTTCTGGAGTCACCTGACCAGTACCAATCAGTGAACGGCGAATAAATCTTTCCACTCGGTGACGGTCCAGGACCAGGTCCCGGTGTACCAGAATGCTTTAGATAGATACTCACTTCTGCTTTTGATATTGGTAACGGGTCTTCGACCTGACCTCTCTGAAATGCAATAGGTTTCTGAGCAAAAAATATCTCATCAAGGTAAGGCATCTCTTCCGGAGGATTGCTGGCATAGAATAGTCCTTGCATCTTTGAGGGTCTTATGTCCTCGATTTTACAGGTTTCTGAGGGAGTGTCATATATCAACGACGAGCCTGCTTCAATACAACCTATGGTGTGAATTTTACCCAGCATCAGCACAAGCGTACTCATACGATAACACCAGACATTTCTAATCTCGATAGGTTGGTTAACCGTTACATAGGAGTTTCGCAGCTCTAATCTAATTACCTTAGTCGACGACCCCGCGATGTCGATGCTCTGTCTAAAAATAACCGCAGGACAATTCTCGATAATCAGCTTATCAGCTGTGATACCGTTCAGATAGACAATCGATGTAATATCTCGCAGCACTAAAATCTTGAAAGAACCGGACAAACGTATCACACCGCCGTAGAATCCTTGATACACCTTAGATTCACGTTGAATATCGACGATTGTCAGAGTACCTGTATGTGACTTTAAGAGACTTGATACCAACGATTGTGGCGGATTTACAATGGTCTGCTCACTAACCGAACCGGATAGCATATAATGTGAATCGTCATATATCAACCCTTCTTCATCTTTTCCGATATTGACCAAGTTCGGGACGACACCTTCAAGATTGATTACATAATCAGAGTTGACTGAAATCTTATTGATAGCTTCTGCGTCCTTCTTCGCGCGCTTTCTGAGGTCACCGATAATGTCCTCAATCTTTTTCTGAAGCTCATCGATGTACGCGAGTGACGGTACCCAATACACAGCAACGGACGTCTTGTCAGTTAGCTCATCGGTGTGTCCTCTGAGCACCAACTCGTCTGCCCTAACCTCAACTTCTGCAATATCCTCGATATGCTTCAACTCGACTTCATCTTCTGATAAGAACTCCAGGTAGGGAATTCTGTTCGGCATTTCATTCACCTTCAGGTGATATTCATACCAGGTTTCATCATCGAGTTGAACTTCTTGTGCTTTGTCAAGAATGAACACGTCTGGATTGTCGTATCGATAAATCTCGCCTAGGTTTGTACCAGAATGCCGCAAGATACGATAGAAATATAACACCTGAGTGTCTCGGTTAGACACCTGCCCTAACTGATAAATCATGTGGTACCTCCTCCCGGTAATGCGGTTCCACCACAAAGCCATACAAGACCATTAGGCGGATTGTCAGGTAATTGCTGATATTGAGCATGACCCTGAATTATGTCACGATATGTCTGGTCTGTATCAGAAGGCGTCCAATAGTTTACGCTAGCGTGGCTGTAGGAACCGTGATAGTCATACATTACGAATTCAGGTACGACATTTCGGTACTGCTCATACGCATAACCGACTGTCATAGCACCTTGAACAACCATCAATTTTTCAAGACCAGCAGTAGAAAAGTTGCAAGCACTTGCCGAATTACAATCGATGAGTACTGCACCTTTGAATGTAGCCCACGTCGACACTGTCGGATACGCATTCGCACCTGCTGAGAATCCGAAGTACCAAAGGTCAGAACCTAGATTAAATTGCGACTGCAAATCTTGGATTTTCTGCATAACCGCATTTTTGCTAGGTAAGGTACCAGAGCCAGGTCTTTGCAAGAATAAGCATGCTGCTCTCGGTCTAACCTTCTCAACCGCACACCACGCACCGAAATTTTCGGTGGCTTCTGTAACTCCCCCTTGTACACCAGGTACACAGAGTATTAAGCCGACATTATCATGACTTTCCGGCATCCATACCCAACAGGTAAGACCTTCAATCGTAATCTCAGACAGTTCACCAGGTCCGGGGTCTCCGCCCGGATTGCTCGGTACATAAGAAGAATACGTAGCATGCCACTTAGATACATACATACCGGGTTGAGGTTCTGCGTCAGAGTTACCAAGTCTTGGTGTTAGATTCTTTTGACCAACAATCATCATATTATCAAAATCAGATACGAATGAACCGATTATATTATGAACATTGAAGTCGAACACGGTATTTGACGAATCGGTATAGTCAGAAAGCTGAACCTTACCGGGAACGGATACCTGAGCGCAACACCAATAGGTGCATCCAGGTCCGACGTATGTCAGATTCTTTACGTTTCCTCTCCAATGCCTACATAAGCTGTTCGCGTACATTCTGAGTTCTTTGATAACGTGTACCTGACTTTCTAGATAAACCGTGCTGCCTTTGCTAATCTGTAACGTATCTAGACGACAGATATATGAAGCGCCGGTAGCAGTCAGATGAACCTCCGGGCAGTCGATTACGGTAATAGAACCTGACCAATTGGTAACGAGCACTTGACCTTTCAGATTTCTCAATACGAGCGACCCGTTGCCAGAGATTAGAATAACAGGTGCCAGGAAGCTATCAACTACATAATGGTCTCTGTCGATAAAGCGAAATTCAACCGACTCATTAAAGATATGCTCCATGTGATTTAGGTTATCCTGCGACATATTGACGAACAGTCTGTTCTTTTCTGCTGTCATTATCTTATACAAGGAGTCGACTAAGTCAGACCCTTCCTCGGTATTCTGAATCTTAATCAGATTAGGAATTAAGCCTACAGGTCGTTTCAGATATCTACCTGTGTCCTTGAAGTTCTTAATTTCATTTTCTAATTTGTCATATTCCTTGACTAACCCTTCGAGGTCTTTCAGAATGTCGTTTAGCAGGGAATCAATATGCCGAAGTGAATAGCACCAGTACACATCGGTAGGCAAGACATCGAGATAATCGGTCGTGCTATACAGGGTAATTCCTTCGTCGTCGACTTCAACATCGATGAAATCAGCAATCCACTTCCAATCGGTATTGTCACCAGGATGAAATTCTAAGAACGGTACGCAATCAGCTTCTGGTGTGATACCTTCTAACCTAGCTTCATAAACCGTATCATAGCCTTCTACTTCACGGGTACTTTCTTTCCAATCCAAGGTATCTACCGTTTGCTTCTTACCGTCTCTACAGATTGCTGTTATGTTATGCGATGGCTCCCTGAGTATTCGATACTCATAGAGCAGCTGAATATTTCTATTGGTAATCGAACCAATATCGTAGAACATTTAATCACCACCTTGACGAATATGAATATTGTCAACATCAAATTCTAGAATTCTGCTAGGCTTGAGCTCTTCGTCGTGCTCACCGCTGATTTCGTCTATACGTCTACCAGCTATGTATAAAGCCGCCCCATCACCGGTTAGGTTACACCACCAAGCTGTACCTAGAATATGAGTCGGGTTGATGGGTATAATCTTATCCCAGCTGTAATAAGAACAACCGTGCCCGATTAACGTAACGTGCTTTATCTTCAACCCTGTATAGGTTAATGCCGTTGCAGTAGGTACAGCGATTAGAGTTGTACCTCCCACAATGCAGATATCATCTACTTCGCATTGATTAAGTACCACCAAAGACCTATGAGCGTGAAGATATTTGCAATGAAATCCTGAACGAATGGAAACACCCTGCGCGACAGTCGTTCTAAAATGGACTAATCGGCAGTTCCATAGATATACCTTACCTGAACCGGTGATAAAATTTATACCACTTTCTACATCTCGCATAACCCAATCTCCGTTACCCTTGATGTTGATAGAATAGCCAGAGAAGGATTCTAGGTAACGGGTATCACCATCAGTAACCGAGATGTTGATGCTATGTCTCAACTTTCGAGGCAAGGACATCAGAAGCTCTTGGCTGGGATTTACGAGCATCTGAGCGTCAAGAGCTGAGGTAATCATGTAGTCAGAATCTTTCATAGTCAATCCGGACTCACCTTCAGTGAATTGAACCAGGTTTTGGTCTCTACCAGATATGGCAGCAATTCCTTTCGGCTGATTTTTCTTATCACTGAACTTTTGTCTGAGTTTGGTAATATCAAGCTCCTCTAAGGCTGCTAGATAATCGTCAATCGCTTGTCGTATGCTATCCAGAGAGCTAACCCAGTAGACTCTAATCTGAACAGGTTCCTCAAATTCAGCAGAATTTCCATAGATAGTCATATCGTCCAGATATAGAAGCGTTTCAAGGTGTTTTCGGTCATTCTCATTCTTGGTATCAAATTCTAGGTATGGTATGTACCCATCACGATTAGCTAAATCTAGACTAAATCCATATATAGGTGAACCTGAGTCAGTTTCAAACTCTGTTTCTGAACCTTTGAATATTTCAGTCACTTCAGGTTCACCGGCATTATAGATTGCCGATAAGAAGTCTGCGGGCTTGCGAAGTATTCGATAATAATGCAGCAAAGATAAATCACGATTACTAATCTCATTCATCTGATACATCAGCATCACCTTCCTCCTCGGTCGTGTCGGTGGGTTCATCACTACCGTCATACGTCGGCTGTCCGCCTTCTTCTGTCTTACTTGCAGAATCTGATGCGTCAGATTCAGCTACCTGAGTGTCATGGCGATAAACCTCAGTATACAGAATTTCCTCATCTGTCTGCTCTGCATGAAGTCGCAAGAACGCTTGTTTGTTCTCCTCAAAGAATGATACTGCGCCGTCAGAAGTAGAATAAGATTTCTGTTCTTCCTCCCAGGTTTGAGCAACATTCTGATATTGGAATAAAAATGTTCCCGAGCCCTTAGCAAGCGGTTCGTCAAATGCCATTCCTGGCGATGTGCCGCTCGGTACCGCGATGACTCGGATATGCGTGTCCTTGTTTATTGTTATACTGCTGCTATACAGCAATGCGTTAGCTGCTACGGTATACGACGTGGTACCATTATTAGTAGTATATTGATACGGTGACGAGCCGTCTAAGGTATAGTACAGGCTTGCGTTGTCTGCGTCTGTGGTAATTGTAATTTGCTGCTCACGTTCATCAAGTCGAGTATCCAGCGTCGGTATGATGCCGGGTACCGGTGAGAAATAGATACGTTTCGGAGGTATAACATCAACCGTGACTTTGATGACTTCGGTATAAGAACCTCCGCCACCACCTCCGCCACCGCCACCAGAAGTAGGCATGGGCGTGAGCACCTTAACGCAGTCCAGGTCACCAGACCAGCCTGGTACACTACCGTGGTCAGAATATTGCATCATATATACCTTTGTATACGATGCTTCAGGAAGATAATAGTCAAGAGTACTGCGGTCGACAGTATCAAAAGTTCCTGTCCAGTAAGCTGCCCATATCGGCTTATCGCCCATTCTGCTGCTCCCATACCAGGACTCAAAATTACCGGCTGAGCTATACACGCCCACCACGGGGTAATCCGCAGCATTGAATACATTCATGAATCGTTCGACATACGCATAATTTACAGCCGGGTCTGAGCTAGGTACGGGGTCATAGCCATACTCCGGATTGTATTCGGTATCTAACCAGATACCCAGATTAACCTTTTCTTTAGTAGCACCTATCGTTTGCAGATAAGCTAGAGCGTCTTGGAACGCTTGTGTCTGGTCTGTAGCGTACGCTGCATAATTATAGAAATAGATGCCTAAACCTAATCCCCTATCAAAAACCTTCTGAACTGCTTCAGCTGGGTCAAAACTGCTTTCGATAGAAAAACCGCTACCGCGTATCGCACCGACTTGGATTATCACACCTGCATCGCCCGCATCAGCTATAGCATCGATACAAGGATTTAGGCTACCGCCAGATACCTGGGGATGTGCAATATCATGACACGGTTTATCAGGATAATACGGTTCACTCGGAGTCTCGCCACCAGGTGGACCGTAATCAGTAGCTGTATCATCAAGCTGAATGTAATTCCAATTCCCTGCCGCTGCAGCATCAACCATGTTCCACCCTGAGGGTAGTGTAGTGCTGTCATAAGCATCGATAGGGTCATCTATCCTGGTACCACCAGATAATACGTCATAATGTAGATGAGGTCCTGTAGAATCTCCGGTACTTCCTATCTTACCGAGCGTATCTCCTTGACTAACTGTATCACCTACAGCCACCTGAAGTGAACCCTCTGCCATGTGCATAAACCGATGTTCCAATCCCTTCTCGTCGGTTATGATAGCGCAGGTACCCATACCTCCGTTCCAGCCATCTCCTGCTCGAGTTACAGTACCGAATGTTGGTGTTCGAACAGGCACTACGTCGATTAAACCACTGCTGTGCATATCCCACGCATGGTGATTCGGGTTAAAACTGCTTGTCTTTCCCTGTGATGGCGTCGTACCGTGCCCATTACCATCATTCAAAGCTAACTCGAAAAATCTGGCAAGACTCATCTGATTACCAGACGTGTCACGTAGCACTATCTTATCGCCGCTATATTCATTTCCCATCTTCACTCCTCCATTCCTTGCAACCAGGTTGCATAATCACTTCTATCATACATCTCGTCTTCATCATGCAGAAATAGATATCCTCGTGCGTCTTCTGCTTCAATCGTTTCTCCGGTTGCGTCGGTTAGAAACATCGAGTTCTTAGCAGCACTAATCAATGCAGAAATACCTACATCGCTACCGTCTGCGGCAGAATTTGTGAAGTATGCAGATGACCTACCGTAGTCTTTGGTATGAGTAGCAACATCGGTTATCACGCACCGGAAGTGAACAGGAAATTGTGTTCTAATAAGTGGTACCCAACCCTTAGACGCCTCATAATCGTTCGTACCGTCTTCGTGCAGAATGGTGGTTCTTCCATAGAGCAACGGGTCTGAATTGTCTAAGGTAAACATCATCAGAATACCTGCTTTTACAGCTTCTTGCCAATCTTTGTCATCTTCACCGTTGGTGTATCGATAGGTAAAATTGGGTATAAAATCCAACCAAGAATCTGAGTAAGCATCCGTCGCCGCCCTTCCTGTACTGTCGACAACCAAGGAATGGACAGGAAAATATCCAGGCATGGCTTTATCGAACTGACCGCTACTATTTCGGATATTGTAGAAGAATTCTAATTTTGACAGGAATTTCAGCTCAATGTCGAGCGATTGCAATGATTGAGTACCACTCGATACTGTTCCAGCCGTTGTGCTAGAACCACCGCTACCGTTGACATATCGCAATACTTTTGCTGCATCACTGTCTTGGATTGTCCAGGTAGCTGCTAAATCAGCAGGGTCATTATCTTGAAGATATTTCGCACCAGCAGCACATGATTTCGGAATAGCTTGCCCGCCGGTATTCGGTCCGCTTCCAGCATTCAATCCATACGCATTTCCATTAAGATAGTCAACAAAAATATCACAATGACTATGACCACTTGCAGCTCTTATATCACCAGGTCGTGCGTCAGATGCATCGAATGGTAAAACCTCCCAGTCTGGTGATATGTTGCCATTTCTATCCTTTACAAAGCTGGACGTAGCATCCGTTAGATACCAACCGTCACCAGTATGCCCAGGAACAGACGAGACTCCCCAATTCGGGTCATAACCCATAACTCGAATGATACACTGAATTACACCTGTACAGTCGCATCGGCATGAATACGTCGTACCGTCTACATTGATGTCAACGGTGAATTGACCGTAATTACCTGAAGGATGAGCTACACCTAGAGCTGCATATACCTTGGCAGCTGCTGTTAGAAAAGCAGATTCAGCCGCATCCCAAGCTGCCATCGTACCACCCCTTATCTACAGTATGATAACCAGCAACACCACTCATAATCATCTCTTCACGATGCCGGTCAAAGATTTCCTCAACTCGCATTATGCTACGAGTTTTATTCTCGACGTCGTCTCTGAGTAAGAACAGCTGCATTCGGTTAAGATTTCCTTTCCAATTACGCTTACGAACGTTCTTATCTGTTGTCTTGGTTAAAATCGCTCGCTCTACGTTCGCACCAGACACCTCGATGAAGTATATGCCCCAATCTCCATCTTGATTGTGATAGTACAACCTAAGACCACTGAACACTCTTTCACGGATAATCTGTTTGTAAAGTTCCTCTCGCTCTATTGTAAGGAGCCGCAAGGATTCGATGCAATGCTCGGTATTCTCAAGTAGATATAGAGATTCAATGACCTTGATGTAGCGGTTGAGTATTCGAGTACCTCTTTCCCAGTCTTTCACGTCATCAGGAAGAAAGAGATGGTTCAATTCAAGTTGCGTACCAGATTCATCATCACGTAGAATGAATCCATCGTAGAACTTGCAGCCCATCTCTTTCAACTCTTTATATTCAGGAATTCGATTGCCTATCTCGAATAAACGATTTCGTCTTTCTATAATGTCTTGCATATAGAAAAAGCTCGGTATTTCCATTACAATTACCCTCCAATTCGTCTAGGCATCCTCCCACTCTCGACAACACTGAGCATCCTAAGAAATCGGATTAGATACCAGAATGTGTGAAGGTAACTGCGTGCATCTGTTTCAGGATGTGACCTAGTAGCTGTAATATCCTGTCTGATGACATCGTGAAGTTTCTTCTTCAACTCTACATCACGACTTTCGTCAGCAGTGACCAGTTCATCAAGCCAGGTTTCTGGTAAGTTATCCAGAATAAAGAACGCATCAGAGCAATATGTAGATATTGTTCTTTTCTTTACACCTGGCTTAATTTCCTGCATAAATGAGAAGAATGCTTCACGCACACGTTCAACTCGATATGAGTCATTTCTTATCGACAATACTGTCCCATTCATCCTGCCACGGCACCTCCCTACGAAGGAAAAGTCTGGTTGGGTCGAATGTGTTTCTGCGAGCATTAAGCTCTTTCTTTGTCCAGAGAGCCTTGTTTCGAGGATTTTTGCTCTTCAGGTATTCGGTAATCCAGCCCTTGTGGTATTCCTCAGCCTCTCTACGATGCTCCTTGCTCTCATAGATTGAGCTCTGGCTATCACCGCCGAATTCTTTCATAACCAGATTCTTGTTCATTGCCAGCCCGTGCTTAGCAAGAATCCAATCCAGCTCGAACTGAACATCTTCCGGAGGAGAACCAGGAAGGCAACTGGTTTCGCCGTTCATATAAACAGGTTCATATCCATACTTTACCAGGTTCGGGATACACGCAATCTGAAGAAATCCAGAAGGAGTGCTCTTAGAAAGAAACCACGCTTCATGACGTTTCGGAAATTCCACGCATTGTTTCTTAAACGGTTCAGTCATAGGAGTCAAAGCCTTGATAATAGTGCCAGCAGCTGCCAGTCTATCACCGTCCGGTCCCTTGAGCTCTTTGGTAAAGAATTCTTCACCGTTAAAATACGGGTACAATGAGCGGTCGTCGTCCATAATCACAAGCCAGTCGTAATCCGATTCATAGAGCTTTCTGAGCAAGACGTTGCGATTCGCACCGGGATAAGCAGCACCTACCTGCAGATGTGTGATGTTGAAAGGAACGTCGTTCAAACAGTCGTAGTCGGAATCAGTGCCCCATGCACTTTCAACTCGGTAATACAAATCGTCAGGCGTGAGGAACGTAGACAGCCAATCAAGTTGCTTTCTGTGATTTGTGATTCTCTGTGCCTTTCTTTTCCCATCAGGTGGGATATAACAGATTGTACCATACATTACCTTACCCATGATTAACCTCCTTCATCTGGGTGTTTTCTTAATATTATTATATAACACCACACGAGCCGAAAACGAACTTATGTGGTGTTATCTAGAATGTGTTTGATTTCAGCATACTTTTCGTATGACGTGAGCGGCTCGTAATCCAAGTCCCATAATCCCTTTGTCTTTGCTAGAAATCGGGGGTCGTTGAAGTCTGTGACATATTCGCGGGTCTTCTGGTCAACCCACATTACACTACCGAATAGATGAAGCCGATACTCACGAAGGAACCCTCCTAACCACTCTACAGGAAGATTAGCTCTAAGATAAAGCTGAAACTTTATCCTTACCTGCTGTGGTATTGGTCGTGCGTATGCTAAATCCTTCTTCCGAATTGCATTACAGCAGGCTTCGTAGGCTGGCATAGTTTCTGCGGTTATCTTATAGAATGATTCATTGATTAAGAGTATCCCTTGCACATACATACCGACATAAGACATTAGACTCGAGTACTCAGCGTGCTGATTTCTGGGTAACTCTAACGCATCTTGGTAATCGTGCGGTTTGGCTTTGATAACTCCTAATACTTTAGCAGCCTGATACTCGATAGGCGACATGACACATCACCTCTCTCATCTTGGCTTACGACGCTGTAAATAAACCCCGAGTAGGTTGGTCAATTCCTGCGAATCCGTTCTCGCTGCGAACTTGTCAATGAATTTATCAATAATCTCGTCGGTAATGATTGTATTCGGTTCTTCCCAATGGTCAACACTGGTATTCAAGGAAACCAACTGCTTGTTACGCATAACAGCATCTTGATGCTCAATCAGTTTAGACTGAATTTTACGCTTATTGGTAACCTTGACAATGTTCGCGTAGATATCATCTACGGTGTCAAACTCACGAAGCAGTTCAATACCAGTAGTCTCACCGATACCTGGAACACCAGGAATATTGTCAGAACCGTCTCCGATGAGGGCTTTCAATGAAACAAGCTGCTTAGGTGCAATCTTCTTCTCTGCAAAGAACAGAGCATCGTCCCACAGAACGTGCCTACCGTTTGTCTTTAACTGAATGACACGAACATTCTTCTGCAAAAGCTGAAGCCAGTCTGCGTCAACAGTCAGCAGAGTTATCTCATTCGTTGCAGCATAACGCTCTACGAACGCACCTGCCAGGTCATCCGCTTCCCTACCGGGTTGTTTGTAGACAGTACCAATCATCGCACCCAACTCAAGAATGAAGTCCACCTGCTCATAGAAAGAAGGCTCGGCGGCAGTTCGATTAGCTTTGTAGTCAGGGTATAATTGTTTACGCTCGTCAGCTGAGCCAGGCATGTCTGTCACGAAAATCGGATAGTAGTCTTCTACCGCATGAACACGGCTAAGAAACTGCTTGAAGAAACCGACAATAACAGACGTAGGTTCACCCTTGTCATTTGTCAACTCGGGATATCCATATAGAGCTCTGAAGCTAAGAGCATAGGTGTCTATCACAAGATATTTCATTAGACTCCTCCTTATAAATTTTCTTATAAAACTCTTGTATTTTATGTTATCACAATTATAACATTTTTTGGGTGTTATTTCGAAGTTTCTCAACCTGCTAGGCAATCCACCAGCTGGTCGGGCAGAATAGCAGGAAGACATGGATATTCATCGATAGTACACAAGGTGTCTCTCATGTCGAATTCGAACTCAAGGTTATACTGCTTAGGCGTCTCAGAATCTTTAATCACCTTGAATTCATGCTCGGTACATAGTCGGGTAAAATCCTCAACATCTCGAATTCCGCTTTCAACCTCGATACGAGTAGTCTGATAGGTATTTGAGGTTACAGCAGCCGCTACCAGGTTTGCACCTCGCTTCATAACGTACAAATCTACCGGCTCATTCTTAGGTACGCCTTCAATTTTGACTCTACAAGTCTGCTTATACATAGAACTCATCCTCTCTTCTTTGAGTGACATACGAACTGCTTAAATGCTGCGGTATGGTATACTATATGTATACAACTATAAACCGTGCATTTAAGCAGTACCGTGGTTTATTACACCAAACTGTCGTCTGTTTCGTCTCCGTCTTTGCCTACCTGACAGCAGCTTTCGCAACCGTCACAGGAATCACATTGGCAGTTCTCGCAACACTTCTTGCCGCTGCCTTTCTTAGATGAACCGAGTAGGTAGGGTGCATCTGCATCGCCGTTGATTGTTTTTAGGTACAGATACGCATACCAGTCTGGGTTCTGCCGAAATGTGTCGAAGCTGAACATAATGCGAAGACGAACTGTTCCCTCGAGCTCAAGAGAATCCAGCCATGTGCTGGGAACGACAATCTCAGGACGCTCACCGACTTGCTGGAACAATTCCCAGCTCTCGCTGTCCTTGTCGATAACGTGTTTCTCATTATCCTCGACATTCCAAGTCACCTTGGTTAGGCGACCACGGAAGTTTTTCGGCATTAGGAATCTCAGGTCAATATCATGACCCCATTCCTTGATTTTCATGAATCCACAGGTAGTGAACTCAGCGGGATTCGTTAAGATATCAATCTGATTTCTCATGAACCTCTTCTCCTTTTCATTATATTTATGCAACACAGCAAAACTGTGATAACATCAGACCATATTCAAAATCTTGGTTACAAGTGCTTGTTCGGTCTTCCTACCAGCTTCTATAATCGTCTCTGACAATTCATATTTACCGTCCACGATTCCTTCGTTGACTTCATCATATGTGTTTCTCGTAACCAGTCGGATAATATTTACAGGGTTGAACTGACCTATACGATGGCATCTATCCTGAGCCTGTTCCTCGTCAGCTGCTGTCCATGGAAGTTCATACTCCACAATGGTAGAGCTTGCTGTGAGGTTAATTCCTGTACCCATCGTCTGATAGTTACCTAAGATTATATTACACTCAGGTACATTCTGGAACGCATGAACATTAGCCTCACGCACCTCATTATTGACCGCACCATAGATAAGTGCAGGATTATACCCATGCTTACGCAGTGCCCAGTTAAGGTATTCAATGGTGAATACATGATAACAGAACACCACGACTTTTTGACCAGATGCTATAACCTCCTCAAGTATATCTAGAAGTGACTCTAACTTAGCACAAGCTTCGGGAGGGAATGACTCCATAACCCGGGGAGGACAGCTCGTTGCTTTCTTTAATCCTACAAGCTGACCCATAGGACTTGCCGCTGCTAGAATTTCAGCAGAACGCTCACGAAGGTCTTTCTGAATCTCCTTATACAGTTTCTTCTGTTCTGGGAGCAAGTCTACATAGTAGGTCTGAACCGTCTTCTCAGGCAGGTCGAGGCACTCTGCTTTCGTACGTCTGAGCGTCCAGCAACCGAAGTCAAAAGCCAAATCGTCCAGATTTTTATAACCGATTACCTCACGGTCCTCAAAACCACCCTTGATGCAGTATTTCGCTTCAAAGTAGGTTTTAGGCGGTACTGTACGATTCAACCACTTCATCATAGCGTACAGGTCAAGCGGTGAATTGACAATAGGTGTACCTGTTAAACCGAGTTTGTAATGCGTATCCAATTCCAGCAAACCCTCTGTCTGCTTTGCTTTTGGATTCTTGCATTTGTGTACCTCGTCGACAACTACCATGCCGATTATTCCGTCCTGCACTTGCTGCTTAAGAGCATCCACGATAGCAGCGTTTCTGAGAGACTCGATGTTGGTGATGATGACCTGTGCCGCCATTTTCTTGAGCCGGTTTACATCATCGACCTTGTCCTTTCCAGAACCTATCTTGGTCTGAAGTCCAGATTTACCAACTGGTCTTGTACCCAGGATATAACCGACAAGGTCCGTGTGCTTCTTGACCTCATTCTGCCAGTTATACTGAAGTCCCGAAACGCCTACTATTATAAGAGCCTTACGAATCTGCCCTGCGAGGATTCTGTTCGCAATCAAATCGAGAGACTGTTTGGTCTTACCGAGTCCAGGCTGGTCGAGCAGCAGCATCTGAGCGTGGCGTTCCGAGAATTTTAGAAATGCCTTCTGATGCTCGTATGGTTCGGTCTTCCAAACCGTAAAGTCGAGAGAATCGGCATCCGGCTCGATTACTTCCTCAGGTACTGGTGTGAGGATAACTTCTGATTGATTTTCGTAACGTGGAACCCACGCATGCTTAGGTCTACCTTTATAGCGGTATAATTCGTATTCTCTGGTTGTCTTGCCGATTAATTCTACCGGCTCACCTTTGTAATCAAAGAACATTGAAATCCTCCTTAACAACGGTTGTGATTTTATTTTATTGTAATCATATTATAACATATATCGTGCGTGAATTCGAAATAACACAACTTCGTATACCTTGTTGTATTTACTCTTTATTTCTATTATGCTTTTTGTATATAATTTTTAATTCTATGGATTTTACATACCTCACAATATATTATATGTTCGTCTACCACTCCCTATAATATATCACGCCGACAAGTCGGACGCACACCGCTCTCGCTTGTTATCACAATCGTCGCTACAAAGGTCTTTCGCTTTCAGCAAAAAACCTTGACAGCGGCAAGCCGCAGACAAACCAAAACCAAACAAAATCAAAATCAAGAAGTAAAAACCAAAAGCTAGATAATACAAATTATAAGCAAATAATAGTCCAAAGTAGAAAGTTTCAAAATAGGCGCGTCAGCGCCTGAAGCTCATCAAAGCACGCCCGCCTTTAGTCTGCTAAAGCAACATAAAGAAACACCGCAGATGAGGTTGTTGTTATTATAAATAGTATACACACCGCTGTCATGGTGTTCTGTAAGCAAGTTCGATGTTATAATCTGCTTTGTGTTATAATTGTGATATAGTATAAAATGTGATTATATAGGCGTGCTTGGTACGCTTACATCACAACTTCGTGTCACATGATTTTCCATGTTATACTTTATATGTGAGTTTAACGTGTTCGTCACACGTCGTCAGAAAGAGGGTCTATATTATGTGCCAGAGGGTTCTCCCTAGAACTTCTTTCGAAGAGCGTCTTCCAGAGGGTTGGTTTTTATCACGTCTCTATAAAGGAAACAGAATTCTGTATTATAACAATCTAAAGGTAGCAAGCCTTGCTGACAGTTTTGATATAGAATCTGAAGTGAATGAGATAATCAACAATCCACCAGAAGCTGTTCAGGCTGCATTATATCAAGATGGTAGAATGCCAGCAATCGAGTTGAGTTCTAACATTCAGAAGAAATTAGTCAAGAAGGGTATAATTCCATACGAATTTGCTCTTAACTGTCTTCACAGCATTGAGAGCTGGTTGTATAAGATAATTCCCGCAAGGGCAGAATACAACGGTAAATTCTACATCAACAAGCGTAACCGTTGGTACGACGAGAACGGTAATTGTATCAACACAACACTTCTATTCTTGTCTACCTGGGACGCCAGAGTTCGTTACGCACAAGGAAAATGCACTCTTGCTGATGTAGCAAGATACAGTTGGTCTGCTGTATTAGAATGTCTTGGTGATGACCACCAAAGGTTTGTGACTCAGGTACTCAAGCCTAAGATGGAAATTAACCGTAAGGGCTGGGTTTTAGATGCGAAAGCAAATAAGTCCAAGAAGTTGAAGCAGAACGCACACTGGGAGCACACCGAATTTGATTGTTCTGATGAAATTGAAGAGGAGTATAGAGATGATGTAAATTCATGCTTATATAACTATTTCTTCAGTTCGATTGACAATCATGTTCAGATGTTTACAGAAGAATGTAATGTTCCTGCGTTCAAGGACATGAAAGCTCGCACAGAAGCGTATGAGCAGGATGTTCTTGCTCAACTCAAGGCTATCGAACCTCAGCTCTGTAGATTCAAGTGGAATGCACTATTAAAATCCCATGAACCGGTGTTTGCACCTCAGATGATGTCTGCGGATAAATGGGACGATTTCTACGACTTGGTTCATCAGGTAGTTATCGGTCAGATGAGCGGACATGAAGCTGCGTTGCACCTCGTTCACGGCGATTGGTCAAAAATCAAACGAGAGAGCAACAGGTACGAAAAGCACATGACGCAGCACGTACCTTTTTATAGCGAACGCTGGCAGAAGCTGGATGTTAAGACGACCTCCTTTGTAGACGCGGTCGAGTATGTTAAGACAAACATTCGTGACCTGATTACAATGGGTTACAGAGCAGCAGACAAAGTCGTGGTGTCATTCACCTACGACGAATGCAGATTTGCTCTGAATGTAGAATCCGGTGAAATTCAATACATCGGTTACTCTAACGGAAAGTTCATGTCCGACACTTGGCTTAATCTAAAGCCAGAGGAGAGACGTAGATTACTTCATGATGATACAGAGTGGGAATATCAAGAGAAAGCGATTAAGAAGTATCGACGATTATTCTCATATCTGTATAATGTCGTTCATAAGCATTGGGATAGGGCGTGCTACTTCGTACAAGACAAGTTGCTCGCGAAACGCAAGTATCTCCGACCATCTTCTGGATTCCTTGACCGGATGAAGGAGAAGGCAGATAAATACATTAAATCTTTAGAAAGAAGGGTTGCAATTTGCTGAACACACAGCTTTACTTTGCTGGCAGTGCACCGCAGGAAGTCGACGAGTTTCTCGTCAAGAAGGGTTACAACCGACTCTTCTCACAGCTGAATGACCGTTCACGAATTAAGCGTTGGATGGGATACAAGGATGAACATCCTAGCATGAAGCTGTTCGTTGACTCTGGTGCGTTCTCAGCGTACACCAAAGGAAAAGAAATCGACCTCGACGATTACATCGCTTACCTCAACGAGTACGGCAAATACTTCAACGTCATGGTTCAGGTGGACTATATCCCAGGTAAATCAAACGTCGTGCAAGACAGACAGGTTTATCTCGATGCACCTAGAATCTCCTGGGAGAACTTCCTCCACATGAGAGAGCGTCTCGACAAGAGCCTCTGGGACAGATTCATTCCTGTTTTCCATGAAGGTGAAGATTTCAAGTGGCTTGAAAATATGCTCACATATAAGGATGCTGATGGCAATCCACTTGCCTACATCGGTATTTCACCTCATACGGAAACTACCACAGACCGCAGACTTGTGTTCTGTAAGGAGGTATTCCGTCGCATTAAACGACTCAATCCGCAGGTTAAGACACACGGATTTGGCATGACCGCGTTGAACATTCTGCAGTATATCGACTTCACCTCGGTTGATTCTACTACCTGGCTTAAAGGTGCAATCTACGGAACAGTTCTTGTTCACAGACATAATAAGCTGGCAGCAATGAACGTAGGAGAAAGAACAACCGGCGCTGCTGACCACTTCTGTTGGTTAGGTGCTGATGCGAAGGAAGAGGTTTGCCGACTCATCGAGGACGCAGGATTCTCTACTGAGAAGCTCAGAAAAATCGACCCGACCCGTGAGACAGAAATTCCTGATGATGGTGAGCCTGATATCACCAACAGCATTGCTATGCGTCAGATGTTCAATGCAGCGAGCATGATTCGCTATCTCCAGACCACAGACTTCCTCGGCTTACCTAAGTCGGCTCGTCGTATTGGTCTCTAATACGTCTATAACACAACTTCGTTTTTCACGAAATTGTTGTGTTATAATATAGATACAATGTTAGACACACACGTTACCGCGGACCGTGTAGTGGAATACATTGGGTCTTGCTTACCATTGTAAATAAAAGACAAGAGTAAGAAAACCAAAGCACAAAACACCAAGCGTTGAAAACCAAAATTTTTGAATCCAGAAAGGAAGATTTTTATGGCACGCTATACAGCGGAAGAATCCAAGTCCATGGAGTACCAGGGCGCCGAGACCTTCAGAATCGAGAAGGACGGCGGTAAAGCTCAGGTCGTATTCCTCTACACAGACGAGAACAGCGTTGACGGATGGTCCTGTCACAGACTGCCTGGTGCAAACTACTACACCTACACTGTTGACTGCCCGAGAGGCCCGAAGGACGATGTTGACAAGTGCCCGGCTTGCAAAGCTGGTGAGCCGCTTTCTACTCGTGTGTTCGTTCTCATGCTTGACGTCACAACCGGTAAGGTTATGATTTGGGACAAGCCGGCATCCTACCGCAAGGAAATCACCGGTCTCATGAGCTACTTCAAGCCGCTCTACAAGCAGAAGTTTGAGATTACTCGTGAAGGTACCGGTCTCAACACCAAGTATCGCACTATGCCTATCGGCGACAGCGGTCTTACCGAAGAGCAGTATAAGGAGTTTGTCCAGAAGGCAAACGAGGTCTGCAGCGACTATGTTCGTCCTATCGATAAGTATGAGGAAATCAAGGCACGCTCGGTTGCTGCTCAGGCAGAGCAGGTTCAGGTTGAAGCTCAGCAGGGACAGCAGGCTCCTCAGCAGAATGCTTGGGGTCAGAATATGCCTCCTCAGGGTCAGGCTGGCTGGGGTGCTCCTCAGGGTCAGGCTCCTCAGCAGCAGTGGGGTGCGCCGCAGGGTCAGCCCCAGCAGGGAGGTTGGGGTGCTCCTCAGAATCAGGCTCCTCAGAATATGCCTCCTCAGAATGCTCCTCAGGGTCAGCAGGGCGGCTGGGCTCCTCAGGGACAGCCTCAGCAGAGCGGTTGGGGTGCAGCTCCGAACGGTGCTTGGCAGAACAATCCGCAGAACTAATTGATAAAGGAGTAAAGATACATGATTTGTAAGAAGACCAACCTGGATACAGCTCTCGCAGCTGTATCCGAAGGTTTAACCCCTAATTCATACGTTATCCTCGCACAGACAGTCACTCTGCACGTTGCAGACGGCAATCTGTACCTTATCACCGAGCCGGATGATGGTGAGGTTTGGTACAGTGCTAAGGTCGGTGCAACCACAGAAGCATTCCCGACAGTTTCTGTTGACGGTGCAAAGTTCAGCAAGGCAATCTCCTATTGCGGAGAGTCTGTTGAGCTCACTGCTACTGAAGACACACTCATTATCAAGAACGAGAAGGGTACTCTGAAGCTCCCAATCCTCGTCGATGATGCGGGTCAGCCGGCTGTTCACGAATTCTTCACACCTACTGGTACTCAGCTTAAAGTTGACCACCTCAACCAGATTAAGATGCTCACCGGCACGCTTTCCAAGACTATGGACAGCATCGCAGAGCGTTGCATCTACACCGATGCAGAGTGCTCGTTCGCAACCGATGACATCAATATCAGTAAGGGCGATTCGCTTATCAATGAGCCGATTCTTCTCTCCGCTCGTATGATTAGCTACTGCACCAAGCATTCTGATGTTCAGATTTATGATGCCGGTGCAGAGTTCTTCTGGTTCGTTTCGGCTGATTCTGGTGCATCGGCAAGATTCTCCAAGGTGTTCCAGGACTTCATTCCTCAGTTCCCGCTCGAAAACCTCAAGCAGGAGTTCGCAAACCCGGTTAAGAATTCTGTAACCGTTGATATGGCATCCTTCCTTAACTCCATGCAGTTCCTCGCAATCGTCGCAGATTCTGCTAACGATTATAGCGTAACGGTATGCCAGGAGACTCCGGAAGAGCTCATTCTCAAGTGTGCAGATAGCATTCAGAAGGTTCCTTGCAAGTCCGTTAAGGGAGAAGGTCCCTGGTCTATCGAGGTTGACTGCTTGAGTGCTAATGCACGTTTCGCAGCATACGACGGCATGGTTCAGCTCGATGTTTATGAGAGCCAGCTTGCCTGTGTAGGACCTGTGACTACTTCTATCGGTCTTATCTCCTGATGGCAGATAATCTCGGTAAAGTCTGGGAAGACATCGTCGAGGAGTGGTTACAGCAGAACAATATCTGCTATGACCGCATCCACGACCAGATGTCGGGTAAGAAAGGTTCTAAGAATGTGTGCGACTATGATGCGTACATATACCCGCACATTTATTACATCGAGTGTAAAGAGTGTGCTTCCCCTAGGTTTAACATGCTGCAGAACATTGACGAATATCAATGGATACACATGCTAGAGAAGGACTTAATTCCGGGAGTAAGGGCTGGGTATGTAATTTGGATGTCAGGTGAGCAACGAGCCTTCTGGGTATCACCACTCACGTTAGACTTGTATTACTCCGCGGGTAAGAAGTCGGTGACGGTTGAGGACTTAGAGGTAAGCGGTGTGGAGCTGAAACTCTACATGAAGCGAACCCGGTGGCATTTAGAAACATGCTTAGATGTAGTTGAAGAATACTTGGCACAGGTGAACTGAGAGCATCGGTTCACCTGTGTTTTATTTTCTGTACGCACTGCTTAACTGCTACAACCACGACACATACAATGGTCATGCGCAATCACTGCATTTAAGCAAAACCACGTTACTTCGGTTACAAACTTCTAAATCGTGTATAATATGTATATAAACAAACACCAAGGAGGTACATTATGCGAAATCTTGCTGCTGTCTACCGTCCGACACGACTTGAGGATGTTGTCGGTCAGGAAGACCCTAAGAAAGTTCTGCGTAATCACCTACAAGCAAAGCCAAAGTCCGGCTACCTGTTTGTAGGCTCTGCCGGTACAGGTAAGACAACCTGTGCTCGTATCTTTGCACATGAACTCAACGGTCAGTCTAACATCTACGAAATTAACGCTGCTGATAATACAGGTGTTGAGGGCGTTCGTAAAATCATTTCTGACGCTCGACACAAGCCTATTGGCACGAAATATAAGATATTCATTCTCGACGAGTGTCACATGCTGACAGTACAGGCGTGGAACGCTCTTCTGAAACTCGTCGAGGAGCCGCCGGAGTCTGTTGTTCTGTTGTTCTGCACCACAGACCCCAGAAAGATTCCGAACACAATCACCTCTCGTGTGCTGCGTCTGGATTTCACTCGTATCGACATTGATGCAGTTACCGACCGCTTGCTTTGGATATTGGAGCAGGAGAACATAACCGGTGTTCAGCGTGAACCTCTGAGATACATCGCTCAACTCGCGAACGGAGGTATGCGTGATGCTATCACCATGATGGATAAAGTCCTCGGTTATGGTGTAGACATCAACTTTGATGTTATCAACACCGCACTGGGACTTGTAGGCTTTGATGTGCCTATGAATATTCTTAAAGCACTCTATGACCATGACTTCAAAGGCTTGGTGGATGTGCTGGACGATATCAACAGAAAAGGTGTTGATTTCAAAGCATGGGTTCAGGACTTCCGTCGTTTCGTCCTTCAGGCTGTTGAACTTCAGCTCGGTGTAAAGCCTGAGGATGTGGCGTTGCCTAAAGACATTAGCAGTAACCTGACTCTGCTACCTCAGGACGGTCGTTTGTTCCAGACGCTCTGTTCATTGGACGATTTGGTTCAGCTTATCATCATGGAGCCAGACCCGTATACGTTGGTTAAGGTACACTTCCTCCGAATTGCAGGTGATTTCTAATGGATTATATTGGACAGGAAAAGCTGATTGAGAGTTTATCTAAGACTAATGCTCGTGCTATGCTTATCCAAGGTCCTGCTCATTCAGGAAAGAAAACTCTCATAAGACAACTCTACAAGGACCTTGGGTTGTATGTCTATGAGGTTTCTGGCTCTGTGTCTGACTTCCGCGAAACGCTAGAGTTTATCAAGACACAGACAAAACCGATTATGTACCTGATTCCTGACGTCGACAGGCTTCATCCTGGTATACAGAATCTTTTGCTGAAGATACTGGAGGAACCTCCAATGCGTGCTAGGTTCTGTCTGACGGCTAGCAATTCCATACTACCTACAATCAAATCTCGATGTGTCTGCTACACCATGGAAACATACACACCTGACCAGATTCAAGCATTGCTCTGCGATTCTGAGCGAACTGTGGTTCAGAAATATGTAGGTGTAATTAGTCACGCTGTGACGACTCCAGGACAACTTCATCTTCTTGTGGGTTGGGGAAATCACGAAACAATTTCTGGTATGATTGACCAGATGCTCGATATTCAATCGTCGGTAACTCAACCTCTCGCTGTTGTCCTCAACAAGGCGAATATTCTCAGCAAGTTTATGAAAGAAAATAATGTCGACTTCTATGTGTTCTATCTGTTAGCAAAGGGTATTCATTCGGATACGATTAGTTACTCTATTCTAACTCAGAATTTGTATGAGCTCGACCGATATATCATGTGCTATTTCTATGCAGAATTGTGGAAGGAGGTTGCTTGCAAATGACCATAACCGAGTTCAAAGAGCGTATGAAAACTCCGCCTGATTATTTTATCATCATGGCTAATGACCATGACCTGAGAACACTGTACCTGAAGCAGTTCTGTAAGGCACACAACTGCGAACCAAAGTTCGTGGATACGATTGATTGGAAATCAAAAGGACGTATGCTAAGCACAAATCAGGTGTTGGTGCTCACAGATGATATGGACGTACTCAGTACACCGAAACCTGAGTACAAGCAGTCAGGCAGAAAGATTGTGTTCTTCTATACATCTATTAAGAAGATACCTGAGGCTACGCTTGAGTTCTTTGATGGTAATGCACTCACAATCGAGGACCTGACTTGGGCACAGGCTTCTAACATATTGACCAAGAAAAAGCTGAGTCCTACCATCATCGAGCACATGAAGCACAACGTCGATACTCCCGGTAATATGCGTTTGTATGGGTTGCAGGTTCTTGATTTAGCAGCTTCACTCGGTATGTCTGATACCGATGTGTTCAAGACATATTTCAAACCGTGGATGCAGTCTGAGATTAGTGAGGAGCCGGGACCTTTCTGTGACGCACTTCTGGACGGAGATTTCACGTTTATCTTCACCTATCTGGAAGCTCAGCGTGGTAACGAATTCTTTGTCTATGCGTCGATATTCAGATGGCTGGAGCAGATAATGCGTTTCGTATCATGTGGTAATGACTTTTGGAATAAAGGTGGTCTGGTAAAAGCCGTATATACCAATTTCCAGGGCAGAGGGCTTCAGAACATTCCTTGGGTAGAGTGGATTCAGCTCTATAAAACAGGATTGCGATTCAGAAAACAGATTAAGGTGAGTGAGCGTGACGCATTGACCGGACTGGAGGTGTATGTATGTATCATTTTACGAACCCTTCTGGAAAACAGAATAATAATACCGGATACTGCAAATACTGCGGGCGCCCATTGAAGAACCACGGTTCTATCAATCAGGACGCTGGTGATGTGTGTCTAGCAAAACATCGCCGTACTCGTGTAAGAAGAATTGGAGAAAAGGTAGGTGTAGAGAATGGACCTGACAAACCAGAGTCAGATACAGATTCAGAATAAGATATTCACATTAGGCAGTCCAGTAACTCATGCAGATACTCTCGACCAGCTTCTGTATGTATTTCAGCAGATGGGTGTTACAGAAAGACCTATTGTTATCATAAATCCCGTCGGTGACGCTCTCCCAGACCTTGCTAACCTTCTTGAAAACTATATCGAGAATGCTATGCAAGGTGCGTACACTACACAGCGTACAACCTATCTGTTCCAAGACTATACTGATGAGCAGATTGTGGATTGGGCAAATACTCAATATCAAAGCGGCGGAGCTTCGCTTGATTATTGGATTGAGACAGGTAAAGCAATTCGTGAGCAGAGTCGTTTGAAAATTGAATTGGATAAGGCAAACGCTCGTAGAGATGAACTCTGGAAACAGCACTGTCTGCATCCAGAATCAGGTGAGGGCTCTGAGGAATACTCTTACATCACCTACACGGTTATTCCTCAGATAGAAGCATCTATTAAGAACGTCACCGACGCGATGGGTAAAATCCCCAAGGATTTGAATAATGGGTCTGAACCGGTTAAACAGGAGATTGTTGAAAACCCTGTTGAGACTGTTGAAAACCATGTGGATTCGCCTTCGGTAGGTGTTGAAAACCCTGTTGAGAATGTTGATACTACTTTAGAGATGTCTGGAACCGGTAAACCTGATATCATGATGCGCAGTCCTTCACGTCTCATAATGCCTCTGTCTATCGCAAAGCAGCTCGCGGATAAACCAGAGAACCAAGCGTTTAAGAAACAGCAGCAACAGGAGGTACCGGGATATGTCACTGTACCTATCGAGTATCTAATCGCACTGGGCATAAAGATGTACGCCGACGGTGTACCAGTCGTATACACCAAGTCTGGTAAATTCCGCCGTGTAGGTGTAGCACAGGTCAGTCCGGTAGTTTCTTCTTATTGGTATCCTACACCCCGATACAAGTAACTTCGTGTACCACTATACCGTTATTGTATAATTATAATGTCACTAATAGTGACACAACGTGTGCGAGGTTTTGCTACGTGGTAATGTTTTTAATAACTGTATATGTTATAATACAGAACCTGTAGCAGAACCACAGCAAAACACACGCAAAAATGAGAGTAAACAAGGGGTGCGTGTATGAGAAATAATTTACCGCAGCCGTACTGGTCACACGTCTTGAACCGATTTCCAAAAGACAATAATCTGCTAGAAGCTGCCGCTGGGTACCTTGAGATGAGGATTAAGAAGAACAAAGAGTTGAGCATCAACGAGTGGGATGCTTGTCTTGATGAAGTTCTTAAGACATATGATATAGCGGACCCGAATAAACCAGCGTCTCGAGTAAGAAAACTGTCTACAAAGAACTCGATAACTATTCCAGAAGTAACTTATCTGTTCTTAACGGCTACAGCTAGAAAGTGGAATCATATCGTGTTCACGTCTGAACAAGACAAGATGTACGCGAACATATCGTATTACCAGGACCCGTACTGGAACGAAACTAAAAATAATCCCAAGACATTGGCAATACTTAGAGAGGAGCTGGGTGATGGTGAATAATCAGATAGATATACTTCCGACACTTATCCGTAAAGCAGAATTACCTGAGAAATTGACAGAATATCCGAATGAGGAATTTATCAGACCTGCTATCAAGGAGGTTTGTGATAACATCGCAACCTTTGACGGTGTGATTTTGCTAAGCGGTTTGAAGCGAGGAAAGACAACCAATGCGGCAATGATTCTTATGTCGTATCTCAATTCTCGCAGATATATTATGGATACACAGAATGTAGGACTCTATGTGTCCGTAAATCAGCTTTGCTACCAGAACCGAACTCAAGACAGGTTTAACCGTGACAATGAAGTTCAGGCTATGGTACGCAGAGCGGCGTCAGCAAGATGCCTGGTGCTCGATGGTCTGTTTTCATATCTCACTCAGATAGATGACCTCATGCTCCAGGCTATTTATGATGCTAGACAGAACAAATCGTGTATAACAGTCGTGACTACCTCGATGACAGACCCACTGAACTGTGCAGGTAGTATCATGTACCGAATTGCCAGAGATGCAAAGATAAAGGAGGAATTCTAATGGCATTGACCCTTAGCCAGGAAGTCGCATTCAAACGTATCATGTCCTGGTACAACAATCGTGAAAGTGATGTATTCAAACTCGGAGGACCTGCTGGTAGTGGTAAGAGTTATCTAATCGCTCTTGTCGCAGAACAGATTGGTATTGAGAACTGTCTTCTCATTACACCTACCGGTAAAGCTGCAAACAATCTGATTAAAGCCTCACTTCCAGCACGAACAATTCACTCACAGATTTATCATGTTCAGTCTGAGAACCGTGAGGACGGTGTAATCGACTTTGAGACCATGGGTGATAACGAGTTCAAGAATCTGGAAATGATGCTTCAGCAGAGTCATGATAGGGGATATGACTTTAGCGGTGAGGAAACTCGTTTCTGTCTGAAAGAAGAACTCGATGCTAACGTGAAGTGTATTATCATCGACGAGGGAAGCATGGTTGGCGGTAAGCTCTTGAGCGACGTTCTGTCCTTCGGCATCCCGACATTACTCGTAGGTGACCCCAATCAGTTGCCTCCTGTCAACGATACTACCGTGTTTACCAAGTGCGATTATTATCTAACAGAGATTGTCAGACAGGCACAAGGAAGCCCGGTTATCTGGCTGTCTCAGGAAGTCCTTCAGGGCAGACTCAAGACAGGTGTTTTCGGTTCGTGCATGGTGCGTAAGGGACCGGTATCTGACAGTGAGCTTTGCTATGCAGATATCATCTTGACTGATACCAATGTATCCAGAGGTAATCTGAATGACAGACTGAGAGCACTCGCACTGGATTTCCGTTCTCGTTCAAAGCCGCTGAACGTCGGTGATAAGATTATATGTCGCACGAACACGACTATATCGTCGACAGAAGGGTATACATTGACAAACGGTGCTCAAGGTGTAATCACCAAGGTGAAGCACGCTAATAACTCGTACTCGCTGGTTGACCTGGTTATGGAAACCCCGGATATCGGTACGTTCAGCTTCATCGGCACAACCAGACCGGAACTCTTTCCTGCACACGTTAGACCTCCTAAAATCGAGTATGGCTACGCATTGACCGTACATCTCAGCCAAGGTTCTGAGTGGCAGAACGTAATCTATCAGCAGTCCTCTATGATGAAGAAGTCTGCGATGTATACGGCTATCACCCGAGCCAAGGAGTCGGTACTTATTGCGTTAGACTAATTAGGGGGTGTTTAGATGACCGTACCACAGCAAATCATTATCAATATGGTCATGAACAATAATTGTATCAACTACTTCATGGCTCAGAATGTATGTACCTATAAGTTCTTCGGACTTGATTATAGATTTCTTGAATTCGTGAAAACTCGCTATGCCCAGTACGGTTCTGTCGTGCTGGGCGAGCTCTTGTCCCAGTTTCCAGACTTTCCTTGTTCCAATCTTGAAGAGGTGTCGAAAGACTGTGAGTACCTGCTCTACAAGATTAAGGAGATGTACATCTACAACGAACTGGACAGGGCAATTCAAGAAGGACAGCAGCAGTTCCCTGAAGACGGAATTCAGTTGCTAGGTTATCTTGAAAGCAAAATTGCTGACCTCCGAAACGTCACACCGCAGTTGGCAGAGTACGATGTTATCAAGAATGTAGCCGCCAGACAAGAAAAGTATGTCAAGACGTCTAATGACCCAAGAGCGTTTATTACGACCGGATTTGCTGAAATTGACCAGCTGATAGGAGGTTGGTCTAAGGCAGGAGAACTGTTCGAAATACTTGCTCGTATGGGTATGGGTAAGACATGGATTCTGATGTACATCGCAGTAGCCGCATGGAAAGCAGGCTTTAAGGTAGGTATTGTCTCGATTGAGATGGGTAAAGATGATTTGGGTTTCCGAATCGATACCTTGTTGTCTGGATTGTCAAACTCTGCACTTCGTCGTGGTGATGCCGTAGACATGAATGCGTACAATGCGTATGTTCAGTCTATGCAAGGTAGAGAAGGTATCCTCATTCGTTCTAAGAAGGATTTCCAGGGGCACATTACACCTACGAAACTCAGGTCTTGGATTGAGACTGCAAATCTTGACCTCCTTCTTCTCGACGGTATTAGCTACATTGAGAATGAACGAATCAACGCTGCATATAAGAGTGATGCCAGTGCCGCAACCGATGTATCTGAGGACTTGATGTCTGTTAGCACGGATACTCATTGTCCTATTGGAGTTACACACCAAGCAAACAGAAGCGGTTCTGATTTGTCACAGAATCCTGAATTGGAATCTGCAAGAGGCGGTGACGGTGTAAACATCAATGCGTCATTCGTTATGTCTTTGGCGTACCCCGAAGATTCTCATCAGGTTATATCCTTGGCAGTCAAGAAATCACGTTTCGGAACATTCGGACAGCAGTTCACATATACCTGGGACCCTGACCACGGATATATTCAATCACGTGGTGATGTAAATCAGGGAGGTGCGTTCTTTGGCAGTACAGCAGCAGGTTGATTTACGTTCTATCGACGTAGACGCAGTTTTTGAAGCCTTAAGAGCGTCTACATCGTTCTTTAGGATTGTAACCCAATCAGAAAATGATATCACAACCCAGTGCCCGTTTCACAGCTTTGGTAATGAACAGCATCCTTCATTCGGTATCTGCAATAACCGTTCACACCCTCATTATGGGAAGTATCATTGCTTTGCGTGTGGTGCGAAAGGTTCAATTATATCACTGGTTAATTATCTTTCCAGCAGAGATGCTTACGACAATTATGCTATTCAGTTTATCCAGTCTGTATCAGACATAGGCTTCTTTGACCGAAACGGAATAACCACACTCGCGAAAAGAGAACCGATTAAGTTACCTGAAGTTACCGAAGTGGAACTTATGTCATATAGATATGAGAAGGTCGACTACCTGTCTCAGCAAAGACACATAACCGAATTGGTGCAAAGAGCATTCGACACGGGATATGACCCCGTTACGAATGCTGTAACATTTCCGGTCAAGCGGCCGGATGGTTCTGTTGCCTTTGTAATAAGACGTTCTATCGATAAGAAGTGGTATAACTACCCAGCAGGTGTAGATAAACCCGTGTATGGAGTGTTTGAGTCCAATAAGATAATCCCGCCGACAAGTCCGTTCGCTAAGAAACGAATTCTGGTAGAGTCTGCGATAAACGCATTAACGCTCTGGGGTTACGGGTTACCGGCATGGGCGTTGCTTGGAACCGGTTCGGACAGACAAATCGAGTATCTGAACAGTACTGACATTAGGGAGTTCGCGATATGCCTCGACGGTGATAATGCAGGTATGAAGGGTGCCGCTAAGCTCCAGAAAGCATTGAAAGCTCGTACACCGATTATTCCTATGTTACCTAAGAAAGACGTAAACGATTTACCTGAATATGTCATGCGAATTTTGTATACCTTGAGACGGTAGACGTTGATTTTACCTCCTATATTAGACTAAATGGGAGGTGATATTATGAAATACTTTCTATCAACAGCAGGCAAGAAATGCTGCAAGGGCTGTACCTGGTTACTATCCTTGGCAAGAAATGAAGAAGGATACGACCTGATACAGCTGAAGCGTGGCTTTTCTAAAAACCGGGATTTGATGAAACTCTATCCTGGTGAGCCTGCTATTATTCTTGATACTGGTGAATTTTACATCGGTGACGCAGCTGGTAGACCAATCTTGATTAACCCGAACGGTGCGGCTATGCCTGACACAGGTGACCTGTTGTGTATTAGAAATGATACACAATGGAGGCAGGGTGACGAAGTGGCAGTTCCGTATGAGTTTATGATTACTTCAGACGGTACAGCTCCTATCGCAGACAATGAAGGTAAATACAGCTGTGCAGTTATCTTGAATGCGAATAATGTACCAGTAGGCGTAGGTTTCATCACCCAATGGCGTGCTCCTGAATTGTCAGCAAAATTCTTACTCGGTTACTTTAACCAGGTGGATTTGGTAGAGTTTACCGAGGAGGATGTGGATGCAATCATAGCACACGCTGAGGCACGCATGCACCCGAATCCCTAACGTGGTATTGCTTATATGCACGATGTGCGCAGTATGTAGTATGTGTAACCGTTGTAGCAGTTGTATGCTGCGGGGTGGGTTAACTTCGAAATCCACCGGTATTTCTGTGTATAATGTATACATAACAGAAATAAAATAGGAGGCGGTTGTATGTATCCATTTGTCAAACCTGCGTACCTCGAGTTGAGCGTAGACCAGCGTAAGGAACTCTGTTCTCACTCGTATCGAATCGCCACAGCGATTCAACCTTGGACGGCAGCAGCAAAGCAAAAGGTTATGGAACTCATGGATAAGGCGATGACCTTATGTCCGTTCATCAGAAAAGACTTGACCTCGTTATATAAAGAGCTGGAAGAGAACAACCCGCTGATTACGATACCGTTCAGCGTATTGCATTGTATTCGTGCATATTTCGAACAGTTCTATGTGGTTAAGGAGAAGAAGTTGTGCTTGCCTGCAGTTGGTACCGCAAACGCATCAAAGGTTGAAAAACCTCAGGTGCAGGTACAGACTCAGCAGCATACTCAGTCAACTCCTACCACAACTCGTTCTAAGCTCAGAGCTATCACCGAAGAAACATGGTGGGTAGTTCGTGTGAAGAACGAATATCGTATGTGCAAACTCACGTTTGACCGCGGTGAGTATTGGGAAATGGTTGAATATCAGGACGGTAGGGTTCTGAATCCGCAGTATCGATTCCCGAAGTACGATAACCGAGTAATCTACGAGTTTAAGGAGCACATCACTCCTGCACAGTTCGAGGACAAGATAAAAGAAGCAGTTCAAATCCGCAAGGCTGCTTTGCTGGCACAAGCACAGGATATGCTGCTCCGATTTGATACGGTGATTATAGCTCGACATCTTACAGGTGGTACCCTCGTAGGAGGAGTCGAGGAAGAAGATGATACCAATTGGTATCTGGATACCTATAACGAACACGGTGAGCATATCTTCTACGGTGATAACCGTTGGGAGCTCGATAAGAAGAGTAGGTGCACCGTTGTTCAAATTCTCAAAAGGAAGTGATTAGCAATGGCAGAGAAAACCTATAACACCGGCCGAGTTGTAGGTTGGAGCACCTACGAAGAGTTTCTGAAGGAAACCGGGTATGACCCAAATGAGATTACCAATTACATCTACAATACCTTGGTAACCTACGGTGTTACTCGAATAGTCGAACTCGTGCCTGGTAACTGGGTTGAATCTAACGGAGGTCAATTCTACACTCAGACTGTTCGTGTTCCTGGTGCGTCTTGGGGTGCGGTACCGATTGTCGGCGTTGATTATGAGCATTATCTTGATGTAATTACTGACCCGACTACAACTACCCAGTCTACTGAAGAAGGGGACTCTATCGAGAAGGAAGATTTGGAAGAAGCTGTTGGCAATATCTTCGGCGTATACATCTCTGACGCTCAAGGAAAGAAAGCACAGAGTGCTGTGGCGGGTCATGGTTATCTAACATTCATGGCTTATCCTGATATTCTAAAATTCGATGAGAAGATGTCTAGAATTTCTGGTGCTACCATGAAGCTGATTGTCCGTGGACTGTCGATGGAAGACCTGGATGTCGATACGCTATACTTCGGTCCTCAAGGCTTCTTGTTCGCAGGTAACGGCCTGATTGAAGACTGTTTTCACGAAACGAGAAACATCAACAACCTTTCATTCAATTCTGCAGGCTATCTGTGGATGAGTATGGGAGGTAACTCAGACCCGGCAGATTATCGAGGTTTGGTAGACCATCCTCACGGTGAGATTCTAACGTCTTCATTCGGTTATATGAATCCAGATTTTATCAACGGAACAGGCGAATTTGCTAACATCGGTTCGTATGGATTTACCTACGCAGAACTTCAGGATGCTCTGTCAGGAGCAGGAATGAATGTGACGATGTCTCAGGTAAATGCTATACCCGCAAATGACCGCAATGATTATCTATATCTAATCGACGGTGAGCCTAGCTATACCGAGTACCCCGGTCCAGCATATCCTTTCTTTGTCGTTCCTGTTCTGAAAGAAACCGGAAGAGTGAATTGTGGTAAGTATGGTACCTGGAATACGCCTACAATGAAGAAACTCATCGATTTCACCCGGCTGTATGGCGGAAACGGTGACGCGGGTGCGGTACTTTATATGTATGATAAACGGGTACCTGATTATCTAGGAAGCTGGTGGGGAGCTGATTGTCCTGCATCCAAAGGTTTAAGGTACACTGGTAATAATACATTCAACGGTAGATGGAAGGATACTGATTATAGCTCGATGAGCGGAGCTGTCTTCACGCAACGGCAGAACCACGAAAGACAGGCATGCTGGAAGATACCATTGGAAGATAATTATTTTGCCAAGGGCTATATGTATATTCTGAAGGGAAATACCAATAAAGTAGCTAACGGTGTTTATCTGTGTACCAAGGATAAGAAACACGGGGATTCGGTATATCAGCTTAACCGTTTAGGTGGTTATATTAACTGGACAATTCCTCAGTGGTACAAAGATAAGACAGGTAGTTTTGCCTTTCAGGTTAGCCTTAGCGGAATTCCTTATTCTATTCAGAATGGTGTGCTCTATGTTGACGGTTGTCCTATATACCCCGGTGAAATTGTTGTACTCGGTGTTCCTGAGGAACATCGACTTGTCTATGTTCTGAACACGGTTACGAGTGGAAGCTTGAATTTGATTTGTCACACAGACCAGCTTAAAACTCTTGTGTTCGACGATTCTTACAATTCAGATATTACTGCGGTCTCTGATACATATTCTAACAGAATAAGGATTACCAGAGCTGCGTGGGACGCTCGCCATGCAGGCAGGGTGTATGACGTCTATTCAGACGCGAGTACTCATACCTCATTCACTACTACCGTGCCAGAGGTGACTCCTGGTTCTATCTATGTTGTGAACCACAAGAAATCTAGCTTGTTCGGTTATAACGAAGACTATCATTACATCGTGCTGGATTACGGCGATTCGTATGTACACCTAGTTTCGGCTATGGTCTGGATTAAGAATCCAAATCTAACTGCTACAGTAGGTTATCCTGGATTGTATGATGGGATTGTCCCGAAGTATAAGAATGAGTTACCTGATGAGCATGGTTCCTACTACTACAATATGCGCACAGCACTGGGTCATCTACCAGCTCGTGAGTTTTTCAACGATTTTGGATGGGATATTGCAGACTACGTAGACGCAGATTTCCAGAATCTTAGCATAGGCGAGTTCTTGCGTGAGGCTGTAATTCGTACCGATATGTCAGTACCTATGTCTGCTGATACCAAACGCTCAGTCGGTTTTACTTCTACTTTCCATCTGTATTCTAAGCAAGATTTGCATTACACGTCAGGACCTATACCGAATGGTCAGATTCAGTGTTCTATTATTATGGAGGCTAAAACCACCACGAAGTCCTTCTTTGACACAACCTGGTATACATCTAAGAAGGCTTCTGATGGAACAGTCTTGAATCTGAATAATGATGACTTCCCGATTTGGGCTACCATTGCGAAATCAAGACACGGAGAACAGACTATGAGCGTGTCTCTAATCGACGATGCGGGTCTTCAGCTTGACTTTACCGGTAACCAAGGTACAATCGAGGCAGATACCATTACCTGGTTGGATTTGTTATCCGGACTCGGTACTGGTAAGGCAGTCGATATTCTGCACGGTATGAAGGTACGCAGAACGGCTAACGATGTGAACTACCTACAGACAGCAGACGGAACAACTCTGGTTATCTCTAAGACCGAACCTTCTGCGGATGACTTCCCAGTCGGTGCTATCGGAATAGGTTGGTGATATTATGGGACTTCGTATCGATACTTCCAATGATACCTACCATTGGGCTACATCGGATTATTGGTACAATAATCCGGTACACATCACAATCTACAATGATGATGCCACACCAGCTAAGCTGGGTGGCATCAAACTCCAGCTAATATCCTGTAATGCAGGTGGACACTCTGTAAATCAAATATCAGCTGGTCAAGCAGCTGGTCAAGCGGGTACTTTTGCTCTGTATGAGTACGACTCCTGGACTCGTATATCGCAGATAGTTACCGTTGCATCAGAGTCTCGGTCTAACCTGTGTACTGCAGATAGCAGCGAGCCATTCAGCAATACCCTAACGTGGTTTATACCAAGATATACAAAGAATTCTGGAGCCCAGTACAATCTGAACTCATACGACGGTAACTACATCTCGCAACAGGATTATAACAATGCGTTCTATACCTTTAAGCTGAGCTCACCATTGGTGATTCCTGCGAATAGCTATGCCCAGGTAACACTTCGTCTTGAAGGAGGTTGGGGTACCTGGCAGCTTAGCGACCTGGTTAACGCCACACCATTACCTACGTATCAGGTTACCTACAAACCGAACGGAGGTAACTGGAGCGGGTCTACTTCTGATGTTGTTCATGAGGTAGTTCAAGGTGAGAATGATACGTTACCTACCGCGCCTACCAGAAGTGGTTATAACTTTACAGGTTGGTCACCGAGCGGAGCACCTCCGACGAACGTTCAGCAGAACTATACCTATACTGCACAATGGGCATCCGCAACTGTTTCGTGCACCTTTAATCGAAATCAATATTCTAACGATAATCGAGTAATCGAGACAAAAACGGTTAACGTAGGCACTACCTTAGCTTCGGCTAAACCGAATCCAAATCCGTCGTGGATTGGTATACCGCCTATGACTGTCGCCATCTTTGAAGGTTGGTCGAATACACCGACTGGTACACCGATGACGTCGCAGCAGGAACAGGCGTGTCAGATAACGGTCGATGGTACTACGTTCTATGCTAGATGGAGAGCACCTAGAGTTCAATTCTATCGAAATTTCGATGCTAACGATGTGACTCTTCTCGGTGATGGCGTCGCATCTCTAGGCTTATCCATCGGCAACAGTACAGCACCTAGAACGCAAGCCGATGCTCCTGATTACAACGAAGACCCAAATAGAATATCGAGTGACGTGCTGCACTATAACCCAGGTGAGTACATCGATTTGCAAGGTCTTGCTCTATATCGTGACGTCGGTCCTAATATCGAGCAAGCACTCTTAGATTTGGAGACTTCAGAATATAAGTTCATATTCTACGGCTGGAGAACAGACCGAACGTATCATATCATCAATCAAGATGAAACCGTCGCTTGTGTCGATTTGCGTAATTGCACCGCACAATCTGATGACAATCAGAATAGATATTATGCGGTTTGGAAACGAATCCACAAAGCCAGAATCTGGGTAGTCGAGCAGATAACCGAAGGTGGTGTAACTCGTAAAGAATGGGTAAAGAAACTCAATGCCCATAAGGTAGTAGAAAACGACCAGCACGTTAAATCCTGGGAGATTATACCACCAAGAGAGGTAGTAGAAGACGCTCAACATCATAAGTCATGGGGCGAGAAGCAGTAACCCGTAAATCATGACGCAGCCTAATATTATAGTATTGAAGGACGAAGGAGGGTATATGAGCAGGAGTCAAGAGAATCAGGAATTGCTCAAGGAGTATGCTAAGACAAGAGACCCTGAGATAAGAAATAAGATTTTACTCAACAATGTGGGTCTGGTTCACAGATGTTATCAGATGTACTTCGCAAGTCGGTATCCAAGCGAGACCGACTGCGAAGAGCTCGTATCAGCAGGTATCATGGGACTGCTGACAGCAATAGAGCGTTTTGATGCTGATACATATACAGTTCTTAGCACATACGCTTTTCCTTATATCCGCAATCAGATGAATAAGTTGGTACATCCAGAGATGACATTTTCAGAATATGAATGTGAGGATGCCGACATTCCCATGGAAGAGCAGATTGAGGATACCTACACATTTGACCAGCACCAGATGGACATTTCAAAGGTTATGGAAAAGCTGCTAACGCCTGATGAAATCAACGTTCTTCACGTTATAAACAGAACTTCCGACGAGCCGCCATGGAGTGTGAATGAAATCGCGAAAGAGCTCAAGATGCAGCCAAAGGAAGTTACTGATTTATATAAATCTGGTCTAACCAAATTATCGGTACCGTGTGTTCAATGGTACCTAAGAAAATGTAAAGGAGTGCTTAATAACGATGATTAGATTGCAACTTAATCTGCCAGAAGGAACCGTAAGCTACAATGAGACAGGTGCTATGCTCGGCGTACCCGTTGAACATACTCCTATCCAAATCAAGAACTTTGGTATGCCTTTCGAAATCACCGGCTATGTTACCAAGAATGACTTCCTGGCATACTCCCTGTATTCATCTGCTCGGAAGTTCACGGTAGCAGAACAGATTTCTATGCTTACTGTTCTCGGCTTCAAAACCGTTCCTTATTTCGAGAACGAGAACGGTCAGGGCAATCAGCTGATTACTCTGAAGAATCAATACTCTATGTACGATGCGAAGTGGATTAGCCTCCCTTCTGGCAAAGAGTTCAAGATTCCTGAGCTTGCTAACGTCAACTCCATTGAATATGTGATGGGTGCTGACAGGGCTCTTACTCTGAGAGCTACAACGGACAAGGGCGTGTTCGATGTAATCGATATGAAGCTCGTGGCTTACTTCCAGCCTGGTTGCACGGCTAAGGTTTGGAACGGTGAGCTTCAGCCTATGAATACAGCACCGGTTACCTGCCCACCTCCCACATTCTGCCCGAAGTGCAACAACCCGCTCAAGCGTGTTCAGATTTACCCTGACCTTCCTTTGTTCTATAAGTGCACCAGTTCCATTTGCGATATGCTGGTACTCGATGAGCCGGCAGAAGGAACTCAGGGCGCTGTGGAAGAGGAGGTAAGACCTGCAGAAGTGCAGGAAGACTTTCCTGGACAAGAGCCTGACGAAGCTGAGGGCGAGCCGATTTCTGAAGATACTGTTTCAAGCGAAACTGTAACCGAGGAAGCTGATGCGGCAGAAGAAGACACTACCGATACTGCAGAAGAAGTGGAAGTTATGAAATGCTTCGTAGATTCTGCTAAGGTAGACGAGGACGCTGTTGACGCTCTCGTCAAGGCAGGTAAGATTGAGGTTGTTGAGCAGATTGAGGACGCAGACTGCATCTTGGTAAAGACAAAGCTCGCTGTGTCTAAGAACGCTCGTAATCTCAGCAAGGAATTTGAGAAGGAGCTCGTTCCTATTACTGATTTCGAATGAGGTGATTTATTATGGGAATCATGACAGAAAATCATCCCCAGGCTGATGAGTACGCTAGCCGAGTAGCTTCTTACTACACTCCTAATCAGCCTTATATCAAGGCAACAGAAGTTCTTTGGGAAACCGAGCAGCGTTGTGGTGCTGGTCAGCAGTACACTACCTTCTGCGAGCGTATTACCGACGAGGAAAAGGCGAAGGTAGAGGCGAAGGGTTATACCGTTACTCGCAACTACGTCCAGTCTGAAAACCGTGATGGTGCTCCTGATTCTGATGAGGAAGGTATGTATATCGGATTTCAGGTAGCTTTGAATGCGACTGCTGCAGAAGGACATCGTCCTATGCAGATTTCTGAGGCAGAGACGAACGGTCTTGATGGCTCACCTGACGGCGACACTCAACTTCTGGCAGTCGGTGACGGTGAAGGGGGTTAATAGCTATGGCAACAGATGATAGACTATATGACCTTCGGGAAGCTGATTCCCACCGTTTTCTCGTCTATTCATCTGCTAACTCCTACATTACGCCATATAGTTCCGATACGCACGGCGGTGAATTAATCACCGAGTTTAACCAGAGAGCAGCGTTGAACACGCTGCTCAAAAGGGAAGTCAATATGTCGGACTATGCGGAGACAGTAGCGAGTGCAGTAAATGATTTCGTCGGTTCTGATGTTGTAATCGACGATACGACGGGACAGACGGAAAAGAATGGTCCTGGTTTGAATTCTTTTGAGAAGACCTCTCTGCACGATAAGGACGGCTGGACAATTACTGCGTATGCAACCGGAACTCGAGATGCTGATGATTTCCACCTCGGTATGGACGCAGACGGCAGAATTACCGTATCAGCTGGCGTAGCTTTGGTCTACGGTTATTATGTAGAGTCTACCGCGGAAGTGACCTTCCTAAGAAGTGACGCTTTCACTGTCGGTGATATTGCTAACGTAGCGAACAATGAAGGTCAGATACCGACTAATCCGTGTATGACCCGATTCATCAAACTCGCGGTGCGGTACATCGCACCTGAACATTCAAGACATGACGAGCGCCTTATACCGCCGTTCAACGGTGTGTATCAAGGTGCTGCTATCGTTATCAATGAGGAGCTTCCATTCGGTAATGAACTGCTTCTGGGTACTATCACGATTGATTCTGAAGGTCGTGCTATGCTTACCGAAAACCCGTACAAGACGAGGATGGTTCCGCTTGATACGGTCGAAGGTGCTGAGGACTATTCTAAGCTCTTGACTGCACCGGAAGATGAGCATATCTACGGAATAAAGTTCGGTGAAACCGGTGGCTCCAAAGACGGTGAGGTAACTAATCTCATCGACATTGATAAATGGCTCTGGATTGCATTCGACTCTAACCTAGGCAAACTTCTCAGAAGTATGTCGACCAATGCGGATACTGCAGGTAATTCTGAAGATGAGCCTACTCGCGGTATAATCGTTTCTGACCAGACTCCATATACGGCGGATGACCCGGTAGTTGATGAATTCAACTGTCTGCAGAGAATTGACGCTAAGTCCGGTTCGCAGTTCGCACGCATGTCTTGGCATCAGGCACAGACACCGCCACATACCGGTGCAGACACAATCGACCACAGAGCTCTGTTCTTCCAGTATGCTATGTCAAGGATAACAGGTTCTTCTTTGATTTCAGAAAAGAAAGTTCCTGCCAAAGACGGTACAGTCGTTAAACCGTTCTATGACGTCAGCGTATATCCTTGTCTGAATGGACTGAATGGTACTGATGGTATCATCACCTATCAGCAACTCGCTATGCTAGAGTTGATGTTTGATGACTACGTTCATAGACAAGCTGACGGGTATGCTCGTGGCAGACAGTACGGTCCCTTCCTTACGCTGGCTGATGCTAAGGGTTGGTTTGAAAGACATAAACCGGCAGTACAGCCTGGTGACTACTTCTGGGTTATCAATGATACGGCTGAAGCAGGAGGTACCGAAGCGAACACGACTACTTCTGGTTATGAACTGCAAAATATCGTAACCAATTACGGAACCGTATCTGGTACAGTATCTGGTACAGCAAAGCAGTCTAAGCTGGAAGTACCTGTATCCGGTTCATTTACCGGTACCGCACACCCAGAATCTGACCCAGACGAGACACTTAACATCGAGGGTGAAATTAACGGCAAAGGTCAAGGAACTATCAACGCTACTGTAACCGGTACCGTAAATGGTACTCTTGATTCGTTCACTCAGAATGTATCAAGCCGATATACCTGTCGTTACCATAAAACCCATGCTCAGGGAGAGACTGGTTCTTGGAGATTTGCTCATGCAGTTATGCTGGAGGAGAACTCTTATTCTGGTAGCTTTACAAGCCTTACTCTGCAACCGAATATTCAACCCGGTTCGTTGTTGATTTCTCCTATTCCTAATCATCCGGTTCCTACCAGTGATGGTACCGGTATATCTGAAGGAATATATGATAACAAGTATGGCAAGATTATGACTCTGATGAACGACGGAGGCGGAGACGTTGAAGTGCAGGTAGGCACAATCGATTACGCTACTGGTGTGATTACTGGCTTGCAAACCGAAAGCACTGCTACTATCTCTTACTTCTTGCCTACGGACAGAGCTTCCTATGTTATACTTGACCCTGAAGGGGAATCTCAATCCTTCCAGGATACCAGCTCTACACCACAATCAGTCCTATTCACTGTTGAAGCTGTGGAGCGTGGATTTGCGGTTCCGGCTACGTCGACTACATTCGGTGTTGTTAAGGTAGGTCCGGGTTCTAATCTGTATGATGTAATCGTTGACCCGACTACACAGAGACTTCGTATTACCGACCTTCTGCTCAGTCTTATCAAGGGCGGCGGATTCTCTGAGTATCCTGACGAAACGATTGTAATCTCTCCCGGTGTTGACCTGACTCAATATGCTTATAGGAGATATTCTGGTGGCGTTGTGTTCAAGATGGATGGCAATGCGTCTGAGTGGAGAGCTAATCTAGATACTACAGGTACGCTTGCTCACATCCGTGGTAACATCACACTCGATTTCTCTGAGGTAGTTGAGGACGGAAATCGCACGGACGGATTGCTGCTGCATTTGGTTGACCTAGACCATGTCAAGCTCGTAGGTGATAATGTAGCTACAACCGAACACGTATCTACCGAGACTCTGCTATTCGGCGTAGACCACTGCGTAGTGGATAAGTATTTCTTTACCAACATCGGTGAGTGGAAGTATTCACAGTTCATATCTGGCGGTAATACGCTTGAACTTGATTTGCCTTGGATGGAAGTAACCAACGTGTTCACCAGCTCGGGTGTAGATAACAGTCTGATGTGCAAGTTCTCGAGCGTTACGATGGGAGAAGAAGGTGTATGTGCAGCTCAGATGGATATCTGGGTTAAACACGCTGGTTGGAAAGATTACAGCGGTAATATTGACCGTATGTGGTCATCTTCTGCTTACCTGAAATATCCTCCGTTGTTCTTTGAGCATGACCTTAGCGAGGACGGCAGTCAGCTTTCCACTATCAACAAGCATACCATACAGTACATTCCGGATAACCTCAACCTAAAGATTTCTGGCACATCTGGTGTGCATCAGGCATACGACGAGAATAACTCTGAGTATGTACCAAGTGGTAACCTGCTGGTAAATCTGAATTGGGAGTATAACGGTAATCCTACTGTAGCTGATGAACCAGGCGGTAAGATTTATCTCAACCTGTATATGAAGAACGCTTCTCCTGATGACAAGAAGCAGAACTTCTCCAATCTCAGATTCCGTGCTAATGTTCAGGTCATTAGACTTGATAACAACGGAATGTCAGAATCTGTGTCTTACGCAGAGCTCTACTGATAAACTTCGAAATGCGTGTGCTGAGTATGTTATACTTGTAATGTGAACAAGAAACATACTTGACACACGCATTACCTATCAAATCAAGAAAGGATTGATTCAATTGCCACTAATGAATGAAGAGCATGAGTTTCTTTTCGACTACTCTGATGTCGGAATTCCCCAGACAGTGACTGTCAGTGGATACACCAGCCGAATGGAGAAGCTAAGACTGTCCTCAGACAATCTGCATCAGGCAATGATTAGACACATTCTCCCTCAGGTTATTGAGCCTAAGATTGATGTGAGAAAGCTGTTCGAGCCTGACTATTATCTGCTTCTCCGCCATATTCGTATTCTAACCTGGGGACCGTTCTGGACTGCTCAGAACTGGGTGTGCCAGGACTGTAAGAACGACGACGGTAGCAAGGGTAAGTTCTACACAGATGAACCTCATCAGATTAATCTAAGCACTGTCGGTGTTCTTGTACCTGAGAAGGGCGAGACGCTCAAAACCACTTTCGTAATCAAGCCTGACGAATTTGTGGTCACCAATGCAGAGGTTAAGATGCATCTGAACAGATGTCAGGATATGCTTTTCTACTTCGCAAAGGTTGCAAAGGAAGATGAAGATTTCAGACCGCTCGCAGCTTCTATTTCTTCAGTTTCTGATATGGACTTTGTTGATGTATCTGAAGCAGCTGAGTGGCTCGGTAATCTTCCGGCAGTAGATGAAGAGATTGTCGAGAGGCGTTATAAGGAAGAGTTCAACGTAGGACTTCAGAACCGTGCCGAGTTCAAGTGTCCTCATTGCGGAGGCAGAGCGTGGGCATACGTTCCGATTAACGACTACTACTTTCGACCGTCCAAAGAAGACCTCAAAGAATGGAAAACTCTACTGGCAAGTTCTAAGAAGTAAGTACGACCAGGTCGACGCGGAGATAAGAGCTATCATGGGTAGATGGCAGGGATATTCTGCAGACTACATCGAAGACCAACCGGTGTTGTTTAGAACGAAGCTCATTCGGGAGATTATCAAGCAAGACCAGGAAGGAAAAGACGGCTCTGGTGCAGTCAAGAAGACATAGTAACTTCGTGTATCACGGTTGTTATAATGTATAATGTAACATATAACAAATACACATAATGCGTGTGTTCTGCTACGGTTCTGCTGTGGATATCGTGTTTTGTTGTAATGTTATATACAATATACAACCACGTGGTATGCGTTAGCGTGCTATGTAAAGGAGTTGGTGTAAATGGGTGTATGATACTCGAGTAGAGTTCCCCCTCGATAAAAACGGGAACAGTGAGTAAGGTATCCCCTTGCTAAAGTTAAAATCGATACGAAAGGACTAATAGGTATGAAGTCAAAGATTCAGAAAGAAGAGTCATGGGGCAGAGCTCCTGGGCTGTTCGCTGTGCTAATGGCTATCAACGTCGCAAGCTACGCTCTGTGCGTACCGATGATGGTTAAGATTCTGGAAGCAAAGGAAACCAGTATCTTTTCTATTCTGGGTATGCTGATTTTCACAGTGTGCGGTATGCTGCTGGCGGGTAAGTTGTCGGCAAAAGTGAACAAGGTGGTTGCTTATGCGTGCGGTGCTCTTCTAAGTGCAGCGGGAATCGTCTTGTGCGCGCTTGATGCAGTAGATGTTCTGTATATACCAGGGCCTACTGTCATGGCAACTGCAACAGGTGATTCTCTATTTTTTATCGCAACGTACATCGTATCCGACGTGTTTTCGGAAGTATTCGGTTATAAGGCTTCGAGATTGTCTGGCAACACCTCAGCGATATTTGCTATCGTAGCTGCTTTGCTGGCAAAGGGTCTAACGGTTGTGCCTGTACCGGAATATGCAGAAGCGAACGAGTCGGCATTCGATTTCATCTACGGTGGCGGTATTTACGTCACGGTCGTAGGTATCTTGATATACGCAGTCGGCGATTTCCTGAATGATAAGCTGTTCGCTTATATCAAGAAGAGAAAACCCGGTGATGGCTACGCTAACTATTCACTTCGCTCAATCGGCTCCAGTATTCTAGGTAAGACAGCTGATTTGGGCTTATTCACCGTGCTGGTGATGATTCCATTCTCTATCCCGAGTTTCTGCGAAGCTATCGGTATGGATTGCTGGGGAATGGACTCCAGGAGTATAGCTGGTAACTTTTTACTTGGCCTTGCATTTCAGATTACTGTAGAGGCTTTGATGTCTCCAGTATCGTACAAGATTGCATCTAAGGTAAAAAGACGTATAGAAGCATAATCTAAGAAAGGATTTTTGTAATATGAACAATTCAAAGATGGAAACCGGTATTCCGGATATTTTCAGCAATTCTTCTACTGTAACTGCTAAGGGCCTTGACCAGGCCCCTGCAGAAGAGCAGTTCTCTGCAGCACACTATCGCTATGATTTGCCTCAGGAGCTTATTGCTCAGGAGCCTCTCCCGGACAGAGCAAGTGCAAGATGCCTTATCGTTGATACAGCGTCTGAAGTTGCTTCTGGTGAGGTGGTACACCTTGAAGACAAGCACTTCACAGACATCTGTGATTATTTCAATGCAGGCGATGTTCTCGTGCTCAACAACACCAAGGTTATTCCGGCAAGAGCGTTTGCTTATAAGAAGGGCACTCAGGCTGACGAGGAGAGCACTGTCGAGATTCTGTTCGTTCAGTATCAGGGCGGTTCTACCTGGAAGGCAATGATTAGCAAGCAGGTTGAAGCTGGTACGATTCTCGTGCTTAACGGTGCTGATGATGCAGAAGTGACTATTAAGAGCTGCGACGATGAGGGTGAAGTTTTCCTCGATTTCAATAGCTCCACCGGTTGGGATATTCTCGACAAAATCGGTGAAACTCCGCTTCCTCCTTACATTCAGGGGAGAGGTCACTCTGAGGCCTACATCTCTGAAATGTATAACACGGTGTATGCCAAAGAAAGAACTTCTTGCGCTGCCCCTACGGCAGGACTGCATTTCACCCCTGAACTTCTCCAAGCACTCAAGGACAAGGGAGTTAAAATCAGAGAGGTTACGCTTGATGTCGGCCTTGGGACTTTCAAGCCAGTTGTTGTCAAGGACCTCAGAAACCACGCTATGCACACCGAGCACTGCTTCTGCCCTGCAAATGTCATCAAAGACATTAAGGAAGCTCGACTGAATCATCACAATGTCGTTGCTGTGGGCACGACTTCTCTCCGAACACTTGCTTCTATTCCAGAAGAGGTTTGGGAGAACCCGACCGACTTTTCAACAGACACGAACATCTTCATTTATCCTGGTTCGGAATCCGCAAAGCGTGTGGGCTGCATCGACGGTCTTATCACCAATTTCCACGCACCTGAGACGACTCTTATGATGCTCGTTTCTGTCGTTGCTGGATATGACCAGATTATGGCTGCCTATAAGCATGCCGTGCAGAAGAGATACCGCTTTATGAGCTTTGGTGACGGCATGCTCATCAAGAGAACTTCTTGGAGTGAAGCCGGAGAAGCTCAGGCAGAGGAGGCATAATCATGGAAGGCAGAAATAAAGAAGAACTTGCAGGCGTTAGCTTGCTTGGTAACCAGAATACCAAATATAAGTACGACTATGACCCGTCTGTGCTGGAAACATTCGTGAACAAGCATCCTGAAAACGATTATGTCGTTACCTTTGATGCGTATGAGTTCACTTCGCTCTGTCCTAAGACAGGTCAGCCTGACCTCGCAAAGATTATCATCAGCTATATACCGGCGGAGCAGATGGTGGAGTCCAAGTCACTCAAACTCTACCTGTTCAGCTTCCGTAATCACGGAGACTTCCATGAGGATTGTGTCAATATCATCATGAAGGACCTGGTTAAGGTGATGCAGCCGAAATACCTTGAGGTACGCGGTATCTTTGCACCTAGAGGTGGTATTGCAATCTTCCCGTTCTCCACATACGTCAGCCCTGACCACCCTGAGTTCAAAGACCTTGAAACTCAGAGACGTCTGGCAGTTCTCCAGTCCGCAGCTGAAAGGAAGGTGACATACGATGCCTAAAGCACTCGTTCTTAGCTCAGGTGGTGTTGATAGCACCACTTGTCTGGGCTTGGCAGTACACGAACTCGGTGCTGCTAATGTAGTATCCGTATCAATGTTCTATGGTCAGAAACACAAGAAGGAACTCGAGGCAGCTCAGAAGCTTGCTGAGTATTACAACATCAAGCACTACGAACTTGACCTCTCGGTTGTCTTCGCACAGAGTAATTGCCCACTTCTCGGTCATTCTACTCAGGAAGTTCCTGAAGGTGACTACGCTGACCAGATTGGCAGAAGTGAAAACGGTATGGTCGCAACCTACGTTCCATTCCGAAATGGTATGTTCCTCTCAGCAGCGGCATCCCTCGCATCCTCGCTGTTCCCGGATGAGGAGGTCACCATCTATATCGGTGCCCACGCAGACGACGCAGCTGGTAATGCTTATGCAGACTGCTCTGAGAACTTCATTGACTCAATGAACGACGCAATCTTCATCGGCACCTATGAGAAGGTGTCTATCAAGGCACCGTTCGCAAACTCTAATAAGGCTGAGGTCGTTGCTAAGGGACTTGAACTCAAAGTTCCATATCAGTACACCTGGAGCTGCTATAACGGTGGTGACAAGCCCTGCGGTAAGTGCGGCACCTGCATCGACAGGGCAAAGGCATTCTCAGAAAATAATGCTATCGACCCTGCACTGGAGGTGTAATATGGATTTTCAGTTCTCAATCTCAAAAAGAATGGAGATAGCTGGTTCACACCAGCTGTCTCTTGACTATGATTCTAAGTGCAGAAACATCCACGGTCATAACTGGATTATTGTGGTCTACTGCGGTGCTAATCACCTTAACCACAACGGTATGATTATCGATTTTAAGCACATCAAGAATCTTATTCATGACCGACTTGACCACCAGCATATCAATGATGTTATCCCGGATATCAATCCTACTGCTGAGAATATGGCAGCATGGATTCTTTGCGAGATGAACAAGAAGTTCGACGAGCTGAATCCGCTCGACGGTGCTGACGGAAGATGCTACAAGGTTACTGTTCAGGAGTCTGAGGGTAACATTGCTTGCTGCACACTCGGCGGATGCGGAGGTAAACTGTAATGGAAACAAAGACACTGCCGGTATCTGAAATTTTCTACAGCATTGACGGCGAAGGTGCTCGTACCGGCGCACCTACAATCTTTATTCGCCTGTTCGGCTGTAATCTCAAATGCACCTACTGTGATACGAAGTATGCTTGCGTAAAGGAAGACGGTGTGTTCGGTTTCGAGGACAAGACCCTCGACGAAATCCTTGAAGCTGTCAAGACATACGAACCTTGCAAGTGTATCACACTCACAGGCGGTGAGCCGCTCATCCACCCCGCAGCTTCAAGTCTGGTTACTCTGCTCAGAGAGAACGGTTACTGGGTAAACATCGAAACCAACGGTTCAATCGACCTGGAACCCTTCATTGAGGAGCAGGATAAGCTCGGACCGAAGAAGAGTACGATGGATTACTTCTTCACCATGGACTGGAAGTCAATCTCTTCTGGCGAGTGTACTGCAATGCTCAAATCCAATCTGGACTTGCTGGAGACAACCGACGTTCTCAAGTTCGTTGTTGGTAGTGAAGATGACCTCAACCAGATGAAGCAGCTCCTGGAGGAGTATCCCGACATCGACGCTCAAATCTATGTCAGCCCTGTATGGGGTGAAATCACGCCTGCACATATTGTTGAATACATTCTCAACAATCAGCTGGTATATGTCAAGGTTCAAGTCCAGCTGCATAAAATCATCTGGCATCCCAATAAGAGAGGTGTTTGACAATGAAACAAATCGACACAAAAGCAATTCAGGAAGCTGTAAAGACTATTCTCGTCGCACTCGGTGACGACCCCAATCGCGAGGGTTTGAAGGATACACCTAAGCGTGTTGCTAAGATGTATGCCGAAGTGTTCGAGGGTATGTGCTACACCAACGAGGAAATTGCTAACAAGTTCAACAAATGCTTTGAGGAAGGTGCAACCGGTGACCTCGTCACCATTGCTGACATTCCGATTTTCAGTTACTGCGAGCATCACCTCGCTCTGATGTATAACATGAAAGTTCATGTCGGCTATCTCCCGAAAGGTAAGGTCATCGGGCTCAGCAAGGTTGCCCGTATTGCTGATATGGTTGGCAAGCGCCTTCAGCTTCAGGAACGCATCGGGGCAGATATTGCTGAAGTTCTTGAAATGGTTCTTGACACAGACGACATTATCGTCGTCATTGAGGGCGAGCATTCTTGCATGACCGCTCGAGGTGTTAAGAAGCCTGGTACAAAGACTCGCACTGCAACTCTGAGAGGTGTGTTCAAAACTGATTCTGACCTGCGCTCGGAATTCTATAACCTGATTAATCAGTAAAAACCACGGTACTGCTTAATTGCAGTGGTACGCCTTGTGTAAATATATGTCACGAAGCGTAGCAGTTAAGCAGTACCATTTTTGTGAAACTTCGTTATCACAGAATATTTCGTGTTATAATTATGATACAATAATAAACAGGAGGTAATCCCTATGTATGATTTCCATGTGTCGGATTTAGGCACACAGACTATCCCGAATTCTAAATACTACTGGCAAAATGAGCGGGCTAAATGCTGCGTGATTGTTCCTGATGATGTGAACAGTGACGAGAACAAACCGGCTCTTGTTTATTTTGTCCAGGCTGCTCCGAACGTCGAGGTGGTTTGCACGAATATGCAGAACCCTGACCTTGCTTTGGTTTCGGCAACACCAGGTGTGGTAACTATTTCAGCTAAGGTGTTCGAGCGAAAGTATGGTATGTGCGAAAGACCTGCCGAGTGCCCTAAAATCCTGGATTACATTCTTACGCTGATTGACTCCAACTCTTGGTCATTCCCGAGAGCGCAGGCAGATAAGGTATACATCTCGGAAGCTCAGGCAATACTTCTTGAACAGAATTTCAAGAACATGGTCACGGCACCTAACGATGGCACCTGTGTCTTCGCTACCGTTGCTGTAGCTGGTTCTATGCTGGCAAGCAGAATGGGAATTGAACCGGATGTCGTATATGCGGTAAGCCACTATGACATGGCTACAAACACCCAGGACGATACTCGTATCGGCGTCGCTCAGGACAGAGACATTGACCTGTGTGGTAAGAAAGTTATCGTAATCGACGACCTTATCTCAAGCGGAAGAACGGCTAATGCTGTTATCGAGCGTATCCTTGCAAGCGGTGCTGAGCACGTCTATTATTTCGCACTTTACAGAACAATCTGTAGCCGTGAGGTTGTTCTGAATAATGACCCAAGAGTGACAATTCAGTCTTATGTTCCGCTGTCTAATGCGTATTGGACATACGGTAGAGGCTTTGATTTGACAGACGACGCTTCTCGCAACACTCCTGGTATCTTTGCCGCAACCAAGCACTGGGATTGGGAATCGCCTGAGGAAGTGGCAGAACTTATCGCCTTCTTTGGCGGCATTGCACCAACTGCATACGAAGAGAATGTCGAAACTGAAACTATAGAATAAACATTGGAGGTAGAACAGAATGGAGTACCGTGTTTTCATTTCACAACCTATGACCGGACGTACTCTGGATGAGGTAAAGAAAGAACGTCAGGACATCGAGACGATAATGCACGAATTGAATGACGGATTGTCTACCAAAGGTATGTCGGTCACGGTTATCGATTCATTCGACGAGCAGGCGTTTATCGAGGGCAGGAATCCGTTAGACTGCCTTGGCGACTGCATAAAGAAAATGAGTGAAGCTAACATCGTAGTCTTTGCTCCTGGGTGGGATAAATCCCGTGGATGCCGAATAGAGCATCAGTGTGCAGTCGAGTACCAGCTTTCTACCATCATGCTGAAAGATACGACTCCTCACACCAGGTCAAAGAATAATGATACCACGACATAAAATATATAAAGGGAGCCCGTGTTCTCCCTTATTCGAAAGGAGTGAATATCATGCACATTATCAAACGTGACGGAACAGAAGTGGGGTTTGACGGCACCAAGATTGCTAACGCCATATCCAAAGCTAACGCCAAGATGAGCGATGAAAATAAACTCACCCAGGCTCAGATAGAGGAGATAGCTCAAGCAGTTATATTCCGGTGTGAACAGCAAACCAGCATTGTATCGGTCGAGGATGTTCAGGACTTCGTGGAGGCTGAGCTGATTGCTCGTAACCTCTCCAAGCTGTCCAAGGAGTACATCACTTACCGTTACAAAAGACAACTTGCGAGAAAGTCTGACAGCATGTCTGACAACATTCTTTCACTGCTTCAGAACAAAAATGCTGTGCTCAAGGAAGAGAATTCTAATAAGAACACTCTCATCAACTCTGTGCAGCGTGATTACATGGCAGGTGAAGTGTCTAAGACAATTACATTCACGCAGTTGCTTCCGGAGGATATCGAAGAAGCTAATAGAGTCGGTGACATCCATTTCCATGACGCTGATTACTTCGCACAGCCGATGTATAATTGCTGTCTGATTAATCTTCAGGACATGCTTGAGAACGGCACTGTAATCTCAGGCACCGGTATTGACACACCTCACACGTTCTCGACAGCCTGCAACATCGCTACCCAGATTATTGCTCAGGTTGCGTCTAACCAGTATGGTGGTCAGACAATTTCAATCGCACACCTTGCTCCCTTTGTAGAGAGAAGCAGGCAGAAAATTCGTGAACAGATAAGAGAAGAATGCCGTGCAGCAAGTCTCGCTATCAACGAACGTCAGGCTGAAGCTATCCTCAAGCGTCGTCTCGCTAAAGAAATCGAGAAAGGCGTGCAGACAATTCAATATCAGGTAATCACTTTGATGACTACCAACGGTCAGGCTCCTTTCTTGAGCCTTTGTCTTTATCTGAATGAAGCGAGGACTCTTCAGGAGCAGCATGACCTAGCAATGATTATCGAGGAGATTCTCAAGCAGCGTATTCAGGGTGTTAAGAATGAGAAGGGTGTCTGGGTAACTCCCGCATTCCCGAAGCTCTTGTATATCCTGGATGAGAACAACTGCGATGAGACCAAGCCGTATTGGTATCTCACCGAGTTAGCAGCTCAGTGTACTGCTAAGAGAATGGTTCCTGACTATATTTCCGAAAAGAAAATGCTTGAGTACAAGATTGACCAGAACGGTAATCCTCAATGCTATCCTTGTATGGGTTGTCGTTCGTTCCTCACACCGTATGTCGATGAGAACGGTAATCCGAAATACTACGGCAGATTTAATCAAGGTGTTGTCACTATCAATCTTCCTGCTGTTGGTTTGACAGCTAAAGGAGATTACGATAAGTTCTGGCAGCTTCTTGACGAGAAACTCGAGCTCTGTCACAGAGCACTTCGTATTCGTCATGAGCGCCTGCTCGGAACTACATCTGACGTCGCTCCTATTCTTTGGCAGTACGGTGCAATCGCACGGCTTGAGAAGGGTGAGAAAATCGATAAGCTGCTTTATGGCGGTTACTCCACAATCTCGCTTGGTTATGCAGGGCTGTACGAGTGCGTCAAGGCAATGACGGGTCATTCTCATACAGACCCAGAAGCTAAGGATTTCGCCCTTGCAGTTATGCAGCGTCTCAATGATAAGTGTGCTGAGTGGAGAGCAGCTGAGAATATCGCTTATTCTGTATACGGTACTCCGCTTGAATCTACCACATACAAATTTGCTAAAGCACTGCAGAAGCGTTTCGGAATTATCGAGGGCATTACAGATAAGAATTACATCACAAATTCTTATCATGTTCATGTCACTGAAAAAATCGATGCCTTTACCAAGCTGGCTTTTGAGTCTGAATTCCAGAAACTCTCCCCTGGTGGTGCTATCTCATACATCGAAGTTCCGAATATGACGAACAATATTCCGGCTGTACTGGAAGTTGTCAAGTTCATATATGATAACATAATGTATGCAGAGCTGAATACCAAGAGCGACTACTGCTGTGAGTGTGGCTATGACGGTGAGATTGCTGTCATCGAAGAAGACGGTAAACTTCTTTGGGAGTGCCCGCAGTGCGGTAATAGAGACCAGACAAAGATGTCTGTTGCTCGACGCACCTGCGGATATATTGGTACTCAATTCTGGAACCAAGGGCGTACTCAGGAGATAAAGGATAGGGTGGAACATCTATGAACATAGCCCAAATCAAACACCTTGACATAGCGAACGGACCTGGTGTTCGTGTTAGCGTATTCGTGTCAGGGTGTACCAGAATGTGCAAGGGCTGCTTTAATGCAGTAGCTTGGGACTTTGACTACGGTTATCAATATACTTCTGCTGTCGAGGCAGCTATTATGACCATGCTGAGTCACCCTGACGTTCGCGGACTTTCTATTCTGGGCGGCGAGCCGTTCGAGCCGAAAAATCAGCCTGGTGTTAGGACATTGGTAAATGCTGCGGCTACTCTATTTCCCGAGAAAGATATCTGGATGTTCACAGGATACACTCTAGAAGAACTCTTGCATTCTGGTGTAGAGACTCCCTATATTACCGATATTCTGAAGCACGTTGCAGTTCTGGTTGACGGTCCGTTCATTTTAGAAAAGAAAAACCTCATGTTGAAATTCAGAGGCTCGGAAAATCAGCGTTTGATTGACGTACCAAAGACTTTAGAAGCAGGGAAGGTTATTTTCTGGAAAGACAAGTATGACCGACTGTAAACCTCACATATTATAAGACACATAAACGCACAATAGTTTTGCTACTGTTGTGCGTTTGTTTTGCGTGTGGTAACCGTGTACCGTGTAAACTTGTATATAATAGTGACGTACACGCAAAATCGTAGCATCGTACACGACAGCGGTTATGTCAACAATGACACAAAACCGTATAATACAATGAAAGGAGGGATTATCTATGCCTACCAATGAAAACAACAACCAGAACGCGACTAATGAAAGCACGTCGAGTAGCCAGGATGCTACTGCTGGTGACATCTTAGAGCAGCTAAAAGCAGATTCTGCGACTGACACAAATCTGTATAAGCTAGGGCTCAAGATGCAAAAGTCAGTTGCCAACATGGACAAGAACCTAACCAAGCAGCAGAAAGTTATCAACCAGGCGAAAAAGAACCTGGATAGTGTAACCGCTGCTGTTACGTCCATGAGTAAGGATTCGGCTGTCAATAAGACAACCCTAACGTCCATCGATACCAGCATAAAGCAACTTTTCAGTCTGCTTGAAAAGGTACAAGAGGCTAATGACTCGATTGGTAAATCAGTTAGTCCGTTGCTCACCGAGACGAATGACAATCTTAAGCAGATTCAGACACTTCTTGCTCAGAATCAGCAAAATCCGCCTCCGGCACCGAGCAACCCTGGCGAAGGTGGCGGCGATAGTGTCCTATCCTCTATCGACACGAACATAGATGATATTCTAACGATACTTAAAGGATTTGAACAGAATGGTATTCCTGGTGCTCCAGGCGGAGGTCCCGGCTCTACACTGTCTGGTGTAGATGAGTCGTCAGGCTCTGCTAATGCCGGCATTCGGTTATTAGAGCAAAGAATTGCAGCGTTTGAAGCTCAACTTAGAGCACTTCGTCATAGTCTTGATACCGGTGCAATATCGCAAACCGAGTATACACAGCAAACAGATGATATAAAAATCGAATTGCAGCAGGCATACCGGACCTTGCGTGAAGCTAACGAATCGCTTGCTAATTATGCTCAGCAGTATGATTCTTATATTACAGCTGAGGATAGGCTACGCCAGAATATCAGTCAGTTGACTGAGCAATTTGCTCGAAATCAGATTACGCAGGACGAGTTCAATGAGCGGCTTTCTCAACTTAAAGGTGCTTTCGACTCTCATCGAGAGACGCTGTCTGATATGGAAGCGGCTTGGAAGGACGACGGTAAGTTCAGCTTTGCTAAACAAGGCAAAGAGTTCGAGCGTAAGATAGACGAGAAGTATGAAGCCAAGAAGGCTGACCTAATCGATAGGTTTGAACGTGGTGTTCCTGACGAGAATGGTAATGTCATGGATAATGATGCGTTCACTCAGGCTATGAATGACCTGATGGGTGAACGTGCTACTGAGATGGCAAATACTACCGGACTCGGCGGTTTGGTAACCGGCGTTGAAGCGATGACCAAGGTCGGCACATCACTTGATAAGTTCATAGACGACTTCTCTCACGGACGTACCTACAATGCACAAACAGGTGAAAACCATACAGCAGCTGCGGCTATGAACATGGTCGGAGAGGTTGGCGGTACCCTTGTAGGTGCTGAGGTTGGTGCTGCAATAGGTACTGCGATAGGAGGACCGGTTGGTACTGTCGTAGGCGGTATTATCGGTGACCTCGTAGGAAGTAAGATTGAAGCACTTACCTCGATTATCGGTGACCGTCTGGACTATCTCGCAAACCACTCTAAGAAAACTCGTGACGAAATCCTGCAAGCTGGTTTAGATAAAATCCGAAACGACGTAAAGGATATGGCAACATACTCTATCGAGATTTATGAAACCTCGACAAAGAGTATCTATGATGCGTGGGATAAGAATCTTTCACAGATTACAGCCACTCAGGGCTACACCAAGGAGGCTCTCAACTCTCTCCAGGATGCTGTAGCACAGAGGTTGCAGGATGAGGGATATGGCACTACCATTAACGCCGCTGATTACCTTGACTCTTTGGCAAATACCTTAACTGCAAATCTAGGAGGTACGCTGGCAGAAGCATTTGCTGCACAGAACCTCATACTTCAGAAAGCAGTTCCTGAGGTTGATTTGTCACAGAGTGCTGCACAGTTCGCTGCGATTTACGCCAATGCTAACAAGCAAACTGGCCAAGGCGAAGACACAATGATTGCCGCTATGAACGAGATTGCCGGTGCTGCTAAAGCATTGGAAACCGTTACAGAAGGCAATAACCAATTCCTGAAAGAAACAGGAAATCTATTAACCAAGGCAACAGAGGTCGTTCAGATTGCTGGTGGTAATGCAGACCAGATTTCTGGATTGACGACACAGATGATGGCATCAGAAGCTGCTATTACATCGGTCGCTCCTCAGCTTAGTGGTTTTACATCAGAGTTAGTCACCCTTCTGATGAATAACAATGATGCTACTGCTGTATCGTTGAGAGCGATTATGAACGACATGAACTCCAATATCGGAGTGAGTGCAACCAGCTTCATGAAGTCATTCATGGATGACACTCAGGGCACCTTGAGTACTGCATTTGCTGCTATCCAGAAGTTTATTGACCAGAATGAGAACGAAGCATCTAGACAGGAGTTCCTCCAGGCGCTGGAGTCCGTGTTCGGTGTTCAGGGTTCTAAGCTGGCACAGATTGACTTCGGTGGTGTTTCTGATTTGATTTCTCAAGTCAGCACTTCTGTCAACATGGCAGCATTGACCAATGCAGAAAATCTGGTACGTGGCGGAGAGACTACATCTCTAGAAGAACAGCTGGTAGCCAACACAACCAATCAGCTTTTGGCAACGAATGCTATCTCGACCACTATCGATAATAAGCTGATGAGAAAGCTGGAGACCAATGAGCTGGCTATGGAGCGTCTGGTATATTCTGCTCAGGCAACACAATCGGTAGAGCTGGCAGAAAACACGTTGAGCTTCTTTACCAAGATATCTGATTTGATTATGTCGATTATTGACCCATTCGGTCTGTTCGATATGTTCACAACCTCGATAAACGCAGCTACATCGGCTGCAATCGACGCTGAAAGATATCTGGTAACATCGACAATGTCCAGCATAGGCTCGACAGTTGCGAACGAGTTTGCTGGTGCTCAGAATGCGATGGCTAATACCGTAGGAGGTGCTGCTGCTGTTATGGCAGCCGCATCGACCAAGAGCACTGATGCGATGGTGTTTGCTGTAGAGTCTAACGGAGTAACTGATACCTTCGAGGGAATGTTAAGCAACTATGCCAGGGCATCTCAAGAAGCCCAGGCTGCTATCGCACAGTCGTCTGCAGAGTCTAATGCCATTAGTTATGCGTCTATGGAGCAGCAGGCTAAACAATCCTCTGAATACAAACAAAAGCAGACTGAAGCACAGCAGCAAGATGCTAAGTATGAGGAAGACAAGGCAGCAGCTCGTGAGCAGCAGAAAGCACAGCAGCAGGAGGAAGACCTCAGAAACATTGAAAACCACGACAACATCGTAATTATCAAAGATTACCTGGATACATTGGACATGAGCGATTATCTACAGCCAATTCTGGAAGAGCATCGTACACATACCGAACAGATTAAAGACCTGCAAGCGACGACTACAGAAGTGGTCAAGTTGCTCAGCACGATGATTGAATACCAGATGGTTACGAGTCCTGAGTTTGCGTCTACCATATCGTACGATGAACGCTCTAGAATAATGGATAACGGATATGTTACCGCAACTGTCCCAGGATTCTTTTAAGGAGGTGTCTAGATGAGCTGTTTTGATACGTATTCTAAAATACCAAAGACACTGCCTGAAGAGTTGATTGAAGCGGCACGGACTGATACCGGATATGGTTGCTTGGACTTGATACTCAAAGTCCGAGCAGCCAATTTCTGGCACGAAAGTCTTACAACGCTAACAGACGCTCAGCTTATCGGGTATGTCCAGACGACAATAGACTATTTGTATCCTAACCTGAGACAGAACAATTACAACCTATATATGACTCTGACTTTTCAGGACGAGGATAAGACCCTAGAAGACCTGTTAAAGGTTATCTATAACTATCAGTGGTGGCTCGGCTTTGTCGTAGGTCCGAACGGATGCACTCGTGATATAGCGTATGCCAACGAGTTGCTAGAGTTACCTACGAATGAAGAATGGTCGGAACAGTTAGAGCAGACTCTACTCGAGTTCCAGTCCAAGAATAAGTATATCGAGGAGGTAACCGGGTATGTCTGCTGTGAGACGTTCAAACGTCTAAGACTGTTGGAAAGAGGTGATGTTGGATGAAATCAGTAATCGTTGTCGATGACTCCTTGACCATAGCGACTTTTAAGCGACAGACAGAACATGCTGATGACATTCTGCGTGCTAATAACCTACCCAATCCGACTTGTCCTTATAGCACGGTTGCCAATCAGCTTTATAATAACGACTTCCAGGCTATGACTAAGCTGGGATTTGACCCTGCATATACAGAGTCTGCTCAGGTACGAAGTGTTCAGTCTCAGCTGGGTGACCGAGATAAGGCTAATGTGGTGGCTGGATTTACACCCGCAGAGTTTACTCGATATGCTACTCTGGGTAGCGTACCCGGTTGTTTGATAGTTCCGGCAGAATATGTCGATGAGGTTACGCCGGTATCTGGTCACACTCAGCAAGCGATACTTCGTGACCTGAGCCTTGCTTCGGTCAGAGAGGATTTGAGGGCAGATACACCGCAGCTTGAATATCCGCGAATTGATTCTGAATATGGTACTTCTGAGGATAACTGGTATTGGAAACCTCGCGGTGACGTTATGTTCCAGGTGGAAGGTCAGTCACCGTTGGAGATTCCTTGCTTTCCTGAAAGCGTGAATGATTCTACATCAGCCACCTGGTCACAGGAAATGACGACGTATCAGCATTATGAGCCGCAGAATACCTATAATAAATCAGGACCTAGAGTGGTATCTTGTACGTTCAAGATTCATCGCGCTATGTGGGACGGTAATCAGGATTCTGGTAAGTCAGAGGAACTGGTAGCCTATATGCAGTCTGCTTGCTATCCTGACTATGACACCCAAGCGAGTGAACCACCGAGAGTTACTCTCATGATAGGTAAGTCGGTTCGTATCACAGGTATTCTAACATCGATGGAGACGACTTATAGCGGTCCGATAGGTCCTGACAACAAGTACGACTGCGTCGATATCAATATATCAATCACAGAAGAGTCCGATAATGTCCTCAGCACAGAGGCAGTTAGAAGTGGACTTGCAGGCTGGAGGTGATGATATGATAAGATATCTAAACCCATACAATTACACCAAGATATCTAGATACGCAAAGCTGAGAACCATTAAGCGAGATGGTGTAGACAAGTCATATCATGAGGTAGTGAACGCTACACCATTGGTAGATGTATCCAGTTGTCAGCTGTTCAAGGTAACCGGCATTTATATCAATCGGCTGGATTTGATAGCTGATAAGTTCTACGGAGATGCTGCACTTTGGTGGTATATCGCCAAGCAGAACGGCATAACAAATTTCGAGGTGGTTCCTGCTGAGACAGTTTTGCAGATACCTCCGTACGATTCGCTTATGACCGACGGAAGAGTTCTTGAACCGTTGTCGTATGTATATCTTAACCTAGGAGAGGAGTGACCTTTATGCCGCATAAGCAGCCATATATGCAGTTCGTTATTCAGAACATAGCATTGCGTAGTCTCGGCTTCAAGGTACCTTCTCCTCTGGTGGGCATAAATCTTACAAACTCTGAGTCAGGCATTCAGACAAATTTCAAGGTAACGATTCATGTTCTCGGTGACCAGCGTAAGCAAGCTCATGTAGGTGCATTCGAAATGATGCTCTATGAGTTTGCTCAGATGAGAGGTGACTCTACTACGCCATGCTACCTGGAAATGGGTTGGGCAGATGAAACTGGTATTCTAGAATCCTTATCTATTCAGGGTATTTTTATTCAGTTCACGTCAACGGTACATACCGGCTATACGGAATACATTCTAGAAGGTATTGGCAACTTTACCAATACAGCTACAATTCGAGGTATAGCTATACCTGCTATCAGAGGCAATTATCGACCGTCTGATGTAGCAGAAGCTGTCTTGGATTATGTAAATGCAGGTGATGTATTCGACTATGATATAGACCACGACGACGAGGTAGTGCCTATCTGCAAATCGTCTTGCGTAACCAGCTTGGGTGAGTATATCAATGGTAGTGGCAATGCTCAGGGATTGATTCAGCAATCGTACTGCGAAGGTTCTAGAAGCAGTGCGTACGGGCTACCTGGCAATCGAGCTACCGGAACTTATCTTAAAGCGGGTTATACGAAAGCTGAGATACACAATCTCATGGGTTCTCCTGTGGCACAAACACAGCGTTCAGCGTCGAGTTATACCTTTAGTATAACAGAGCCGACGTTCCATACCCGTGGTGTAATCCGGTATAAAAACAACGTCAACCTCGCTAACTATGTGTCAGACGATGTTCTAATGTGGGGTGGCTTGTACACCAACATCTTATCAATTTCTGCTACCTATCAGGGTGTTACGCAGACATTGCTGGGTTCAGGTGCTACCGTACAAACCGGTATGGGTATTACTCTAAAGGGAGAATCCTTGACAACTTTGGCAAATAGACAAAATTCATATTCAGCAACCGTGGATAGCATGTTCGCTGCTGGTAACGTATTGAACAACCTGAATGCTATATCTACCCAGTTCAATACTAATGTTCAGATTACAATCGTCGGTAAGCCTAAGGTATTTCAGGTTGCTGATGCTGTACGAGTAGTGGTGTATACAGGCGGTACATTGAACCCGATTACCGGTGTTTATCGTATAATTAAAGTAGCACATAATATAAATGGTACTTCATATACGACAACGCTAACAGTGCAGAGATTGGATTTGATTACAGCAAATAACACCGCAACATCAATTGCTGGATACACAACCACAACTCGGCTTAATAATGTGCAGAAAGCTACTATCCCACAGCAGAAGTTGCAGCTTGGTCAGCCGTTCCAGCACATTATTAACATTCTGAAACGAGGTAAGTTATGATTAGGTATATTGGTTATGTCGAGAGTATCGACTGGAAAAGCAACACCTGCAAAGTCCGTGTACCTAACCTTGACGGTTTAGGTGTAGGTGCATATAAAGAACCGTTCATGAGTATGCTCCTACCTAATCGTCCTGCAAACGAATCGCTTCAGGACGCTGATATACCGTATCATCTACAAGGACTTCGTGTGCATGATGTTGTCTACGTGCTTGAGTCTGAGGACTCTAACGATAATTTTGCTATCGTAGGATTCTACGGTGGTACCTACGAGGAGGGATAAACGTGTTCACGAATTCATTTGCCTACCCTAATCTATTCAATGCGGCTACTGGCAACTGCGACTTGAAAGATGACTATGCCAGCATAGTCAATAGAGTGGGTTTGCTAATTCGGTCGTATAAGAAAGAAGAGTTTCTGTTTCCGAATTTCGGCTCATATTTTCCTGATATCCTTCTTAGCTACAACATCGCTTCTGTAATTGAGAAGGCAAAGGAGAATATCAAAAATGCTATTGCAGAGTTCGAACCGTATGTGGACTCTAGGCAGATTAAAATCAATGACCTGTCTGAAGGTAACACGGTGAAACTCCAGGTGGTTCTCGTCTTGGATAAGAACTACGAGGAGATTGCCGCTACACTTGAATGGACATGGGATGAAAAGCAAGGAGGGACTATCACATGAAATATACCAGCAGAGACGCTCAGTCTAACATTCAGAACTTGGTGGAGGACGTTAAGGCGACAACTCATATCTGGAATCCTGGTTCTGAAGCAGACCCTGGTATGATTCTACTGAAGGCATTGGCAAGCAATGTTGACTTGCTCTCATTCAACCTTGACACTCAGGTAGATGAGATGTATATGCAGTCAGCAACGCAGATTAAAAGCATTCGTCGCTTAGGCGTAGCAAACGGGTATGTACCGGGTTGGTACCGAGCACCAAGGACAACTATACTGATTGAGAATACCTCAGAAGACGCCTCGCTTGCTTTGGATTTCACCCTACCAAATGCGATGAACAACGTCTGCTATGCTGCAACAAATGCCTTGGAAGATTTGACTTCCATTCCGTATTTTATCATACCTAAGTCAGACCCGCAGTACGGTGACGTCAGCGTGAGTGATGTCGTCTCACTTCAACCGAAAGGTTCTGTAAACGGCATCAATCAGCGTAAGGATTTCGTTGCTAGAAAAGCTGCACAAGGCATCCTCAAGTCTGTTATCGTAAACCCCAGAATGCTGGTAACAGGTACGAAGGGTGTAAACACCTTGACGTACAGACTACCTGCACAGAATATCGACGGTGAGCTGATTTGGGTACAGGAGCTTTCATCAACACTTGACCCTATCAAATTCACGAACGGTGAAAAGCCTTGGACAAGAGACACCAAGAATGACTTTATCGAGTCTGAACAGAGACGTTATCAGGTAGACGTAGACGACTACAATAACCTGGTTCTTGTGTTCAATAAATTCATCAATGATGTAATCCAGTACAATCGTCTAATCCGCGTGTTTTATCTCGAGACCTACGGAGCTGCTGGTGAGGTGTCTGAGAATGTTATTTCGCTGTCTACCGTTGATAGTGCAGTTACTGCTGTGCTGAACGTGACACACCCTGCGAATACATTAGACATGCCAGATGGCTCTGCCCTTACCGGTAAGACGCCACTGACTGCGTCTCAAGCCGCAGCTGAAGCAAAGCTGTATGTCAACACCAATGACTCTATAATCACGCTAAAGAATTTTATCGCGTGGATTAACAGGCAGCCTGGTATCGATTGTGGTACTGCAATCGACTGTCAGAAAGCTCTGGAAATCAACTGGGCATACAAGTTTGATGAAGATATGGACGAGGACCTCAAGCCTAAGAAGTATCTGTATCCTGGTCCTGATATAACTCAGGGGTACGACTTCCCCGGTTGGACGACTGAAGATGCCTATGACCCGCTTGTTGGTACTATGTTTACCGTAGGCGGTAAACAGTACGACTTCCCACACAAATTCATGACCAGAAAGCTTCTGTTCTATTGCGTATTCAATAACTTCCTGGAAAGGTGGAGCACCGGTTATAAGAATGAAGCCGGTAAGCAGTGTCTAATGGACGGTGTTACCGAGTGGGAAGGTGATACTTCCGAATGGAGCACCGAGATGGTCGACAAGGGTCATCCATACCGTAGATACAGACCTTCTGAGCAAATCAGAGCGATGATTACTCAGCAGTACCTTGAGACCTACAATCTGACTTGTGACATTGACTTCGGTTGGCTCAGAGTGTTCGAATGGTCGGTAAATGGTATCATCTGGACTAACGAACCGGTAACACAGACAGAAGCGGATAATATCGTTAGCGTTGTCCTTAAGGCGCTTCGTATCCGCTTCCATGCTGCAAATATGCAGATTGGCGTACTTCCGAGAATGATGGAAGTGGTTGACTGCGTACAGAACTGCGACTCTCGCATCAGATACTTTGATGCAGGTCTTCTTAACAAGCCAATGATAAATTGGGGACCTGTGCGTGATGCCGAAGGTATGATTCCAGACTCATCTGTCAACTATGACATCGCATACTTCAATGCGATTAGCTACGCTCGTTTCATAGATGGTGATACCGAGCATTATGCTAAGTCACCAGTGTCTAGAATAAGTGTGGCAAAAGAGTGCATAATCAAAGAGTAAGGAGGTGTAACGCATGAAAAGCGAAAGGATGATTCCTAACATCTACGAGCAGAGTTTTGATATGAGAACAATGTGTCGTTTCTTTGACATCGAACACGAACTGCTCGAGTATTACACCAATCATATTCTCGACTGCTATTCGCCAGAACACTGTCCGAAGCATCTTTTAGCAGAGTTGGCTGAGCACATCGGTTTTGACTATCAAGAGCTCAAGACAGTTATGTATAACCGAGTTGTGCTGAAAAACTTTATCAAGAATATGATAAGGTATAGAGGTAGTGCTACGGGTATAGCAAACGCTGCTGCAATCGACATTCGTTACAGACAAACATACCCAGACTACTATTACAGCTACACGGAACACGGTGTTGAGCGAGTCGACGACCCCGACGCTGGTAAGCAGATTCCTATGACCTTTCATGAGTCAATCGACCGGCAGAAAACATGGATTGACGTCGACCAGGAAGCTGCTATCATCTATGTGTTCCTGATTGCAAGTGACTACTTTCCAAAGATTACTGCTGGGATGATTGACGAGGAGAAGCAAGCAAACTTTGAGGAAAGGATGCGTAGACTGCTGGATTTGGCCTACTTGCAGGAGTATGTTCGTCCTGTAGGTATGTACCTACTTCCGATGGTTGCTCAAAAAGCTAACCCTTATACAGACTTAACGGTTAAAGCAGTTGTCGTTCCGCAGTATGAAAGGAATTCCAATAACGGTATAACAGGCACGCCGAATTCTTCTATGACGCATCAGTACGACCGTATGCTGTTCGCTAAGGTTGAAAATCCTCAGGATGAGCTTTCGGTTGAGCCGTGGCTCAGAACGCTGTACCACTCTCAGCTTGCAGGTAAGCTCAAGCATGAATATTATACCAAACCGGTGTATCACATCGAAGGTAAATTCCTCTATTATGACCATGACGAGCTTTTGAGTATCTATTCTGAGATACAGCAGAATGTACCGGGCATGCAGGGTATGAAGATAGGTGATTCTCTGTATAATCCGAATATTGTAAGAGCTGCACAATCGTTCAACTATGGTCCCGAATCAACCGATGCTGCTGAGCCAGAGTCGCTACAGGAAGCAGGTAAAGCAGTTCAAACCAGCGCACCGCTTCCTTATGACGACCACGTCGGATTTCCGACTCCTAGAACGAAACAGAATGTGGGTGACTATCCTATGGGACAAGGTCTTACATTGCCACCAGAAACAAGTCCAAATGCAGAGTATCCTATATATCAAGACCCGCAGCGTTATGCAGGTAGTGGAGGGTACATGGTTGACCCCTGGACAGGTACTCATATGCCTACCATTGATACGCCAGGCGATGGTGATGACGGCACGAACAAGAATTTGATGATTAACCTATTCCAGGTTGACGAAAACGATGAATCTACATGGACAGGTGCTACCGATGTTGTTATTGCTGGTAAGGAACCTGTCGATAGAAATCCTGTTCCGTATGACGCCACCAAGAACGGTCCTCCGACAGGTGACGACGCATACTGGACTACAAAGAATTCTGAGGGTGAGGACGACCCAACAGAGTACATTCCTTAATTAGCTTTCTTCATTTGTAATACTCCTTATGGTTTTGCTTAAATGCACGGTTTTGTACTGTATACACGGTTACCTTGAACCACTGCATTTAAGCAAAACCTTTTGGTTTCTTGGCAGTTGCTTGCTATTGATAGTTGAAAATATAATAGAACAACGGGTTAGAGCCCGAATTATAGAAAGGATGGTCTACTATGATTAAGACGTATGCGTATAGTGATGCTATTCAGCTCACACCGCATTTCAACTCGTCTGAGTTCCGCTGCAAGCCTGACAACAAGCATGATGCGAAACACGATTACAAAATCGACAGCGAGCTGGTGAATGGTCTGGAGGCACTCTTTACAAAGATTCCGGAGTTGTTCGGCATTAAGGTGTCTAAAATCTGCTTGACGTCCGGCTACCGTTGTCCTACTCACGATGTGGCAGTAGGCGGTTCGGGTTCGGGACCTCATGTCAGTGGCTATGCCGCTGATTTTATCGTCTACGACGAGAACGGAGCTCCTGTCAGCAGTAAGATGGTTTGCTGTGCAGCTCAGGAAATCGGGTTCAGAGGCATTGCTAATATCACCAGTGCTTATATCTATACGCACTGTGACATGAAGGACAGAAAGAATTCCAAAGGTCAGTCCTACAAGTGGTTCGGCAATGAGGTTTACGGCAATGGTACCGTTACCAATGACTTCTGGACCTACTACGGTTTGACTCCGAAGACCAACAAATCCGACCCTGAGGTCGTTAAGCTGAAGGGTATCGATGTGTCGGTTTATCAGGGTGATATCGATTTTGAAAAGGCGGCTAAGGAAATCGACTTCGCTGTTCTCCGAGCAGGATTCGGTCGTTATGCAAAGCAGGAGGACGATAAATTCCAGCGTAACTATGCTGGTTTCAAGAAGACCGGCACACCAGTAGGTGCATATTGGTACTGCTATGCCACATCAGCTGATGAAGCTCGCCAGGAAGCTGCTGTTTGCTTGCAAATCCTGAAGGGCAAACAGTTCGAACTGCCTATCTTCTATGACATCCTGGAAGATGACCATATCCCGAAGCTCAAAGCTGCTGGTGATGTGGCAAAGCTCATCAATGAAATCGTACCGGCATTTTGCTCTGTGCTGGAACAGAACGGCTACTATGTCGGTGTCTACTGCAACCCGAACGGCTACGACAATTACCTGAATGACAGCAACAAGCAGCGCTACGTTCAGTGGGTTGCTGATTGGCGTGGTACGTGCGGCTATACCGGTGAAAAGGTTATGTGGCAGTATAGTGCCAAGGGCAAGGTTTCTGGTATTGTCGGCGACGTCGATAAGGACTACGCCTACACTGACTTTGCTGTTATCAAGGAGAAGGGCTTTAATGGTTGGAATGCTGCCGACTATCAGCCGGACCCTGAGAATCCTGATGACAAGCCTGAAGACCCTGCAGTTCAGCCGAACAATCCTGAGACTCCTACACCGGATGAAGCTATGGATGTCTTTGAGAAGATTCTCAAGGAAGTTCAGGAAATCAATCAGAAACTGGGTAAGTAAACTCAGATACTATAAAGCGAAAGGAGGTGAGGTCCATGTCGACAAAATTGTCTTCACAAGCTGAAGCAGTTCTGAACGTCCGTGTCGTTGTAGGTAAGCCACAACCTGACGGTTCGATTAAAGTCAGCACAGACAGACGTTTCAAGAATACTGCGACCAGACTGATGACCGAGTCTATTCGTAACTATCTTGCTGGTGCAGAAAACACATATAAGCGAGGTCATGGGCGTCCTAACTATATGGGAATAGGCACAATGGGCATCACCAAGCAGCCTACGGACGCTAACGCACTGGCTGAGGTTGCGGATAATTTCGAGGACAAGGATTACGTCGAGGGCGAAACAACTCGTCCCTGGTTTGAGTCCACCTCATTAGCTCTGACTACAGTCTGCGGACCTGTCAATACAGATGATGAAGGAAACAACCTGCACTTCTGGGACCCAGCTATGGGTTGGGGTAAAGACGCATTTACGGGTGAACCTTCAGACGAGCCTATATTCCAAGGTGAGCTTTGTACCAATCTGAAGCATTATGCTGATGAAGGTGCAGAGGGAGAACCTGTGTATGATGACATCGAGCGTATACCAATCCTCCGCGCTGACGTATTGTCTGACTGCCCTGCGGATTGGGACTACGGTGTAGATGGATATAGCTCACAGGTTATCTTCTATGCTTACGCTTCTGTCGGTTGGGTTCATAAACTTCTGAAACCTACCTACAAGGAAATCGTCGAGGACCCTAATACGCACGAGAAGACGGTCGTTACTCACGAAGTGGGACCTCAGCTTGAAAAGATGGCAGTGTCCGAGTTCGGATTGTACGAAAAGAACAATACCGACCCGCATGGGCTTGAAACTATGCTAGCAGGCTTTCGAGTACCGACGGTTGATGACATTGTCTACGTCACAGACGGTGAGGTCATCCTAATCGAGTGGCGTGTTTCCGTTCGTGCTGTTATGCCGAATGAGCGAGTGGGTAGTGCTGATGAGGTAGGAGGATTTGGTATTTCTATTCGAAATGAAATACTTGACCCCTATCATATTCGTTACATCGCGACAGCAGGAGATACTGGTGAACGCATCGGTGAAATTGGCTGGATGGTTACAGGTAACGAGTCATCTGGCACGACCATCGATACGAATGGAATGCTAACAATCGATGAGCACGAAACTGCTTCTCGATTGATTATAACTGCATTTTTGCCGTATAATACGAATATCTCGACATCCACCATTATCAACATTAGCTTGATAGATAATCAGATGGGTCTATCAGCTATGGACAGACGACCTTTCGTGACTCAAGACGGTAATGAACTAACTGTTCATATCTGGTCAGAGAGTCCCGGAGTATAAGAGAAGGAGGAATGAAGAATGGCCACTAAACTACCTTATGTGCTGCCCTTCGAAGACGGTTCAGTAGTTGCTGCTATACTGCTAAAGGCACAGGCATTGCCTGATAAAGAGCAGATAGCAACAAAACCGAGTTGCAGCAAGCAACTGCTTATCTAGCAACGCTAGACAACGCAACGATGGCACCGCAGAGTGCTACTGTTAAGCGCACGACAGACAACCTGCAGGCACAAATCAACAACATCGTCAGAGCACCAGAGAGCGGCGGTGACGTCGGTGCAGAGGTGTATCAAGCGAGAATCGGTGCAGACGGTACAGAGTATGCAACTCTCAAAGCACGTTTAGATGCTGAGAATTCACTTTTATCTGATGCAACAAATGATCTTCAAGCTGAATTAAATCTCATTGCAGACACTCAGGAATTACTGGCTTTTGGAGATACAGTAAGTGGAACGGGTCAAATTAGAATTGAAAAGCACATTCCAGCTGGAATGTATAAACTGAAAATAGATAGAATCATATCAAACGATACAGACAAGTCAAAATCACGAATCTATTTCTTCGATAGCAACGATGCACAAATAACATTACTTACGTTAGAGCGCAATGTGACCATAGATGTTAATCTTGAGCTTGGTTCTGATGTTGCAACTATGATGTTCTATGCTGCGTCAGACGCACAGACGAGCTTAGGAGATACATTTGAGTATCGCAATGTTCAGATTTCGGCAAAAACAGGACTGAGTAACAGACTTGACGGCATAGAAAATAATGTAGCTAAATTTGCTGCACAGATAGATTCTGTTGCGGATAGTGTATCAGCCTTAGTGGACAGCAAAGAAATCATATCTGCTGATAAATTCGAACATGGCAACATAGGCCCGACTGGCGGAAATTCCGATTTCCGTGCTGCAGCTCGTATGCGTTCAAAGTCAATTGAATCTGCACTTTATGACTATACAATCAAAATATCGGGTGGATTTTACTCTCTGATAGCATACTACTCATCGGACGACATTTCTGATTTTGAAAATGTAACGTCATGGGAGCAGAATGAAACTTACACAATCCACAAGGGCGATTATTATAGACTGCTTGTCACAGAATCAACATCCTCAGAAACAGAAAAATCAATCGCTGATATTCTTAGCCATGTGTCTGTTGAGACATCGTTTGATGAGCTCGATGAAAGGGTAACAGCTCTTGAAAACGGAGCATCTACATCGATTTACAGTAGAAATATCGATGCAAACAACACAATAAAAGCTGCAAATAAGCATTTTTACACGTCTGGAACAGAACGCAATTATAGTGGACTTTTCACTATTGCCCATATTTCAGATATTCATACTGACTCAGTCAGGTATCAGAACTTCATCAACTATATAAATGCAAACAATAGCATTGATGCATCAATTTGCACAGGGGATTTTGTAATTGACGCATCAAATTCGCATGAATTTGATTTTATAGCACTTGATAGTGGTAATGTTCTCCACGTTGTTGGCAATCACGACAAGGGCGGAATTACAACAGCAGCAGTAAAATCAAAACTGATGCCCACTGAATCAGCAACATACTACTACAAAGACTATGATGATATACGCATAATAGTTCTTGACCAGTGCTTAGACGGTGGAACAGGAGGCACACTCGGCTATTATGGTTCTGAACAAATTGAATGGCTGTTAGATGTGCTTGACGAATCGACAGATAAGCACGTAATTATTGCGATGCACACCGTTGAAAACAAGCCAATTCCGATAAGTGGTAATTCATCGTTTTATCAGCGATATTACAGGAACGATGCAGCAACCGGTGAAGCAAGTGGTTCTGCAAATGGTGATACAATTATCCAGAACATTATCAATGCGTTTTCTAACGGAACAACACTCAATAAGACGTACACTTTCAGAAATGGCGATGTCATTTCTGTTAATCACTCTTTTAGTGGTGGCGTTTTTATCGGATATCTTGTCGGCCACCTTCATGCCGACTTTATAGGCGTTGATTCGCTTTATAATAATCAGATGTATTACGGTGTTACTTGTGGTGCTTGTGTACCTGACTACGCACCGACATCAAATTACGGTGAATCATACAGCGATTTAACACGAATTCCAAGCGATAAATCCGAGGATGCATTCAATGTCTATGTGATTGATACTATCAGCAGGCTCGTAAAAGTAGTAAGAGTTGGCTCGGATAGAAACGACATTCTGCAGGATAGAAAGTATGCTGTATACGCATATTAAGAGGTGGCAGCCATGAACAAGATAATTCAGTTCATAGCAGCCTCAGCTGCTGCTGTATGCGGTTTTTTATTCGGAGAATTCGATGGACTTATGTATGCACTGATAGCATTTATGGTGCTGGACTATCTATCACGAACACGACTCTGGTCACCTGATATGAATTAAACCTAACTCCACAACCTGAATATCAAACCTATAATAGATACGAGTAAGGAACCCACACCTGCTCGTATCTATTTTTATCCGCAAACGATACCCCTCACTATAATAGATTAAAATAAGGAGGTGAGCACATGGCAAATTATACCGTAGGCGATTATCTTGGTCAAGACAGTACCGAGTATCTCGTCTATCAGATTTTGCAGAAAATTCAAGCAGTTCGAGAGTTGATTTCCGGCATAACGCATGTCGACGTCACTACGTCTGCTACGATACCTACCGACCCACCTGCACATCCAGAAGATACCCTCTATTTCGTACTGGTGGGTCCTGGCACAACACCGGGTGACCTTTACAAGGAATACCTATGGGTAGTTCAGAGCAATTCATGGGAGTATGTAGGAACTGCAACGATTGATCTGTCTGATTATGCTTTAAAGACTGATATAGGTAATGCAACCCTGACAATTAAGCTAGGTGATGTTACTCTAGGTACGTTCAGTGCTAATGCTAAATCAGACGCAACTATCACGCTTGACCTGTCGTCCTATGCTCTGAAAACCGATGTAGGAGCCGGTACGCTCACGGTTAAGCAAGGTGATGTTACCCTAGGTACGTTCTCAGCAAACGCAAAGGTAGACAACATCATCAATATCCCGGTAGTTGATTTGTCGAACTATGAGTTGAAATCTGACGTAGGTGACGGTACTCTAACCATTAAGGTAGGCAGTACCGTGCTTGGTACTTTCAAAGCTAACACCAAGACGGACACCACCATCGAGATTGACCTGTCATCTTATGCACAATCTGCTGATATCGGCGATGCGACCTTGACAATCAAGCAGGGTTCAACTACCTTAGGTACTTTCAAAGCCAATGCTAAGACTGACGCGGAGATTTCGATACCTGAGGTGGATTTGTCAGATTATGCTCTGAAAGCAGACATCGGTGATGGGACTCTGACAATTAAGGTGGGTGAAACCACTCTAGGTACGTTCACAGCTAATGCCAAGAACGGGTCTACGATTACGATTCCGGAGCCAGACTTGACAGGATATGCACTCAGTACCGATATTAAGGACGGTACTCTGACTATTAAGTATGGCAACACGACTCTCGGTACATTCTCTGCTAACTCGGCGAACAGTACCACAGTAACCGTACCCGAACCTGATTTATCTGACTATGCTCTGAAGTCTGAGATAGGTAATGCCACGCTGACGCTTAAGGTGGGCGAAACCACGATTGGCACATTTACCGCTAATGCCATCGTGGACAAGACGATGACTATTGATTTGTCTGCATACGCCAAGTCCGCTGACGTCGGTGATGCTACCCTCACCATAACTCAGGCAGGAACGACATTAGGCACGTTCAAAGCCAATGCCAAGACCGATAATACCATCGACATACCTGCAGGTGCTACCACAGAGAAATGGAATGACAATGACCCAGTGGCTCATTCTAAGACAACGGAAGCAGCAATGCCACAGGCAATCACCAATGGTAAAATTCATGTCACCGTCGACACTTGTAACCTGTATCTTGACACAGGTAACAGCCGCATCAAGATTGGTGACTATATCGTTCTGGCAGACGACACCGAGAGACTAAATCTACAAAACCCGCTGGAAGACAAGCTGTATATGGTCGAGAGCACACATTCGCTTTGGTCGTATAAGAACGGCTGGTGGTCATTGCTGAGTTTTGGAGACCTGTTGAAACGAAACGTGCTGGTCAGCACTTTCTCGGTGGCTATCGGAAGCAATACGCCGGTAGAGCAAGGCGGTGACGGAAACTGGACAGCCCATGCTACAATGATTCAGGTACCAGAGCTTATCTATCTGACTGATGATATGAAATTCAAGCTCTGCGTAACTCAACTTCCTAGCAGCCCTGGATATGACCTGTATATCGCACCTGCAATTTACAAGTATACCGGACCTGACCCGGAAGATGGTGATAAGATAAAATGCTCGCTTGTTGCAGCTGGAAACGCAAAGGTTATCACGTCAATAGGTTGGCAGGAGTTTACGTTCAATCGAGGTACCGAGCAATACCTTGACCCGCTTGATACGTATTTCTACGTGATTATGCACAATATGAACGGACTGGGTATGCCAGGTTACTCAGGTTCACAAATGAACGACCCACCGTATGTATCATGGACACAGCATAATCTGGGTAGTCTGTCTGACGCTCCGAGCACACTCGAGCTCCAGTCTGAAACGACAACACGACTGTTCGGCAGTTTCTATGCTAACGGTGCTACTCAGACATAAGAATTGAGGTGTTGACATGAACACTGATATTATGTATGGTAACGCTCCGCTGTATGCTTATGTCTATATAGGTATACGGCGTCAAGTCGCATTTCCTTTGTACCTAAGGCGGCAGAGAATTCAGGGGTATCTGCATGATGTATTCAGAATTGAGTGTTATTCTGAAGCAGAGGTGTCTTGGTATAGGCAGATGTGCGCCCGTATGAAGCATTGGCTCGTTCTTCTTCAGATAGACTACATCGAGCTAATCAATGACGGGTATATAGAAAATATAGATGGAGGTGGTAATCTGGAAGCAACGCCGGATACATTTCCGGTGCGTGAGGGGATTGATGGAAAGTTCTTTGGTGAGAATGTAATCCGAGAAACGTACATTGACAAAGAATTCTAAGGTTAGGTAGGTCGATTCAAAATGAGTACAGAAAATATTATCACTATTGTCGTAGCAGTTCTAAGTAGCGGACTAATCAGCACTCTCCTCCAGAGACATTGGTCTCAGGTCGATAAGAAAAATGCACAGGCAGCTGCTGATTCTGAAGAAGTTCAGAAAGAGCGAGCCCAGCAGGAGCTCAACACACGAATGCTGAAGAAGCTATTTCGTGCTAATTTGAATCGTACAATAAACTGCGTTCGAGATAAGCTGGAAGACCCGAACATCTCAAATGAACGGCTTCGGTTGTACATTTCAGAGCTTCATGACGACATGGAGGATTATTTTGAAATGGGTGGTAACGGTGCTACCCATGCCGCTTATGTGGAACTCTACAAGGAAATCAAAGAAATCAAACCGGAACTGATTTCAGTTGCCTGGTTAGATTTTATAGCAAACGACGTCCGGTAAATAAGAAAGGTAGGTATTGATTATGAACATTCAGGACATTATCACCGACATTATTGCTACCGCGTTGGCAGTAGCAGCACTGGCACTGATTCGCTCCGGTGTAGCGTGGCTCAGTGCTAAAACCAAGTCCGAAAAGATTCAGCTTGCTCTTCAGGAGTTTCAGACGGTTCTGGAAGACGGCATCGGTTACGTCGAACAGACATTTGTTCGGCTCGCGAAAGAAAACGGAACCTGGAACACAACGTCTCAGCAGGAAGCGCTCGGTGCTTGCATAGATTATATTAAGGGTAACCTGACGCAGAAAGCGTATGAGCTGCTAACTGAAGACAAGGAAGACATCGAGGACTGGATTACTGCTAAGATTGAATCATACATTTCGTATTCGAAAGAAAAATAATAGGATAACAAACCGCCCTAGGCATTGAGTTGTCTAGGGCGGTTTTATGGTTTTGTGACTCTTGTATTATACAATATGTGTATCGTTATTTCTGCGTGTGTTTTGCTGTGGTTTTGCGTGTAGACAGTGTGTTTATAGTGTAATTATATGTAAATCACAACCGTGTGTTATGCGTTAGCATGCGTGGTTTATGTGTAACTTCGTTACCGAGGTTGACTGTAATATATAATTTGAAACTGTAGACGCCCAATAAACACATAAAGGAGAAAGAAGAAATGAAAACAAAATCAGCAATCCTAATCCTGACAGCGGCAAGTCTATTAACCGGTTGCGGTAGCCTCAATTCTGAGATGAAAGACTCGTCAGCTGTCGACATCGCAGTTGAGGTAAGCGAACTCGAGCTATGCACTGACATAGCAGAGACAGCAGACACACTTCTGTTCACTACCGCAGCTACTTCTACCTCAGAAACAACCACAACGACAAGCACAACCACGACCACAGCAACAACCACGACGGTTACAGAAGCACCTGTGGTCGAGACAGAACCCATTACAGAAGCACCTACTGAACCAGAACCGGTTTATGTGGCTGCTCCAGTCGAAACCGAAACAGAACCTGTAATTCAAACCGACGCACCTGCTACAGGTGAAAATGTGTGTCCGGTTACAGGAATCACCTTGCAGTATACCAGTGCCTACTGTATCTATGAATCACCACTTACCCGACAGGCTGGTGTGGTCTATTACGGTGGGCACAAAGAAACCCATTATTCAGAAAACATACTCCCAGGCCCCGGACTGTCTATTCCTGACCGACATCATGGTGACGATGGTACAATCAGAGATGCCGATGGATATATCTGTGTAGCAACAGACTATAGCTTTTTGCCGTATGGTTCAATTATCGTAACCTCACTCGGTCCTGGAAAAGTCTACGACACCGGGTGTGCGTGGGGTACGGTCGATATCTACACCTGTTGGTGAGGAAGGAGTAATCATATGGATGCAACCGAAAGCGAGAAAGAGTTTGACCGAGACTTAAAGTCTAGACAGTATGTCTGTCCGATTTGTCATAAGGAATTCACATTACCTATGTTCGTCTCAAAGTCTGGGTACGTCTACACAATATCGGTATACGACAAGGAGACGAAAAAGAATAAGAATGTGAAATGTTGCAGTTATTCTTGCTACCGAAAAGGTTCCAAGGATTAACTTCGATATTACGGTAGACATAATGTTATAATGTGAATGTAGTTAAACACTACACGGTACTTCTTTTCGTACCGTTCATTGCATTCATAATAAGCAGGGTTGAGTCGCGTCACCCTGCTAGACGCGGGTATGGTGAAATTGGCAGACACGTCAGATTTAGGTTCTGATGCCGCAAGGTGTGCAGGTTCAAGTCCTGTTACCCGCACCAATGCTGAAAATAGTGTCCGGTGGTCAAGAGGCTAAGGCGCCGGGGAGCATGCTAAACCAGAGGCGGCGGTTCGAGTCCGCCCTGGGTGCTATTTTCAGCACACCAGAAAGTTTATGCGACGATGTATGCAAATTGGTCAGAAGCAATCGGTTCTGACATAGACCGACAAGAGCGAAGTACTGCGTGTATGATTTGGTAATCGAGCCTAATATCTGCGTAGGAAAAGCTACATGGGTTCGATTCCCATCATTTAGCATTGACTTTTCCTAAGCTGAGGCATTACCTGGCAGACGAGAAGAAAAAGGAGCTGTCTTGAAAATGCAGGTCATTGGGTACGGAAGCGGCATAAAGCTGGGAAACCGCTTAGACCTCAGCACCGTAGGTGGGCGAGCACAGCCTCCGGTATGGAAATCCGGCGTCCCAGAACGGGTGGTGCACACCTTAAGCAGGGTACAGGGTACGATAAACCCTTATCTAACGTCGAGATGAGGTAATGACTTATCTCGACGTCCCATTTCGCAACTTCGTAACCCATATCAGTTCTGTTGTATACTATAGATACAGTAAAACACATAGGAGGTAATCTACTATGCTTACAATCAATTCGCAAAAGGTACAGAAAAACGGTATGGGTGTTGCTTGGATGCTCGGAGCAGACGGTAAGGAGATACCCGTACAGATTCACGTCTACGGTGCTATCGGTGAGATTGACGAGAATGCTGCAGCAGCAATCTGGATGCTGAAGTACGCACCTTACGATAAGCTCATTCCGTTCCTTAAGCAGTTCGTTGCGTACATCGCAGTGAACAATGTTCCTTATACAGACGACCGTGATACGTTCAATGCCAATCTGGCAAAAGAATTGTCGGCGGGAGGTAATCTGGGACAGCAGGTAGGCTGGACAAAAGAGCAGACTGCTGAATATCTTCTGGGTTTGGTCAAAGATATGTCCATCGACGAAATCTACGACCTAGGTGATAATGTAACAGAGCATACCGGTGACTTCGTTGCTAAGGATTTGAATGAATCTTTCATTCGTGTCCGTATGGGCGGCGAGTACGACACTGACAAGCTTACCGGTGAGACATTCTTCCGAATCGGGTCTACCTGGAAGAACTGGGAGAAACCGATTACTAATTTCATCGACCGGCACAAGAATGTTACCAAAATCTTTGTTGAGCGTGACGCTGAGTCCGACGGCAAGGAGAGCTTGACTGAACGTGATGTCATGATAAATGGCATGTCGAGAGAGGAGTTCTTCAGCGCGAAAAAGCTCCCGTTCTTGGGTGCAAAGCACACAGAAGGTATCATGGGTAGTATCTACAGAATCATCAGTGAAGGTAGATATTCTGACTTGTCTACTATCAGAGCAAACTCGTCTCGAGTTGCTAGACTTTGTGACAAGCTCAGACAGGAGAACATTTCCTGTAACTACAAGACCATTCAGGCACCTTGGGCAAGTAAACCCAAGAATCGCAAGACAAACCTGAAGTAACCAATCCTCGCAGCCTTGAGCGATTGCAAGCGAGATGGAGTCACAACGAAAGGCAGTCCGAGGCAATAGTCCCGAACTTGCGTAGTTGCTCGTGAAAGAAAGGTAAAGGCTCTGCCCTTGACATGTCGAGGAGGTAACGACTTATCGACGTGACCGTTTATCAATGATTCTGTAGTCGGGGCAATAGTCTTGGCAGCGAATAGGGAAGTCAGTGGTAGCATTGACGCACTGAAACATCTGGTGGGTTGGTGTTCAGACAACGGGGTGTAGCGCAGTTGGCAGCGCGGCTAGATGACGTGCATTCGCGAACGGGAGCATAGGCGATTGTAACTCCCGCCGCCAATCGCCAGCAGGGGTAGGACCTGCCGGTACCACCACCCGGGAAACCGGGACACGTTTTGTTGTCTCCTTTCTTTTGTTCTACATTTCTTTTATTTTCTTTCCGACCCTTCGGGGTCACTCTTTGCCGGTGTGATGGAATTGGCAGACGTGCGAGACTCAAAATCTCGTGTCCGAAAGGACGTGCGGGTTCGACCCCCGCCACCGGCACCATTAAATTGCCGATATGTCCGAGAGGTTTATGGAGCTGGTCTTGAAAACCAGTGATACTGAAAGGTACCGTAGGTTCGAATCCTACTATCGGCGCCAGATGTGACGAAGGAAGAAACGCAACTTATTTCCTGATGCTAACATACCATCGGGAAATCTGGGGATTTGCTGACGGTCGTCACATTACCAAGCAGGCTGTGCCAGCAGTCCTCCGGTTTTAGCCCGGCGTTGTCTCTAGGTCTGGATAGCCTATTGGCATGAACCTCTACGATAACGAGGCATTTGTGAGCTTGGTGGAATTGGCATACAACCGCTACCGAAGCAGTTTGAGTGGACATTCACGATGTGGCTGATAAGGTAGAAAGGTTTCGGGAATGTCAAGACGGAACCATGCAGGTTCGAATCCTGCAGCTCACACCAAGAGGGTGTCAGTCCCTCAAAGACGAATCACTTCCGTCTAGACCGCCGTGGTTGAAATCGGTGAGGGAGGGTGATATCCCGAAACCGAGGCGGTCAACTATGCGAGGTTGGTGGAATTGGAAGACACACCGTGAAGAGCGGCGAGAAGAGATAATCACGTGATAAGGCTTCTCACCTCCTGGTTCGAGCCCAGGACTTCGCACCAACGAGATTTAAGCTACGTTGTTCTCATCTGGTGAAACGATATATCTAGACTCTGCAACGCAGCAGTCTATGCCGCTGAATAAGAAAGTAGGAGGCATAGACTAAATTGGGCCTCTAGCTTAATTGGTTAGAGCTTCCGGCTCATAACCGGGAGGTTCTGGGTTCGAGTCCCAGGAGGCCCACCAACTTTTATCAGAGGTGATATGATGAGACAGTCTTACCCAAGCGGATTTATCCTAAGGGGTAGTGGTTTGCCGGTTAAACCCGCCCCAGAAAACCAGCAGGTTAGCCTAGGTGGCAGTCACGGAGACGTCTGCTGACAGGCAGTAAGGTGAATCGCGATAAACCACGACAAGCCTAGGTTAACTTTAGCTATTGTCCACGTGCCGGTGTGGCGAAATTGGCAGTACGCAAGGGACTTAAAATCCCTCGATGGATACATCGTACCGGTTCAAGTCCGGTTACCGGCACCAATAAACGCTGTAGGTTCTCCTACAGCGTTTTGTTGTATACCCACGGTTCTGTGGTGTTACTATAAAAGTATACACGGTGCACAACCGTGGTGTAAACCACAGCGTGCTACACGTTTACAACTTCGTATTTCACGGTAGAATCTGTTATAATATGTATGTAAATTTTACATTAGGAGGTACAATATGGATAGGTGGTACAGTCGCTACAGACGCGGTGACGTCTGGTTCCTGCACTTTGATAACGAGACAGGTGACGGGAGCAAGACATCATCTGTACAGAAGAAATCCCGCCCTTATCTCATCGTATCATGCGAGGAGAATAATCTCAATGCACCTACATTCAACGTCGTTCCGCTTACAACTCGCGATTCCGACCATCTGCCTATGCACGTCTACTTCAGGTACATGGACGGACCTGAAGGCGGTCGTAATCAGCTTATCCTATGTGAACAGATTACCACCGTGAGCGTCGAGGTGTTTCTCACATCTAAGTCTAAGTTTATGTATTCACTCAGCATTGAGCTTATGAATAAGGTGGACGAAGCACTCACTCGACAGCTTGGGCTTAAGCCACGAGTAGCTGATATGCACATTCTGGAGCGTATTGTCAACGAGCTGGCTGAGACAGAAGCAAAGCGAATTGAAGCTCAGAAAGAAAAAGAAGTCAATATGCGGGTTGAAGCTCTGGCAGCTATGCTCATCAAGAAGTTCAATCTCAACCTGGATACTACCGCATTGCTTAACGGTACAGAATACCGAGATGCTGAAATGCAGTATGCTGACAAAGCAGACGTTCAGACCATGCGTGAGACAGCAGCGGAGCGCCGTAAACCATCTAAGAGTGAGCTTCAAGAGGTTTGCGATGAGGTTGGTATTACTAAGACGCAGCTCTTCGCAGAAGCTTACGGTAAAGCTAAGCCGGTACACCTTGAGCAGGTTCATGAGGTAGCTAAGCGAAAACTCGAGGAAAAGACAAAACCTGTTGAAGAAAAACCCAAGAAAAGGCATAAATGGTCACTCGAGGAAAAGAAACAGTTTCTCGCTGACTACGCTACCATGACCGTTGCTCAGATGTCCAAGAAATATGGTATCAAGAAGTCTTCTGTTACCTATAATGTCTGTGTGTTCAGAAAAGAGGTAGGTAATAATGACTCCGGAGCAGCTATTTGAAAAGAATCAGAATCTGGTGTATTATTGTATGAAGCGGGTTAGCTGTCCGAAGTCTTGGTACGAGGACTGTCTACAAGAGGGGTTTATAGAACTCTGGCGTGTCTGCCAGAAGTTTGACCCTTCTAGAGGTCTTGCCTTTGCGACGTATGCAGTACCGTGCATCCAAGGAGCTATGCAGAGATTCTGCAGAGAGAACTGCTCTACAATTCGTATACCCAGAAGTATGTGGGAGAAGGGTGAAGTTGACCAGGTTGTAATCGGGTCGTTAGACGCTCTGGTAGATGATGAAAAGAGTGACAGCACTACATATGGTGACTTTATCCCAGCTGAACCAGATTTCTACCCTGGGCTTTTTGAAGACCAGATAGATGATTTTCTGGCAACACTACCCGATGGTAGGTACAAGGACGTATGTGAGGAATTTGCTTATGGTGCTGCTTACGGAGAATCACCTAAGCAAGAAGATATGGCTGTCAAGTACCAATGCTCACAGCCACAGATTGCTAGGTATCGAAAGAAGTTTCGTGAGCAGTTCCGACAATTCTTGGATAATATTCAGAAAGGAGATGATTAGATGAAATTCAAAGACACTATGTCAATCGGTGAATTCCGCAAGTTGACTAAAGATATGCCTGATGAGGCTGCTATCATGATTGTGTCTGAGCAGATGAATGATGAGGCATTGGCTGTACACCCATATCCGTTCTGCACCTCACTCGACAGCCAAGGACCCGGTGTGTTCTTGCTCCAAGCTGACACCAGCGACTCAGTTCATTTTGCAGACTGCTAATACAGGAGGTTTATTATGCCAAATCTAGACAAGATACTTGAAATTGAAGCACAGCACAAGAAAGAGTACCCCATGACCTATAACGCTAAGGATATGCTTTTAAGGGGACATCTGACTGCTGACGAGTTCGAATCGATATCAAAAGGAGAAGCTATGGAAAAGTATATAGACAACAACCCAGAAGCTGCTGGTGAGAAGAAAAGTATAATTCTAACCGGTATCACACCAGCACCGAAAACCGAAACGGATAAGCTCGTGGAACAAGCTGAAGAATACATCGGTCAGGCAATCCAAGCATGGGTTCCCAGACAGCTTGACCATGTGGTTGTTCGCGCTGCTGTCAGAGATAAGCCGAGGCTTGATGACCCCAACCACATCGGAATACAGATTGGCTTTAAGCTGTTCAATGTTCTTGAGCAGACCATGCAGGAAGTAGCTACTGATGTGGTAGTTGAGCGTGAAGTTCTGCACATGGACGAGCACACCGCCAAGCAATACTGGGTTATGTTCAATCAGTGTCTGGTTAATCAGCTTACTCAGATTGTCTTACAGCTAATTCACGGCATTAAAGCGGGACAATTCTAACTTCGTGCTTCACGCATTTTTTATGTTATAATGTAGGTACAATAAATACAAAGGAGGTATTGACGATGAAGATAGACAAGTTCGAAGGAGAGCACGCATTTCTGAGTAATTTCTATCCCGCAGCAATCAACATGGACGGGATGTCTTTCAAGAATTCGGAGGCTGCGTACCAAGCACAGAAGTGTCTGAATACCATGGATAAGTTTCAGTTCTGTGAACTTGAACCCAGAGACGCAAAGAAGCTCGGCAGAAAAGTTCAGCTGCGTCCTGACTGGGAACAGATTAAAGATAGCGTAATGGCTAGAATCTTGGGGCTGAAGTTCCGACAGAACCCGCACCTTGGCAACCTTTTGATTGCAACCGGTGATGCTGAATTGATTGAGGGTAATCACTGGCATGACACCTACTGGGGAGTCTGTGAAGGTGAAGGGAAAAATCGCCTGGGTGAGTTGCTTATGCAGGTGAGAAGTGAACTTAGACTAGAAGCAAGATTCTAAGTCGGTGTAGGAGGTCAATATGGACAGAAGAAACGATTATATCCGCAGATTGAAAAATATCAATCGAGAGTGCGAGAATCTCTGCAAGTATGGACGGAATCTCACCTTGCTGGCAGCAACCGGTGCTTTACCTAAGTGCTATGCCAGAAACAAAGACATCGAGGAAATCCGCATTGCACTCAGAAGACGCACCAAGCCGAATGTTATGCTCATCGGTGCAGCTGGCTGTGGTAAGACAGCTATTGTTGAAGGGCTTGCTCAGGTGCTTGAGGAAGAGTTCTACGCTAACTGGTTGTCAAAGCAGGAAGAGAATGACGGATACCTACCGGAAGTAATGGAGGTAGCATCTCCAGAACTCCCGCTTGTAGTAGAGCTATCTTCCGGTGACTTGCTGGCAGGTGCGAAATACAGAGGTGACTTCGAGGAACGTCTTGAACATATTATCGGAGAGCTGAGGGACGCGAAGAAAAGGGTTCTTCTCTTCATCGATGAGGCACATATACTCTCTACGCTAGGTGAAGCAGAAGGTGCTGTGTCAGCTGCAAACCTCCTCAAACCGGCACTTACTCGAGGTGAGTTCTGTGTGATTACTGCCACGACAGCAGACGAGTTCAATGAATTTCTTTCTAAGGATAGGGCATTCGTTCGGCGATTCAACCGAATCGACGTCAAGCCTATCCCTAAGTCTGAACAGCCTGATTGTGCAGTTCGTATTGTCGAGGAGTATTCAACCATTTTTAATATTCCCGTCGATAGTACGGTGGACAAGGACTTTCTCACCCAGATAATCAACGGTCCGCTATCCAAAGAACTCTTCCCGTGTGCCTTTGTAGATGTTGTTGACCGAGCATTCGCAGAAGCTTCTTATCGAAAGCTGGAACAGGTTACCAAGCTGGTTATGCAAAGAGTTCTGTGTCAGCAGTCTGGGTGTCTGGTATTGTAAGGAGGTGTATCTATGAACGATTTGATTGTGCAGGCGATACTCGATGAGTTCGTTAAAGCGAGTTATGAGTGGGAATTCGGCGGAAGAATAGTCACTCTTGAGGATGCCAAGAAGATATTGTGCAAGGCGTATAATGTCGATGAGCACAAGATAACCGTCAAGTCTGACGTTGACGGTGCGCACTAACTTCGTTTCACGGTGTATTTTATGTTATAATAGTGATACAATAAAACACAACAAACCGAGAACAAGGAGGCACATTATGGACGATATCAGAATTACCCGTAAGATGGACATCGAGGCGCTCAGGAGCCTTTGCATCAGATACAATCTGTATCGTGAGGGCACGAACGAGCAGTACAGCGAGATGTTCGCAATAGCTCGGGGTGCTCGTGACGATGCGGGATTCCTCCGCGTTGCTAAGAACATCTGGGAGCATTCTTGCACAGACGACCTGACAACTGCCGGGTTTGATTTCGAAACTCTGTGCTGGTATGTATTCAACGACTGCGTGAGGACGTACATCAATGCAGAAGACTAATCCGTTCGTTCAGAATGTCCTTGTAAACGGTAGCCTGGTTGTGTTCGGATTTCCGAAAGACATAGGCAACCCTGTGGGTAAGTTCTTAGTCTATAGGGTTGTCGATGACCGTGCTTGGTATTGGTGGATTACCGAGACCAGACTAAAAGCACTTGCTAGTGCTAATGGTGTGTGCGGTCATGTAGAACAGATAAGAACATTTGAGAGACCGAAAGGAGGCAGTCATGGCAGCAGAACCTAGAAGGATATGCTCACCTATCAACTACGCAAATCTAGCAATATTCACGAAGGGCGCTGAACTCCCTGCAACCGCAGTCAACGACAAAGGCGAGAACGTAATCGTAACGACAGAGCCTAGCGACCAGGGTATGTGCTATCGACTTGATACTTACCAGAACAATGGCTGGGTTCGCATCAATCGATATTACAAGGACGGTGCCTGGGATGAAGAGTATGGAGGAAGATAAAATGGATAAGACTCATCCGGAAATTTCCGTGTTCACCACAATGCCGAATAATGGATACCTTGCGATGGTATTTCAGGATACCGGCGTAGCAATGTCTGCAAATTGCAGCAAGAAGGATGCCTACGAAGGTCTCCTCGAGGTGTGTTCACACTTCTTGCTTGACTGCATCGACGACGAGCGTCCGGATTTCAGCAAGTTCTCAGGCGGAGAGCCCACACCAGAGGAAGAAGCTCAGATTGAGAAGTACGCTGAATTGGTAGCATCTGTTCACGGTACTTTCTGCGAAGCTCTTAAGAGCAGACTTACTATCGGGAGTACTACCAAGCAGCTTGAAGCTACAGGACTGCCACACATCTTTGCTAAGATGCTCGCAACAGGAATGGAAGTTCTTCCTGGAAAATTTGAGCGAGCATTCGAGGATGACGGCTGCGATGACGAAGACCCAGACGACTCAGATGATGAGTTTAATCTGGATTGAGAATCCAGCATCTTCGGTTCAAAACCGAATGCTGTGTTATAATACATATACAGTAAACACAAAACCAAAATCTAATGTGTAGGAGGTAACAGATGAAAGTCACGGTTGTCGCATTGAATGCTGCCGAGGCTCGTAAGGCAAGGGAAGGACTCACAAAACTCGGCAGAGGTGTAAAGGATTTCCGCAAAGACTGGAAAGACCAGCGTGTGGATGCCGAAACAATCGAATCGTTCGTGAAAGGGCTGCGTGTCTTTGCGAACTACTTCGAAGGTCTCCTGGCAGATGAGCCGGAGGTAGAACCTGACGAAGACGAACCTGAGTATGTTCAGGCTGATGTAGTGCGATAGAGTACATACTGCTGGGATATCGGCAATACGGTCATGTATCTCCGTTCTTTTGTTCTACATCACTTATTTCATTTTACCCAGTATCTGCTGGGACTATTCTGGGGTATCGCCAAGAGGTAAGGCAGCAGCCTTTGACACTGCTATTCGTGGGTTCGAATCCCGCTACCCCAACCAATGAGACAATCGAGCCCCGTGGCTGACACAATAACGGGTTGAAACAGATAACGGAGTGGCTCTGGAGGATAACGCGGTGATGCAAGTGCCCGCCTCCTACCCGACACAGCAGGGAACCGATTGAGAATCTGCTGTAAATGCCTTTACTAAATTCATAATGCTCATTGCGGCGTAGGTGAATAAAGCAGGGAATAACCTACACGATTGTCTCACACCAAGGTAATGCTTGCCTGTTCGCGACCAGATACTGACGTAACAGGATACCGGGTGCCACGAGAACCGCATAACGGAAGCCGCTTGACACGGATAGGCGTCTAAAGTGCTGTGGTAAATGGAGTTAGACGAACAGCCCGGGATTATGAAGCACGCTGTAACCCAAGATAGCACGGCTCTTAACCAGGTGGTAAATAGCGGGTGACTGCCGGGAATAGTCCGGCAATATTCTCAAGTCTTCTGGAGGTAGGCGGTCTGTATCGCGATAGGTCGTCGGCGTGGGTTCGATTCCCACCTTGAGAGCCAAGGGCTTGCCCAAGCCCCACATCCTTTCGGTTTCTAGCAGCCAACAAGTCTTCTCCAGCCATAAGGAAGACCTCCTAAGTAATACCGAGCGGGTTGATGCTAGATAGACCCGCTCACCATTATATGTGGAAAGGAGAATATCATGTTCGGTTCAAAAGAATTTATCAAATTCGGTAAGAAGGTTGTTGCAGACTATTTCAACCAGCATCGCGATGTGACAGACTCTCAGGAGCTCAAGGCAGAAGATGTCTATGTTGTCTGGTACAGCAAGTCCTTACAGAATCATAAGGGTCTGTTCAGCACTCCCATGTCTGACGGTATGTACTATGAAATAACCTACAACGGTGACGTCGACGAAGCTTACGTCGATGCGTACAAGAAGTGGGAGAACATCAAGATTATCGGCGTAGCACACAAGCAGGAGGGCTAAGATGAACGCAAAAAGAAGAAAAGAACTGGAATCTATCAGTTCTGACTTGTCTGAGCTCAGAGATGACTTCGACAGTCGTCTGAATGACATTCGTGATAGGCTTGAGGCAGTCAAAGATGAAGAGCAGGAGTGTGTCGACAACACACCTGAAAGTCTGCAGATGACCGAGCGTTATGAAAATTCCTGCAATGCAGTTGAGTGCATGGAAAATGCCCTGTCCTATCTTGATGATGCTGTCAATGAGATTGAATCTGCAGCTGAATAAAACAGATACGAGCCATCAATTCTAGATTAGGACCTCCGAATGTACTTCCGGAAGGGATTCTAGATTACCTTCCGTTTACATAACAGCAGGAGGCGGGCTCAGAAATAGGAGCAATCGTTATGGATGAATCAATCAGAAAGAATGTAGACCACCCATCGCATTACAATAAGCCCGGTAAGAAAGAGTGCATCGAGGAGATGCGTGAGCGTTTCGGTGACCTAGCAGTGTACTGGTTCTGCAAACTCAATGCTTTCAAGTACAATTATCGAGACGGCGATAAGGAAGGTAACAGTGCGGAGCAGGATGCTGCTAAAGCTGCATGGTATGACAACTACGGTGACGGCTTGGTTGGCAGTATGAAAGCTACCGATATCGGCAGAGCACTCGCACCTTGGGATGAACAGCTTCGGCTTATTCAGAAAAGCATCGAAGCGAACAAGGAGAAGAACAATGGCTGAATACAATTTCTGGGACGATAGGACTACGGAAGATAATGACGAGAACTATTGTCCCATTCTTGATGGTCATTGTTCTGATATGAGCAAGTGTGAGGAGTGCGAGGAAAATGCAAAGTTTGCCGAACACTTTCAACTATCAGAGGCGATGTCTCTGAAAAGAATGAGCAAGGAGGTGCCCCATGATACAAATTGAGAATACCCAGGTAGTGGGCCTAGAGGCTGCTATCAGGGGAATGCGGAATCCCAAGAACAGCTGGGACAAATCAGACAGTGGTTTCGGAAGATTCAACAATCAGGACGACCACGTCGGACAAGCAGACTTGAAACTGATGAACCAGCTTGCTTCCGGTGGTCCAGTACACGCAAAGTACCGTCGCTACATCGACGTGTTCGTTGACATCAATGCCCCTCTGTATTTCTGGAAAGAATTCAAGACGTACCGCAAGGGCAAGGATTTCGTCGACGAGGAGAATTTCTATGACTACGACGGTGACCACGTCATTGAAGACTACATCGAAATGAATTCGTGCAGCACGATGCACAAAATTCATGATAGAGAGCTCACCATAGATGACTTCTCATGCGACCACTTGGGACTGGACTCAATCGATATGATTAAGAAAGTCATCGAACTGATGAACTATTATCGAGAACAGTTCATTGAGACAAAGGACAAGCATGCGTGGTGGCAGCTAATACAGCTACTGCCTAGCAGTTACAATCAAAGACGTACTGTAAAATTGAACTATGAGGTACTCGCCGCGATGTACCATTGGCGTAAAGGTCACAAGCTGGATGAATGGAAAGCATTCTGCCGGTGGATTGAGAGCTTACCTTATAGCGAACTTATCACGGGAATTAAAAAGGAGGAAGTACCTGTATGAGCATGACCGAATGGGCAGAAGAAGAAATCCGCATTGCCTGCGAACGTGAGTGTGCGGCAATGGAGAAGGAAGACTCAAAACTAAGCAAAATGGAACTGGAATATGCTAAGAGCTGTTATCAGAGTGCTCTTAAAGCATATAAATCACTCTGTGGTGACGGACACTCTGGCATGAGTTTCAACATCACCGCAGGTATCCTGAAGAGACTCTGTTCTGGATATCCGCTCACACCTATCGAGGATGTGGAGGAAGTCTGGAACCTGGTACACGAAACACCTACTACGATGGAGTATCAGTGCCGCAGAATGTATTCGCTGTTCAAGACAGTCTACAAGGAAGACGGCTCTGTCTACTACCATGACAATGACCGTTTCATCTGTGTCGACCCGAACGGTGCAACCTACACCAACAACTTTATCAATCAGCAGCTCAGCAAGCTCTACCCACTCACCATGCCTTATATGCCGAACGGCAAGTTCCTGGTTAAGGCATTCGACTTCGCTACAAATGCGAACCCCGGTGAGTTCGATACCATTCTCATTCGTTCTGTTAAGGAACCGAACGGGCAGGAAGTACTGCTGAATCTGTGCTACAAAGAAACCAAGAACGGCTTCGAACAGATTCAGCTGGCCGAGTACGAAGAACGCTACAAAGCGTTTCTTGCCAGCGCTGAGGCTCAGGCAAAGGTAAAGAGAGCGACTGAAGCGGAAACGGGTAAACCTAATGACCCGGCAGAAACTATCTAAGATAATGTTGACGACCAACCTCATCTGCAACTTATTTTACTCAATGAGTTACCCGTATATCTATGCGGAGATGATGAAGGTCGTCAATCATTTCTATATATCAGGTGAGCAGATAGTTACCTGCTTAGGCGTAATCGTTTTTGGGCTTCTGTGGAACAAGAAAGGTGACGTGCTGTACAGGCATTATCTTTGGATTGTAACCGCAGAGATTATTGCCGATGGTTTTCTATTTGCTCACGTTCTGATAACCGGTGACCTCAAGTTCTATTTCGTGCTAAATGTGCTAATATATGCACTTATTACGCGAAACATGGCGAATGGAGGCATTCGTCTCAGGGCTAAGGTACACCCGGACGAGAAAAGTCGAGAACGCTACGATAATAACTGTAACATCGTGAACAGCATCGCAACGCTCCTAGGCGCTGGTATAGCAATAATCCTGCCTATGAACCTGACAGTACTGTTCATTGCAGCTTTATTCGGAAACGTGTTCGATAACTTTTGCTACTATTACATCTACTGTAAGGCAAATGCTTTAGCAGAAAAAGATAAACAGAAAGGAAATGCTTAGCATGGAAACACCAAGAGAAAGAATCATTAACCTGCTCCGTTCTACTCAGACTACCGGTATGGAAGACCTCATCGCATGGCTCGACGGACCGCACTGCGACTTCTTTACTGCACCTGCAAGTACCAAGTATCACTGCGCATACGAAGGCGGACTTGCTGACCATAGCTTGGCAGTGTTCGACGAGTGTGTTCGTCTGTACAATGCTTTCCAGGACAGACCTGAGTTCAGAGAGATGTCTAAATCCTCTGTAATCAAGGTGGCATTGCTCCACGACGTGTGCAAAGCTAATATGTATAAGCAGGTTGAAAAGTCCCGCAAGAACGAAGCGGGATACTGGGAGAAGTACATGGGCTGGGACCACGACGAACAATTCAAGTTCGGAGGTCACGGCAGTAAGTCGGTCTTCCTTGTGTCTAGGTACATCGACCTCACCGACGAAGAAGCAGCTGCAATCAACTGCCACATGGGTACCTGGGACGTTAAGGACGTTCAGCCAATCAGTCAGGTATTCAACGAAAACCCGCTCGCTTGGATGCTCCATGTGGCTGATGAATCGGCTACATTCGTGATGAAGAAATGAAACTGTTCTGGGTTAGCCGCATCGCACCTCCTGGTGGTGATGATAGGGATTATGACCGAAAGGGCAAACCTATCTGGTGCTCAGCGTATAGCTTATTGATATGCGCAGAAGATGCAAAGCACGCAGAGCGCCGAGCAAGACTGCATCAAGACCCTGATTGGAGACATGCTGAGTTAAAGGTTGAGGAAGTTCACCTGGACACAGAAAGAGTCATCACAGGTCACTACCCATATTAAGGAGGCATTATGGCTAAGGAGAAACGGCAGTACACCCTCTGGTATTACTCCGCCACCGCTTTAGATAATTTTGGAAGCATTGAAGAAGTGGAACTCGAGGTAGACCCTACAATCGCAGAAGCAGCACAATCTGATGTATTCGACCCTGCAATACTTGAGAACTCACCTACAGGTAAGCCGATAGTAGCAGGTGACGACTGGTACCGATGTGCTGTGCTAGCAGGTTGGGGTTGTAATGAGCCAGAAAAGGAGCACATCGTCTATAATTATTACAGGTGGTAAAGATAGCTGGTCTGGTAACGGTGTTTCCAGACCAGTTTCTATATCACTGTTGAAGAATATAATAGATAGAGGAACCTACCGTTTCTCACCATAATATCAACGGTTTTGCGGGACGCACGTGTCGTGCGTGTGTAGTTATACAAACACGATGCAGCAGTTATCGCATGCTGGTAAGGAGGTTTTATCTAATGCTACGATTGCCGACGGGACGTGACTTTGTGCTGGATTGTACCGTCCATCTCACCGCAGAGCAGTACCAGCAGTTTAAGACAATCTTGAACTGTTCTGCACGAACAACAGCAAAGCAGAGAAAAGAAGCAAACCCCAATGATGCGGGTACCTGGTATCAGCTCGACAACGCTGAACTCCAGAAGCTTCAGGAGATTATCAGACGAACTCCACCTGAGAAGTTCATCTTCTCTAATCTGAAAGACCCGTCTCAGACATCTCCGCCGAACAGACGATTTGCTCAAGAGTTGCGTGATTACAATCAGCAACAGACAGACTCCAACAAGAAGATTGGCTACAATCGTCTCGTCGCGTGGATTAAAGAACTCGGATTGCAGCCGGCTTGCTACAAGCGCTCTAAGTTCGGTAAGCCCACCGGTAGCAAGTATGATTTGAGAGAGGTACACGAGTTCAAGAGCCCGGTTACAGCTGCACTGAAGATGCTCGGCATGAACGAAGAAGACGCTCAGAAGTTTGAGGGTGAAGCCTACGGCACGAACACGCAGGATTTCGTCTATATTAAACTTCAGGTGGATTTGGATGACCCTAATGGAGTAGACGTTGCGTCCATTCACAGAGACTCTGACGCAAAGCACGCCAACAAGAATGTCCTGACTCCGCAGGAGCGTTCTGACCTCGACAGAACGGCTAAGTCGTCCGACCAGAACATGGAGGAAGCAGATGCTGCTGGCATGGCAGAAACTACCGACAAGGCAGCGAGACGTGCGGCTTATGAGCGTAGAAAAGCCAAGAGATGATAACTTCGTGAACCTGTGTGAAATATGTTATAATGTATATACAATAAAACAATAACACATAGGGAGCCGATTATACAGGAGGTAACGGTATGGAAAAGAAGTTCAATAATGTTCCTACACCTGGTATGCTTCAGGGTGAAGTTCTGATACTTATGTCCCAGCTCAGAGAAGGCAGCGACGGTTGTGAAGTGACTGCTGACGAGCTTATCGGTGATGTGCTCGTCAAGCTCACACTCAAGAGACAGGGAGATACCTGTGTAGCAACAGTCGAATGCCCTGGTAAGGAACCCAGAACTCTTTCCTGTCCGTTGTCCTTCGCAGACGCTACCGAAGAGAACGACGAGACCTTTGATATAGCATGCTTGTGGTGCAATATTATCAACACATAAGTAGCACACGCAGAGTTATTGTAGGTGGAGTTGTTGCCTAGATAAAGGAGAACGGAGTATGGGAAACGATTCACCCTGCCATGGATGTGTCGCACCTAAGCGATATCCTGGCTGTCACGGTAAATGCAAGGAATACAAAGAATGGAAAGCTGACGAGCAGGTAAAGAAGGACGCCGAGCGAAAACGCAAGGAGGACGAAGCTGCGATGTTCGCCAGCTATAAGCCCAAACGGAGATAAGGAGTTGGATGTGCAGCAAGTACAGGTAAGCCGAGATGAACTGCTTAAAGCCATCAGGCAGGAGATAATGACGATGGCGCTGGATAAGAACTACACCGACAAACTCTGGACACTATTGCTGCTAGAAGACGCCTTACAAAGTCTCTACATCAGGAGGGAATACCGATGAGAAAATCACTCAAACGCGAATACGAGTTCAAGCACCCATACGACTTTGGTGACTTCGACACCCAGGCTGGTAGAGACTTTACCAAGAAGAGTTCGCACAGACGAGTTCGCAGAAGCCTCGACAAGAACGCACAGAAATTAGCTGAACAATATGTAGCGGAACGTCAGGCTTCGGCAGAGCTCGTTAGCAAGAATATCGATTACTGAATAGGAGAAGATTATGGGAAAGAAGTTCAGACAGATTTTGGAAGGTAAGCACAGAAACCATACAAGAAGCCAGATGGGTGAGTCAACTGCGTATGTCGTCATTCACGACATTTGCACAGACAAACTTCTGACTCCGGGTGAAAAGGTCCAGTTGATAGATGGGTTCTGTCAGGACAATCTTACCGTTCAGAATATTGCAGAACATTTCAAGAACGAGTCAATGAACAGTTTCTAAATCACCCGATTTCTTTACTACCTCACCGATAACTTCGCTGTTACGGTGAGGTTACCTTTTCGTAAAATGCAGACATGAATGTATATGTATTGCGATGTAGAAAGAATTCAGGTACGAAATCGAATTTCGGTAGATGTCGGTGACAAACCCGAATATCAATGGAACACCAGTATCATGATTGATGCTGGTGTTTTTATATACCAAGAGTTCACTATGGATACCCGTCTGTATCCACCGTTATTCAGGTATAAAAAGACGACACTTGTCGTTGCCGACAGATGTCGTAATCAAAAGCATAAATAACCTGTGAAACGTCGTTCAAACTCACCATACTGCTGGTGGTATGTCACCCGGTTTGTTTAGAATAAACAAACGATAATTCAGGCGTTCAAAACCGGCCCGCTTTAACCCGAGTTGCGGTATGGATTCGAACGCCCATTGCCCATAGGTATCGATTATCTGCTATTATCCTATTGCCGCCTAACGACATTCCACCGTTCGCATACGGTGGTTTTTGTTGACTTTCCACAAATTCAGAGCTCCGATTCCGGTGGTTACCGACGGGTGGTAGAACCGGTGAAATCGCGATACCGATAGCGTCGAACCCCGGTACCGGAGCAAGGAGCACAGGATTCCGACTTGAACACTTCGAATCCCTCCCTTCGAACTTCGAGCTCGGTCCTACCGATACCACCGGGTTGAAACTGCTGAAACCGAAGTTACCGATTCCCACCTTCTGTTCTAAACCAATCGCTCTGAACAGAAAGTACCGAAGTTCCCAGATGCTTGGTTGATAGAACTTCTTAATCCACTCAGAGTGTTTCAATCCACTCTGAATAGATTTCACGAAGTTTGTTTTAACTGTATCTATATTATAACACATTTACACAAATGCACGAAGTTTCCATTCGTCGGTTTCCGAAGTACCTGTCTGTGCTTCTGAATACCACCACTCGTAGCAGAAAGAAGAACTCGAAGCTCAGAAAAGCTATCCGAAGGCAATCCCACCCAATCAGAGAAGCAAGAAGAACTCGAAGCTCCGCTTACCATCACCAGAGGTGGGAACCTTCGAGTCCCCACCTTCTTCTGTGTTAATCGCGTGCGCGCACGTTCATTATAATATGCGTGTCTACCACAGGTGCTTCACAACTTCGTAATCACCCCCTAGATATGTTATAATACAGATACACTAAAACACAACACGGGACGGCAAAAGACACACTGGGTGCAGAAAACGCACAACTTCTTTTTGCGTGGGCGTGTGTGTTATAATGTAGATACAATAAAACAAGTCCCAAATACACGGGACGCAACCAAAGAGTACTTAGGAGGTACAGATTATGGCTAAGAAGATTTACATCGCAACTCTCGCAAACGGCACTGTTCAGGAAGTTTCCACTAAGAAGGCAGTCAAGGCCCTCGAAGGTATCGTTTCCGTTACTCTCGACGGTCAGGACATCACCAACGAATTTGTTAAGGAGGATAAGGCTATGGCAGAGAACAAGAACATCGCAATCGAGGCAGAGGCACAGGAGAACGAGTACGTCGAGGCAGTCGAAGCAATCGAGGCAGTCGAGGAGGCCCAGGCAGAGGTCGAGGCGCTCGAAGCTCCCGCAGGCCCGAAGGCAACACTGCTGTTCACGGCATCCCGTGGCAACGCGAAGCGCCTGAGCTGGAAGCAGGTCATCGTTAACCCGGAGGACGAGCTTGTCAAGGTCAAGGGTTGTGCAGCACTCCTCCCGACTCCGGTTGCCGAAGCAATCGGCAGCAGCAAGTTTGTGTCCTGGTTTGACCAGGAGCAGGCTGAGAAGTGCGTTGCCGAAAACAAGCAGGTCCGTGGCATGGCAAGCACCTTCTCCGACGTCTTCAACCGCTACTGCAAGGTTAACGAACTTACCGGTCAGGACAAGCTCGTCACTGTCCTCAACATCTTCCAGGGCATTCTCAACGACATCGAAGCAGGTGTGACCGAAGGCGAGTGGGCAAGACCTGAGCCCGAGGTTCCGGCAGAAGTCGAAGCTCCTGAAGCAGAGGGTGGCAACGATGGTGCCGACGAAATCAGCACAGACCTCGCAGATATCGAAGTGGCATAATGCCACTCCGGTAGCAGGCAGATAGTTCAGATAGCAGGTACATAGTCGAAGGTAGCGGGTCCGGCTGGGGCCCGCTACTTTTAGCGGTGATTGCACATTCGAGTTCCACCGTGGTTCTGTGTTATATAACACATCTAGCATAAGAACTCGAAGCTCCGCTGGCTGTTCAGCCAATCACCTTCGGTGATAGGACTCGAAGCTCAGAGAGCTCCGCTACCACCGCACGGCTGGTGGTACCACACCACGCACGCTGTGGTTTACACCACGGTTGTGCACCACATACACTTTATACGGTAACCGCGGTACCTCACGCAAAACACCAGCGTGTTGTGGCATGCGTACAGAACCCGGTCCTGGTGTACACCACGCACACCGTGATTTGGGAACTTCGTATTGCCACCTAGCATGTGTTATAATGTAGGTACAGTAAAACACAAACCGGATTGCTACTTAGGAGGTAGAGTTATGGATAGACAGAGACTCATGGAGTACAAGGATGCGAAGCACTTCGTCCCGGGTTTCAACTGCGAGACCGAGCGTCAGAAGGAAGTGTTCACGAACTTTTACTATGCGGCTTGCGCACTCATCGGCGGCGAGGAGAACGCACTGTCCGACTACTGCGAGGACGAGCCGGAGTACAAGCACGCACTCGAAGTCCTGGGTGACCACGAAGGCCTGGTGTCTGAGATTCAGTGCTGGGGCACTTCCGGGTTCTACGGATGCGGACTCGAAGGTCCGATGCAGCCTTACCAGAAGCACTACAACCTCGTCGGCAACGACTTCATGCGCAGATGCGCCGAAGCTATTGTAACCGCAATGGGGCACTGAGCCCCTTGCGATTAACTTCGTAACATCAACCGCAGTATGTTATAATATAGGTACAGTAAACACAAAGCCCGATAACCATTTAGGAGGTAACGATATGGATAAGCAGAGAAATACAGCAGCAGAGGTCCTCAAGCGTGTTGAGCAGTACCTTGCTAACCCACTGAGAAGATTCCCCATCAGCAGCGTCTGCGACGACCTCAGCATTTTTGACTGGTGGCCTGAGTACCTGACCAAGTCGAAGCTCCAGGAGATGCGTCAGTTCCTCAGAGAAGCTATCAAGCTCGGCTACACCGGCTATGTATGCTTCAAGGTAGGAGCTACCGGCTGTGCTAACGGTATGTGGGCACACACCGAACTCGAAACTGACGAAGGATACAGCCCGAACAACTGCCCGGTTCTGTTCCGAAGCTTCACACCGGCTTACCGTTACTGGGACGTCACCGACAAGGACGGTAACTGGGATTTCGAAGGTAAGTACAAGGACGAGGAAGACCGCCGTCAGAACTGGGACCGACTCAAAACCATCAAGGACCTCGAGGCCTTTATCGAAGCTCACAAGGATAAGGTGTACCGCAAATAAGCGGTACATCATGAATCACAACTTCGTACTGCGCACCAGCATGTGTTATAATATAGGTACAGTAAAACAAACAACGCCCAATAGGGCCCAACTGCTTAGGAGGTAGTTATTATGGCAAAGATTACAAAGGCACAGGCAGAGACCAAAATCGAGCGTTACCTGGAGCTCCAGGCACTCATCAAGGAAGCCTCGAAGGAGGCAGACGCCCTCAAGGCAGAGCTCAAGGAGCTCGCTAACGGCACCGAAGCTCGCACCTACGTCGCAGGTGACCACAGCGTGTCCATTACAACCGCAACTCGTAAGTCGGTTGACGCCAAGGCACTCGCAGAGGCTCACCCGAAGATTGCCGCCAAGTTCACCAAAGAGACTCCGTACGATACGGTCCGCATCAAGTGATGCGGGCCCTGCCCTAACCAACCTGTCGAACGTGTAAGGAGGTAGCCGATGGCTTTATATAAGATAAGAATCAGAACCTGTCCGAACGAGCTCCTGGTCAGTGCCGAAGATATCGACTGCGCAATGGACATGGTGACGGACGCCTACAAGTGCTCGCGTGTAACTATCCAGCGTATCGAAGTGTGCGAGGATGTCAGAACCGTGCTCGACGCTTGCTGGGAGTCGGCAGAGGATAAGCTCGAAGCTCTGCTCAACGTACTGCCGCCGTGCTTGGCATTCCACCAGACACTCATGCGCGACATTGCCGCATCAATCGCCTACGACGCGACTGGGGTTGCGGGAATGGTAGCTGAGCTGAAATCGAAGGAGGTGCACTAATGCGTTATCGTGTATACTACCAGCAGGACGGTGCCTGCACTGACGAAGATTTCTGCATCTGCTACGCCAACAGCGAAACCGAAGCAGTAGACGTCTTCCACAAATACCACCCCGACGATGTCGTCGACCATGTCGAAAGACGCACAGGGCTGTACGATATGTCCAAAGAAGGAGACATCAGGGAGTTCACCGACAGGCTTATCGAAGCCATTCGTGACCGTGACGAGGAAGCTCTGTACGTCAACCTCATGCACCAGCAGGGGTACGGAAGGGACTAACTCGAAGGTGAAAACCGCCTCGCACTGCGCGTTTTTGCTTACCACGCACGTATGTTTATACTGC